AGCTAGATAAGTCTCTTTTTCTAGTTAATCTATCTAGTTAATCTATCTAGTTAATCTATCTAGTTAATCTATCTAATAGGTTTGTTATATAATAATAATAGCTAATAATAAATAATACTAGATAAGTTTCTTTTCTTCTTCTTTTCTTTTTGGTTCTTTTTCTTTTCTTCTTCTTTTCTAACCTACAACAAAGTCTGTGCAGCGCCGCTGCACAATCTTTAAAAAATATTAATAATAAAGCAGGTTAACAGCCTTATGGTTGACTTCGCTTCACTACATCACCATTATCTGTTTGGCATCAGCCATTATCTCTACTTGACTTTCTCTGTCTAATTCTCTAAGCTTTCACTAGTTTCGCTGTCATTGCTGAATGGAAAGAACTCATTTCAACAGTGAATCTCGTTAAAGTGAAGACATTCTTAATAGGACTAGTACTCATGCTTTCGACACTGTTTAGTCAAATCTTACCAACAATTGACCCCAAACTTTTGCAAGCGATTGCGTTAGTTGAATCTGATGGTGATGGTTGGGAGAATGGTAGACCGAAGATTAGGTTTGAAAATCATCTTTTTTTAGAAGCGTGTGAAGCAGCTAATAGTTACTTCTCTGTTGGAAGTCCAAGTTGGACTGAGCACAAGGTTTGGCTTGCTGGTGTGTGGACAGATGTCCACGAGTCGCAAGCCAACGAATACCAAGCCTTAACTATAGCCAAAGAACTTTGCTTTGCTCAAGCCTATGAAAGTATCTCGATTGGTACATTTCAACTTCACACTGTAAACTATCGTCTGATTGGTTTTCGTTCCGCTTTTCTGATGTATGCGTTTATGTCTGAATCTCCTGAGCGTGAACTAGAAGTCTTACAAGTTTTCATCAGAAAAAATCGAACACTTGAGCAAGCCATGCTAAACCACGATTTTCATGCGATTGCACAAGTCTGGAACAGCGGTAGTCCAACTTGGGAACAAGAATTTCGCTTAGCCTACGCCAACCTGACCTCTGGCGAAAAACCTTGACTTTCAGCCCTGTTTGTGTTAGAATGGTTAGGAAAATGTGAAATTTAGTGTTTCACGAAGTCGTCAACAACCAAAAGCGTTTTGAGAAAGCTGATGAGCCAAAGTAGACTTAATAAAGTCAATCTCATCAATAACCGTATCTTAGAATTAATGTCAGAGATTCATGAGTGAATCAGGTGACAGTCAACAAAAAAAAGCCTTGAGAGAACAAATCTCTCAAGGCTTTTTTGATTCTAGCTTTCTTCAAACAGCACTTCTTCAATCGTTGCTAAAACTTGTCTAAGTTTGGCAACATTCCCTTCTACTTTTTCGTGCTCCAAAATTGCTAAAATCATTGCGTGAATTAGGTTTAATAAATCGTTAGTCATGCACTGATTCTAACATGACTTTAGACATTCAGCAAATTTGATTTTGAAGCTGACGTTTGCTACTAGAATGCCTCTCAACGCAACAGGAAGGGTAAGGTTGAACGTTCTAGCGAAAAATGAATAATTCCACGCACATTATTTTTCGTTCAACCTAGCCCTTCCTAGACGTTTTGGAGCGTTTCACGAAAGCAACAAAAAAAAGCGTCCGATTAGGTTAATCTTCCCCAGGGGAAATAGCGTGGTCCGACTTTCCTTTTTGCCCATAGCCCCTTGCGCAGTGTCGTTTGTACTTTCGAGTACACCAAAGTTCCTTGCATTTCTTCATGGCTTTGGCTCCATCTCGACGATAAATCCAGCCATTTCGATGTTAGGCAGCGCTTCAAGCACATCTGCTAGCAAATCGTTTGGGGAAGAGGTCAGACCTTGTAGTCCTAGCCACGAAGTGTAGTCTAGCAGCAGTGTCGCTAGGGTTAGTTTGCGTTCTGAAGTTGTTTTCAGAAATTGATTAAAGCTCATCATAATTTTTCCTTTTAAAAACGAATTGTGTTAGTTCAATTGTGTTAGTTCATCAGTCTTAACATAGCACCGATGAGTGTTGCTTACTTGACGCTTGGCCTACGTTCTCTTGACGCTTGCCCAACGTTTGGTCTGGCGTTTAGCCTACGGTTTGAGCTTGCGGAACCTACGTTTTGTCAACAGTTTCGATAAATTCAAGCGTAGGGTAGGATTCTGGCAAGGTTGCGTCGATGATGAACAAATCTTCAAGGGTTCTCGTAATGCCGACGTAGAGCAAATTTCGTGCTTCTATTCGTTTGGCGATTGGAATTTCTGTGTTGACAATATCGGCGTAGATAATGTCAACGTGCAACAAGAAAATGCGTTTCGCTTCTTTGCCTTTTGAGCGATGGTACGTGCAAAGTGTGATGCTTTTCTCGTCATCGGCATAGATAGTTTCAAGGAACTGGATGAAGTCGAGTTGACTTCGCTTGCTGAGGTAGAAGTTATAATAGAGCGTGAACACTTCTAGTTCGTAGGCGAGACGTCGGGCTTTGTGATGATTTGGGCCTTTCGTCTTTTCAATTTCCGCTACTTCAGCCTTGATGATTCGGTCAAGTTCTACCACCTTATTCTCTGGTTTGTCGTGTAGCTTGAAAAGACAACTTTTGCAAATCTCAATATATTCTGAACCAAGCAAACGCACTGTCTTTCCAAGCGTTAGCAAGTCGATGCTAAACTTTTCGAGACTTAAAACGGACTTTGCCTTGTGACGATTGAAACGTCCCAGAACCCAGTCACCATTCCGTAACTCCTTCATCATGGCCTTGTTCAAACTGATGGACTGAAGCGAACCTGGTTTCTTCGACCACGAGACAATGTTCCGGTCAAGTCCTGACGTGCGCAAATAGGCTGTGATAGCTTCAGGTAGGCGGAAAGAGACGCTATAGCTGATGCTGACGGCATTGAAGTGTCTTGACAATTGCTTAAGCGCCGCTGGCGAAGTGTTATTCCAGATGTGAATTGTCTGGTTGCTATCGCCAAGCAGAATCACTTGTTTAGCCTGTTGTGCAATCAACCCGTACATTGCCTGCATTAACGGGTTACTGTCCTGACTTTCATCAATTGCCAAAATCTCTGGCTTGATGATGTGACGCTGTACTTCTGGTATGATGACAGGCAGATAGAGCATTCCAAGAAAGTCCACTTGACCACGCAAAAGGAAGTAATGATTGACGATTTTTGTCAACACATTAATACCATGTCCAACAAATTCCATTCCGAATTGCGCATCAAAAAGTCGGTGAATTTTTGTGCAATCTGTATAGTGGATGGCATTTAGCGCAATTTTTTCAACAACTTGTTTGATTTCTTGTAAGGCAATGTTGAACGGTATGTTCTCACCTTGAATGTAGAGGAGTTTAGGAATCTCTCTAATCAGGCCGAACTCTTGTTTGAGATATTGAAAAATTGCTTGTTCTGTTAGCTCTTCATGCACATGGGAGCGCACGATTTGACCATTGGGCAGCTTTTTGGCCTGCTTCTTGATTTCTTTAAGTTTAAGAAAGGTGCTGCAAGCCTTTAACCCATGCGCATGAAGCGTTGAGACTGAGCCATATTGAAATTGCGTGATTAGTTCGCTAGCAAGGGCGCTGCTGAACATTAACGCAAGAAACGTGTCCTTCTGTAGAATGTTATCAATCATTTTCAGAATTGTCGATTTCCCGCCACCTGGGACAGCGTCTACTGAAATCGTCTTCCCCTGCTTGACAGCATCTATAATTGGAACTTGCGCTGGAATTGGCTGCATTTTAATTCCTCCTAACCGATGTTAGCGATAGATGTATTCTTTATTCAAGGTGTAGCGTACCTTTAACGCTTTTGTTGCTAACAGCAGTTCAAGTAAACAAGCGTCAATTGAGCCACCGTTGTAAAAGTAGTAGGCGAAGCCTCTTTGACCAACTGACCGATTTAGGAATTTTGCGAAGCGCCACATCTTAAAATTAAAAACTTTTTCATATTCCGGTTGAATGTCACAAACAATTAACATGGTACGTGTCATCTTTTTTTCTTTCTTTCTTAATGACTTCGTCAATCTACACGCACTAAAACTTATAGAAGTAGATGGCATCTTCGTAAGCGACGTATAATCTGTCATCGCCGATGAACTTATTGGCCGCATGAGCCAGATATTTTGCACCCTTCCAGGCTGGTGTACCTGGTGTGACGTTGCGTAGGCGGCTGATGTAACGCTGGTCTAACCGATTAATATCTTGTTTCCCCTGGCGTTTCCATTCTAGCGAATACAGCTTAAGTAAGGCTTTCGTGACTTTCGCACTCACGTTATCAACGCTGGTGTGTGTTAACGGTAAGGTGAGAATTAGGTTAACACCGAATTGCTCTGCTTCGATTATCGCCAGGTCATTTTCAATTCTCACGCTGGCGAGGGGAAACTTTCGCTTAAGGAGGTCCAACGGGTTCTTGGTTACATAGGGTCTGTTTTTGACGTGAACTAAATAGTATTTCATATGCACCATTCCGCTTGTTCATAACCTGGGATTTGGCGGATAGCCTCATCTAAGATTGATTCGGAATATAGCCAACCTAAACTTGTTTGATGGTTTTCGTCTTCACACGATTGATACTGCCAAGATAGGACTAATTTGACGATTGCAATAGCAGAGCGGCTAACGTTGTCCCTTTCGTAATGATAAAAGTGCGGACTATCAATCAATGGCGTCTCAAATTGGGGATACTGGCTAGCCACGGATTTAATGTTCTGTAGTTTTAGCGCTTCACCAACGGCCTGTATTTCTCGTGGTGTTGGTTTGGTTAGTGTGCAATTTGCTGCCCAAAACTTAACCAACGCACTAATGTGTTTATCTGACAATAACATTACACTCATTTCACACCTGCTTCTTTCTGCGCAGTCACAATATTATGATAAAGGTCAATCAAGTCACAATAGTGGTTGAACACGTCGGAATAACCAGAGGCGTGGCCCTCACTCTGTGCTTTTTCTTGCAAGACAAGGCGTACAGAGTGAGGGATAGTGACGCCAAGCTCTTCATCTGCATCTCGCCAGAATTCTTGGTCAAGGCGTTTCTGCTCGGCGTAGTAGGCTTGTCTTGCTAAGCGTAGAGCGTTAAGAGCATTCTCACTGATTTGTTTTTCTCGCTGCTGGCGTTCTGCTTTGGTCAATGGCAAGTTGTCAATTTTCGCAAGTTCTATACGTTCTAGTTCGCGCTGACTTGGTACTTTTTCCGTCCTTTGTGTGATAACACTAGTTTAACATGTTTCGGGGTGGATAACTTGACGATTGCCCTACGTTTAGTCTGGCGTTTAGCCCACGGTTGAGCTTGCGAAACCTACGTTTAGTCTGGCGCTAGCCCACGAGTTGTTTGACACCAGTTGAGCGGGTTGTGAGCGGTCAACCGTTTGCGAAGTTGCTCAAGTTTTGTCATAGGTCATCATCACTTTCTGCACCCTTGTGCACTTTAGTTCGTAGATAGAGTTGACTTTGATTTCGGTTTACAGTGTTGAGCGTGTGACCTTGCTTCACGGATTTAAACACCTGGGTTAAATGCACACGCTTGTCAAATCGTTCGTTGGTCGAAAATTTACATCGCTTGAACAGTAATAGAGTTTTCTGGTTGTCTAGTTCCTTGACGGTTTGTGCTTGCTTCACGCAGTCAATCAACGCTTCCAAAACGCTGGTTTCGGCAATTAAATTGACTTTCTCAGGGCGAAGCATGAACGCATATTTGTCTAGTAAAGTTGGGTGCCAACCACCGTCAGGTGTTTCACTTTCTTGACTACTTTCAATAATTGCGTCAGGTACGATTTTGTCAAGCGTGATTGCCGCACTGACGACACCGTTTTCTTTGAAACGTTCTGTGACAATTGTGCGAAATTTACCGTTGATTAATTGAAGACGAAACGACAATCCAGAAAATTTGGGCATTTGTTCGGCCCACAGCTTGGCGTAAGCTTCAATCTCTTCAATGGTTTTGTCAGAAAATAGTTTAATCGTTGTCATTTTGCCCCCTTTGTGATTCACAATCCGAACAGGTTGATTGTATATCGACCAGCCAGAACGTTACCAAATCGTTTTTCTCTGTTCGGGGAATTGTGACTTGCTGGCCTGAGAATGTCACCAGCTTTCCATTTGTCGTCGTCGGCAATCAGAATAAAGCAGTAGGTGCTCTTGTTTTCTCGTGTGACTTTGATATATTTTTTTAGAACAACGTAGGTAAGTCGTCCAGGGTAACGGGTGGTTGACGCTGGAAAATACGCATTGTATTTTTCCATATATAGCTTGCAGTAAGTTTCCACTGCTGAATCAAGTTCTGGAGAGATAGCAGTCACCATTGTTTTCCCCTTTCGTTAGCTGTCTGGCAACAACCACACTTAGACTAGTTTATCATACAACCGTAGGGCTTACTTGACGTTTGCCCTACGGCTTGAGCTTGCGAAACCTACGGCTTGAGCTTGCGAAACCTACGGCTTGAGCTTGCGAAACCTATGCGTCAAGTTCACCTTTCATAAATTGCGCAGCGTAGGTGAACGCTTTTTCTTCGTCTTTTGTCTGTAACATGTACGTACCCTCACCAACATGGTTGCGACCTATGACAATCCAGTGATTAACACCGTAACTTGGTTTGCGGATTGACACGGAACCCTTACCGAACGTGTTATTGTAGTACGCATCACTGTGCTTACGAAGGAAAAATTCAACGTCGTTGCACATGACAAATTCAATTTTTTCGTCCATCACGGTTTGATAGTAACGTTTTAACATTTTTTCTCCCTTATTGCTGGTGTCAGACAGCTACATTGCTGGTGTCAGACAGCTACAGCACAATAGTGTAAATGTTTGATAGACATAGGACAATCGGCCATTCCGGATAGAGTTCCTTAATGCGTTTGGCTCTTAGCAGCAGCCGTGAACCCAGCATCGGTCCAAAAGAAGTTAACTTGTGGTTAACAATGAGCGTGTGTTCTTCGGCCCCTTTGTGAAATGCCTTGATAAGTTGGTTCATCTCACGTTCTAACACGTAGTCGAGCTGTTGATAGTTCCCCTTGCGCAATTGCTGTTTCGCAGTATAGTCACCGACTAGAAACAGACGTTTGTGCTCACCGTGACGTTGTTCAATGACAAAGCGATAAGGAATGTAGAGGAGGTGCAGTGTGTTATTGTAGTTCCGAATTTTATTTTTTAGTCCCATGTTACACCAGTGTCTTTCTAGTTTGTGTAAATTGCACGTCATCTACCGTGTAGACAATCGACCACAATCCGCATGATTCCATAATGTTTTTGATGAAAGTATGAACCGATGAGCGTTCTTTGTTATAAAATACCGGCATCGGGTCAGGAACGTGTGTAATGTTGCCTGTTACGGATTCACATTTCAGAATTTTGACAACCCGCTCACCTGTGCAAGCCCTTACATATAACTGATTCCAAGCATGGCTAATCGCAGAGTCACACTCACGGCTTGAGCCTGTCGCAACGTTTTGAGCACTAGTGCTAGGGTAACGAACGATGACTAACGATTGCATACCACTGAAGGCATGGTTATCAAACCGCCAAGGGTGGTCAATGTTCGCTAGAAACTCGTTATAGCGGTTGATTGTGTTTTGCAAATCCTTTGGCGTAAATCGTGGTTTGCTCATTTTTTCCTCTTGTTTCCTCTTGTCAAGTGCGTTAGAACTATTCTAACGCACTTTGCGCTGGTTAACTTGACGATTGCCCTACGTTTTGTCTGGCGTTAGCCTACGACTACTAAGCGATTGGCGTAATCCACTCTGGTGTCTTCAATCATAGCTTGAGCTAACTTGTTAACCTTGACAAGCATACCAAGATAAACGGTGTCAAGCTCAAATTTGAATTTCAATAAGTCATGCTGTGCAAAAGGGGCAAAGCAGCCATTCATTGAGTCAAAATGCTCAAGATAGATTGTCCCACCGTCCCATCGTAGGCGCAGAACCCAGCCAGTATTTTTAATCGTAAAGTCGATTGCCGTGGTATCCGCATCACTTAGTTGTTTAAGCAACTTGATTGCACTCGTTTTGGTGTTTCTGTAGCTCATCATCGTAATTCCCCTCTCACAGCATATACTTTTTCCAAACCTTCGACCATATTTTTGGCCTCATAGAGACCACAGCCAAGCATACCACGAAGCACTTTAACGGCACTTATACGCTTTCTCGCTGCAACAAATTCGTAAACTTCTGCAAGCCTTGGGTCAATTGGGTGGTTCGGATGTTGGTAAATGAAAGCGTATGTTAACGTGTCAACAATGTATAGTTGATTTTTGTATGCCACCAACGTTTTCTGCATTTGATACAAGTTGTACAATCGAGCGATGTACTTGGCGCTTAATGGCTTGTTGTTCGGTAGCAGTTTCGCCAAACGTTTACGATAGGTGATAGTCTTATCATGCTGCTTAGAATAGTGGACAGTTTTTTGCTGGTCTGCGTCCATCATAGCAAGTAGGTCTTTAATAGCAGTTGGGAAGGTGACAGGAACTAAGCGATAGTAGATGAACCGACGTTCTTTGCCATCGTCCCAACGGTTGATTGCATTGACGGTCGTGTCAGGGTGTTTGGCCTTAAGATAGTCGGCGACTGGCCCTTCAACAACTTTCATGCTTGGCGTGCGACCTTCTTTGTTAACCAAGTAGTACATCATAGTTGTTTCCTTTTCTTTCTGTTCTGTTTTGCTGATGTCTTAGTTTATCACGTTATGCTTGGCGTTACTTGACGTTTACCCTACGTTTGTCTGGCGTTAGCCTACGTTTTCCGCACGGTTTAGGTTGTGCAGATTAGCCAAGGCGTTTTCTGCACTGCTGGTCCGATAGGTAGAGAGAAAATCGTTAAAAGTGTCAATTGAATCTGCACGGTTTGATTTAACAAAATTATATTCTGCTGCTGTTAAACCTAAATCTGCACCATAGTCAAGCTCATGGCTGCTTAGAAACAGTAGCATCAGACGTGCAGGGAGTTGACAGATATGAACGTTTTGCAAGATTGCCTTACTAGCATCAGTAATGGCTACTTGTCCTGCGCCAGAATCTATCATGTGTTCATCACTATTGTCACGTTCAACCAAGTCATCGGCAATTTCGTATTCTAGCACTACAATCGTTGCCGTATTGCGCTTGATAGCCGACAAATAGCCTGATTCTAACGCACGTTGCACAAGCACTTGCTGTCGATATTCCGCACTGTCAGTGCTGTCAAAGTCAGGAAAAAAGTCATCAACCCAAAAGTAAACATTGTCATAGTTGCTTTGCGACCAAATTCGTTCTGTATCTTGCCAACCATTAGTTAGGATATCTAACGCTGAGCTCATGTCTGTTCCATGATACACACGCATGATTACCTGCTTTCTGGTGTCTAACCAAGCTTAAGGGTTTTAAAACTTTCCACAACTTGAGTTACAGTCACTTCGTTTTCAGCGAACATTTCATGTAATTGCGGTAGAATGTTTCGATTATTTTTCCGCAATGCGTTCGCTTTTTCCCAGGTGGCGGCCTGTAATGCACTTGGTATGAAATTTTTTTCGATTGCAACAGTCTCGTATACTTGTTGTACAACTTCCAGACCGTTGTCCTTTAACGCATATGTCCCTGGCAAGTCACCTAGTCCCAGGACAATGCTCATCGCAAGACTGTCAACCACTACAGGGTTAATCTGGTCAGGGTTAAGAATATTTTGGTAGAATGGCCCAGTCTTTACGCCGAACTTGAATGGTTGGTTGCGTAGGCAAGCGTAGACATTTGTCATCGCTGCTTTAGTGTGTACGCTAATTTCTTGCCCATCTTTCCAAGCAACTAGTACACGGTACGCACGACGTTTGTTTAGTTCCCATTCCGTGAGCGGAGAAAGTAGAGCGGTCACTGCGCACACTGTTTCCAAAGAATAATCAAGTTCTTGCGCTACTGACTTTGCCCAAACGTTAGCATCATAGTACCATGACGACGGGGCAACATTTGAAGCAAATTCACGTAATGTTGCTACAGCATTGTTAAAGTCTACGTCTGTTTTACGAACTGTTACCTTAATACTGTTGTTGCTTAGTTGACGAAAAATTTTCATTTTTTCCCCTCCCTTGACTGTTGCGTGAAAGATTGACAATCTGTTGTGAAGTTGATATGATACGTTACACTAGGTTAAGAAAACGTCGCCATTGATTGATTAACTTGATGCGTCGCACAAAACGACGTCGGCGAATTGCTGAGTTATGTTTTGCCTTGCAACTCTCAAAGGCGGGCAGGTTTTCAAACCGTTCTAATTGCGTAGGCGTTAGCATGATAGTTTCTCCTGTTTAGACTTCTGAAGAATTTAATCAAGGTTAATCGAAAATTTAATCAAGGTTAAATAGTAGGTTGCGACCTTTGGGGCGAAAAGTGGGTCAAACGTACGCTATAACGTACGTTTTTTGCTGTTAAGTGGGACAAAGTTGTTGTTTTTTGCTGTTTTTTACCAACTTTGCCCTAAATTTTTACATTTGACTAATTGTTATGTTTGTTCGCTAGTGCTAGTCTAACATATGGGCAAACGTTTAACTTGACGCTTGCCCTACGCTTGCCCTACGTTTTTGTGGTGTTAGCCTACTTTTTCCCTTACTTGCATAGTAGCGTTAATAAATGGCTCAAGTAATGTCATAGAATAGACTGAAAAGAATGGCTTGCCCGACAAACTTATAGCAGCTCACTTTCTTTGATTTAATTAATGTCAAACCATTGCATAGCTGGTTGGCATCAGCAATAGCTGGTTGGCATCAGACAGCTATGCAAACGTTTGAATTAATTAAACAATGTTCTGTTTCCCCCAGTAATGTTGTTCAAACAGTTTAGCGAAGTTTTTAAGTGTCCTATCGATATTGAATTGCACACCGGCATGACGACGCATGTGTAGATTAGTCATGATAGTATACGCTAGCACGTTGCCGTTATCTTTAGTTTTGAAAACTAATGGCGTACAGTCGTTATTATCAATTTTAGGTGCGTAGATTTTAAGCGTAAAGATTGCGCCAGGAACTTCACTATAGCGCATAATGGCGCAATATAAGCAGTTTTCACCGTTTTTATCGCACATGACGAAAGCAGCAAAGTTGCACACAACAAACTCGTTAAAAAGTTTAGCACATGTAGTGCGTTTGCGGGTTTCGCCTACAAATTCATATAACATATTATGCGCCTTTCTTTCTGAAGCTTCTGTTGACTGATAATCTAAGTCTAACACATGGGCAAACGTCTTACTTGACGTTTGCCCTACGTTTTTGTGGCGTTAGCCTACGTTTGCCCCACGTTTCTAATCACGCAATTGCAACATTGCGTTGACAAATTCATCGACGTTTAACGCAACGTAACAACAGAATTCCGGTTCGCCAGTGATATTCATGCTAGCTACTGCCTTGTCGTTGACGTAGAATGAAATCCGGTTACAGTAGACGTCAAACTTACAGTTATAGTAATCAGCATACCGACAGTGAACAACGACGTGACTAAAATGCTTTGCTTGTTCACGGATTCCGGCAACTAGCGCAGCAAATTCAGCATAGTCTTTCACACTGGTAGAATAGGTCAGCGTTTCTGGCGGTTTATAGAGAAAGTCAAACAGCGCAGGAAGGATAACGTCAACCAAACAAATTTGGTCATCTGACAGCCCTTGACAGATATTTAAGACAGGATAGGCTAGCAGTTCAGAAGTATCAACACTGAACAATAGGCCAGACGTTGCGAATTTTTTATACGTACTAGTCACAGTGAACCAGTCATCGTGAGATTGTACTTTAACAGTGTAGTCGTCTAGAATACTTGGCATAGTGGCAAGTTTTTCTTTGCCGTATCTAGTTCGGATAAAAGTTTGCTTAATTTCTTCGTGTAAGGACATTTTTTCACCTTTTGTTGATGAGATGTTGCACAAACGTTGCGCTAACTTTGGGCAAACTTTGTGCTAATTGTTGCGTTAGTCCTGTGTTGGTTGACAATAGCTGCTAAGAATATCGTCAACGCTAAGGGCATCGAGACTACCGAAAGCATAGTCTAAATTTTGCGCAGTGTATTGCGCAAGTGAATCGTTGGATATGCGATATTCACCATCGCATTCTTCCGCTTTAACCTTGCCTTGGCGTACCATGCTAAGCATTTTATCATACGATACACCTAACGCTTTTGCTGATTGTCTGACAGTTAACATAGTTTCCCCATTAGAATTAGTACGGCAATAACCCAAAGAATGTAATGAGCAGTTGATAGATTTGATGGCGTAGTCATTGTTAAAAACTCGATTTCCAAAAGCTGAATTGCAAATCAGAAAGCTCATTATTAATGTTGAAAAGTTGTGCGGCTTGCTTCTGTTGTTCAGTAAGCATGAAACGCACATCACCGCTAACCGCTTGCAATTGTGCTGACATCAGTGCGTTTTGCATCAAGAGATAGGCAATAATACCGGCAACAAGCAACTGTTTGGCGAGATTAATCAATTTCACCTTTAACCTACTTTCTTAACAGTGGCGTAGCAGCGTTAGCTGCTTACATTGTCTAGATTGACATGATAGCTGTTTGGCATCAGCTATACGTTTAGTCTGGCGTTAGCCAAACAGCTATCATGGCAATCCAAACATTGCAAGTGCTTGGCAATCTTGCGTTAAGCATCGACGATTTGAATCGTTCGTGGGACAAGTCAACCACGCAATACTTAACGCAATTAAGTTGTTAAGGTACGACACCCAACACACTAGACCAGAAACCGCAATCTCTGTTTTATTGTCTAGTCAAGCTTGTGAACTTCTGTTTCTTTACTTTCGGTTTGGTGGGATACCTGTAATCCTAACAGGTTAGGTCAATCTTGTTTGAACTTTCGGTGGCGGTGGGTTGATACGTTTGCGTTACCTTTCTGCGGTTTGCCTTGCGTTTGTTTCTTTCGATAGCACTAGTTTACCACGGTTTGGCCCAAACGCATCCCTACGCAATCCCTACGCTATACCTACGTTGGTCTGATGTTAGCCTATACTCCTTTACTTAGTTGCGCTATGTATATATTTATAACGTCATAAACAGATGTTCTACTAAACTGGTAGGCATCGGCAATAGCTGTTAGACATCGGCGTTCGCTGTTAGACATCGGCAAGATAATAAAAGTGTAATAATTTTTAGAAAATTTTGGTGTTTGCAGTATTGAAAAATGACAACATCCTTTTTCTGACAGCGTTCATAGGGGCAGGTAGGTAGGTTGCGTGTTTGGTGATGTTATGAAAAGTCATTGACCCGATTCTAAAATCAATTCTATGTTCTAGAATTTTACCCTAACGTCATATAAACTATAGTCATCTTTACCAACACAATCGAGGTCTAACATGTCACGAAACGCTTTGCCACCGTCGCATTATGAATTAAAACTTCACAATAAATATAATCAAACCTACGTCATCCTTCCCCAAGAAAGTTGGCGTGGCGTTAGGACAAACGTCGCAATTCATTGCGACAAGCACCAAACTAAACGCTTTGTTTGGTTGCAGAAAATCTTTAATGGCCGGAATTCAATTTGGCCTTGCCGTCAATGTTTCCTGGATTCATTGCGACCCCCCTACTGATGACCCCCCTACTGAAAAGGTTTGGCAAAACAGCAAGTTTCAAGCATGATAAACTTGCTGTTTTGTGCTTTGCTATTGGATGCTGATGTTGGTTTGGTCGGACTTGCGCCAAGCTTCGTCACTGCGTGACAGACATTGGCGCAACGAAAGACAACGCTAACATTCATAGTCAGGAAGACTAGAATGTTAGCGTCTGAGAAGGCTAGGCCGAGAACGTTAGCGTGTTCATGTTCACACGAGGGACGACACTGTGAGAAAGCTTTTAGAACGTTTTTAGAGCGCTTTTCTCGGCTAAAATCGAGAAAGTTCTCGCTAAGCTGAGAATCTTAGCGAGAAACATCGCTTTCCAACACTTTCCAACAACCCTCGGCGTTCATCGGCGAACATCCGTCAAATTAATGGTATTGTCATTCACGTTTTAGCCCATGTTGTTGATAGAAGTTGTCGAGCATTCGGTCAAATTCGATTCTAGCAAGTTTATTGAGTTCTTGTTTAACGTAGGCTGGGTCAAGTTCAACTTCTTGCAATAGTTCGTCAAGTAGTTCATGCTTACGACTTAGTTCAGCATTTTGCTTCTTGGTAGCGTTTAATGTATTTGTAAATTGTTGGTACGCTAACAGCAAGTTCTGAAGCCAGGTTAGATTTATTAATTTGGTTAACGTCGTGCGCATATCGTTTCTCCATTAGTGCTAGAAAAGTTGCATAGGATTCTGACTTGATTGGTGTTGCGCTATTGCCGATGTCAGTGTTTCGGGTTGTTGGTTCAACTGGTTCAAGCGGTTTCGCTTCACTTTTGAAAGTCTTTTTAGTTTCTTCTGGCATCAAGAGTGACAGTGCTTCATCTGTTTTATAGCGAACGATTTCGACGAGTCTTTCTTTCAGATAGGTGTTGTCGATTTCGATGCTATCTAAGTCAGTTGAGAGTGCAATCTTTTCTGTGATTCGTTCACTAAAGCCTTCGTTGAAGAGTTTCAACTTACGTTTTTTCTCGCTTAAGTGAAACGTTGACATGGCATACGCTAGCCCAAATTCCATTAAAGTCGGGAAAATGAGGCCGAAGAACGCTGCTAAGTAGATGTTCAGGCCATGTGACAGATAGGCAAGACATTGCAACACACCAGACGTCAGAGCGAAAAGTAAGGTCACGGTGAGCATGGTGTTGAACGCTGTCTTGTCTGTTCTATCGACTTTGCTTAGCAACATACTGACAGAGACTAGCCCAAACCCAATGCCAGAGCCAAGAATAACACTAAAGTAGATGCCATGACCATGTGCTGACAGATAGGTCGTCACGTTAAACACTGACGCAATGGCAAAGCTAATCATCACGGTTTCAACTAGTCTTTCGTTCGTTAAATGTTTTTTAAGTTCTTTCATGAGCGCCTTAATTTTCTTGTTAAATTAAAAAAGTCTGCCAAGTTGCAGACCTTACATATTATAACAGTTAACGTTTAAAAAGTCAACGTTTCACGCAGTAGCCTTGGTTAATGTTTTGCCTTAACTACTGTTGAATTTTCGCCTGTTAAATTTTAGCCTTTAGAGTTTAGCCTGTTAAATTTTAGCCTTTAAATTTTAGCCTTTAGAGTTTAGCCTTTAGAGTTTAGCCTTTAGAGTTTAGCCTTTAAACCATAAACCCCTTTAAAATTTAACCCCTTAAATTTAACCCCTTAAATTTAACTCTTTAAAATTTAACCCTTTAAAATTTAACCCTTTAAAATTTAACCCTTTAAAATTTAACCTTTTAAAATTTTAGTCTCTAGAATTTTTCGCCATTCACAGGCGAAAATTTCTTAACAGTGGTGACAGGATTAAGGTTAAAATTATTGTCATGATTATTCTAGCGATGAGTAGTGAGTTAAAAAGTAGCGTTAAACCATAGAGGGCTGGCAGGCGAAGTGTTAAGAACATAATGACGGAGAGTGCGACCAAGGCATAGCGTTTAAAGCGATTGTGCAGGTTAAATGACGAGTAGTTAAATAGAATTAAGACGATGGCGACTGGCATATAGTTGAGCACAATTCCTGCGATGCTATAGGACAGATTTGTGCCAAAATCAAGTAACCCAGCCAGCGTGACGACAAGACAAAGAGTTAAGGTTGCTGCGATGACGTGCTTCATTTTCTTCTCTTCTTTCTGATGTTGGAGTCCGAAGTCTTGCAGAAAAGACTTTCTAAAAAACATTATAGCGTTGTTTTCTAGAAAGTCAAATCGTTAGTCGAACAATTTTGCGGATTTGGAGCGAGGCTTAGCGACTGGTTTGGGAGAAGGTCGTCTGCGTGTTTTTAATGTCACGGTTTGTTTAGCGACAACTTTGGGTGAAGGGTGAATCTTCTTGCTAATTGTTTTAACAACTTCACGTCGTCTTTTTTCGTGATTAACGTGACTGGTTGGCAATGAAGTTAGCTGACTTTGAAAGATAAAAATCATCACTCTTTCTGCAAACATGACTGGCTGGTAGCGCACTCCCCACGGCTTCATTGGGTCGTTGTTCTGATAGCTGAGCGTGCTATGACCGCCTCTGGTTGCTGGTTTGGACATCACGACAACGCCATTGAAGCCATGCGTGATGTGTTGTCTAAGGATTAGGTCGGCTTGAAAGTGTCTTGATTCAGGCACGAGCACAGCGACTTCGATGTATTCGTGACAATCATGTCCGACTTCATCAACGCCTTTTAGCGCATATTGAAGCATGGTTGGAATACCGTAGCTCCAGAATGCTGTGCTCAGAATTTGACCGCCAGAGATGCCTGATTGATAGATTCTGAAGGTGATGTTTTTAGGAAACACGAGTTTAAAGCGTTTTGCATGGCGTGATGCTCTAATTGAGACAACAATCAGATAGTAAAGGACAGCAGGGAATGAGAGAAACATTGCTGCTCCTGTCATTGCCTGCATGAATTGGTCTTTATTACTAAGCTTGCACTTGCAGTCGTCTTTAGTTGCCACTATCTGTCTCTACGACTTTCTTCACGATGTCATTATAGAACTGGCCCCAACGACCGCCAAACACAGTTTTCGTGATAGCTCTGAGTGAAACACCGTCGTGATGCAGATTTCTAATGAGCGTCTTATCCCTTTCGGTCAAGTCCTCGTAACAAGCCGGTGCGGTTATCTGCTCTGTTTCGTTTTCTGTTTCTTCGTCAATCACATTGACAACTGCGCTTTCGACAACTGCTGGCTTTTTGGTCTCGTGTAGACGTTCAAACGGATTAGTGAAATTCACTTCAGCGTCACTTTCTGCAATCAGCCGTCTAACCGATGGTTTCAATTTAGTTCTAACATCCAGGAGTGCTTTCGTATGCCACGCCTTAAACTTCGTGCTCTTGTTTGTAGAACTAGCGAATTCACCAGCGTTTTTAAGTTTAGGCAGATAGTGGAATCCAATCCCTTTCCCTGCGCCTGCTTCCAACTTGAAAGCGACCCAATACTTGACCAAACTTTTGATGACAGGTTCCCAGCGTGTTGTCTCTTGGTCGATAAAGATAAGACTCATTCCAACGGCTCTACAATCACGCATCATTGTGCTCAACGCCTTGATGATGTAGTCATAGTCTTTTCTATTATTCCCCTTGAGCGTGTCACACAGTGAGCCGAACTCTTCTAAAATCACAATAATTGGCACCATTTTGTGTGAATCGAGTTCATCATAGAAATCTTGAATGCTCTTGTCAGCAACGATTTGTTTGCGTTGGGCATAGATTTCGCCGAGTTGAAAAATCTGGTCCCTAAAGACGTTGCTATTTGTCATGTGTACTTCAAAGACGCTGCTAAAGGGTTGCCAGTCCATTAAGCCTTTAGCATCCAGCACAATCACGTGGTAGCCTGACTTACGTGCATAGTAGGCTGTCAGGAGTCCTGTTGAACTCGTCTTGCCGGTTTTCGTGCTGCCGACAATGCCAACATTCACCACATCTCTGATGTTAATTTCACTCAGTTCGCCTGTCTCTTCGTCTTGTCCGACAATCCAACTATTCTTGTTTGACATTCTGATTGCTTCATCAAGGCTAAGCAATTTCACAGGCTCTTTTTCAACACTTTCAGGTTCAACAATTTCTTCAGGTTTAACGCTCAGCAACTTTTGCGTTCTGTCATAGGCACCAGCAAGAAACTTTCCTGTTGCAGCATTCGGAATGCCACTTTCACCTGAGACAGCAATCGCTGTGCGAGTGTTTTGAATTTTCTTGTTATAGTCTAATTGTCTATCAGGGCCGAAGGTTCCATCAACAGGTGCTTGCAGCAACATGCCGTTCGGTCCTGCTCCAATTGCGCCTGAAGGCGTCTTATTAATATCTACCTTCCACTTCACACCGTTCACTGTCATGTCTTGCAGAGCGAAGGAACCGTCAATCTGACGATGCCATGACTCACGTCTTTTGTCGTAGCGCAAGTAAAGGACTAAGCCAGTCGTGCTGACCACAATGCCGCAGAAAATCAGTAAGCCGTAGGGAAAGGCGTTGGTGACGGCTTCCCGTCTGATTTGTTCTTCAGTCAACTTGTGTCGCATATCGAGTTGCTCTTTTTCAAGCAGAACTCGATTGATGTCATTCTTAATCGCTTCACGTTGCGCAATCTGTGGACCGACGTACGACATGTATTGCTGAATATAAAATGCACCTAAGATGATTCCTGCGGCTGCGAGATATAAGACTAGCTTCTTCATGGTAAACCTACATTGAGTTGACGTGAGTCAAGGGCCGATGATATATTAATCGCTCTTGCGACCCGAAATCCTTTAGAAATTAAGGTTCAGCGCTGGATAGACTGAATAGATGATGACGCCAAGCAGAGCGAATTTGACCACTGGGTGTGAGTGCACAAGATTAACAATGCCAAGTCCGACAATGGCAATGGTTAGCAGGTCTGGTGGCTGCATGGCGTCTAGACCAAGATTCAGCTTGCCGTTCTGATAGAAGATTAGCCAGACCATTGCAATCGCCAACCCAATCACAATGAGATTAGGTTGAGCGAAGCGTCTTAGCACTTTCGTTGCTTTAGTTGAGTGTTTCTTTGTTCGTCTTTTCATTGACAGGCAGTATAACACATCGTAAACTACCTGTCAATTTTTTTAGAGAGACTCTAATTCCAGGGGATGATGGCATCGAGTTTTGTGTAGATTTCTGTCAGCTTATAGCCATCTGCTTGTGTGTGGGTTTCGAGATAGTAGAGGAAGGTTTCAAATTCTTTCTGCTTTGTCGTGATGATTTGCTTAAGATAATCGTCAGTTAGCAAGTTTAGAATATCGTCAGTGGTCAGTTTAGTGGTTGGAGACTTTGTTGTCCAGACGTCACGGATGATGCCACGGAGCAGTGTTTGGCGCTCTCTGGCGACTTTAGAGGTAGGACGCTTGTAGGCTTTCTTGTTGCTTTGACTTGGTTGTGAGTCATCGTCAGTTTCTTCCTCTGCTTCTGGTTGGAAAGTTATCGGCTGCTCTAACACCCACAGCAGGGCGGCACGGCACTGTTTTGCTGTGTTGAAGATGTTGTCTGACGTCGTGTTCATGGCAATTCTGTCAACTTCAATCAATTTTTCTTTCACACGAGTGATGAGCGTTGGGTTCAGTTCGAGTTCGATTTCAAATGGATTCTTGATGCCAACGTCAAGCATTTTAGCAATCATTTCGTTATTTGAGAAGAACAAAGTGAACACAGGGAGACCATTTTCTAGTCTGCCGTCATCGAGTTCCATTGCCACGAATTGAGACTGATTAATGAAGCCGTGGGCCACAGCGTTTTGACGAGCGCTTCTAACGGTGAGGGCTTGCGTTCTGGTTAGGATTTCGTCAGTTCTAGCGATGTTGATTCTTGTTTTCGCTTCTGATTCGTTGATTTCACCTGACGTTTCGCCGATTTGCATGACGAGATTAGAAGGCAGGAATTTCAGGTTCAATTCAGCTTCAATCTTGTTTGTGAACCAACTGACCAGTTTGTAACGAGACTTCAGGTCAGAAATGAGGGTTGCGGTTTTCGTTGTGCCTGCGTTCGAGGTTGCCACAATGTCATCTTCATCAATGCCTGCTGCGATGGCTAGTAGTTTGACTGTGACAGCAAGAAATTCTTGATAGGAGAAGCCAGCAGGAAGGCGTTTCAAGTCAAGGACACCGATTTTCGCTTGCGGGTCTCGCAGTCCTAGGAACACTCTAGCACCATTTGACTTTAGACCAGTGTTGGTCGAGTCAATCTTTGCATCTTTGAATGCTTGTTTGATAGCCTGCGATGTGACACTCGTTCCCCAAATCACTTGGTCTGAATCAACCTTCCCTAAGCCTTCTAGTCCATACTGAATTGATGACATCATTAACTGAGCGACGTTGAAGGCTCTAGAGACAAAACTTAAGCCAACAAAGCTTTTCTCGCTGATGGCGGTTGGAATTTGTGTTAGTCGAATGACTCTCGACCAGTGGATGCCAACATTGCCGGAACCATTCACGCCGACATAGCGATAGGGAATTTCGTCATTATCGATTAGTTCGATGCACTGTGCTGGAATGTGTCGCAAGCCTGTCGGAACCTCACCAGCAGCGAAAGGACGTGAGACGCTATCATTACCTTCGATTAGCAAGAAGCCACCTTTGTCAAAGGTGACAACGTCGTTTAGAAAGCGTTCGGCCTGCGCATTCCAAGAGTTTTTCAAAATCGCATCATAGCTCTCTGCTAATTGCACGGCAGAGCTAATGTATTGATTTTTAGGAATCACTTTTAGCGGTAGTGTGAACAACTTCATCACCATCGTTTGAATGATGCTTGAAAGCATGTCATTTTCAATCGACGCAATTCTGAGTCTCTGTTCCCTGACTTCAGACCACCACGGCGGTAAGAGGGAAGAGTTTGACGCCGAATACATTAGAAAGGAATCGACACCAGGGCCAAGGCGCAGTCCGTTGAGCACGTCTTTTTTAATAATTGTCATTAATCGTTCTCCGTTGATGTTGTTATGCCTGACGAGTTAGCTGTGTTGACAGCATAGGCTAGCATGAGGGCATCGGCTAGGTCAGGACTACGATTGATACGTTTCTTTGTGTCATCCTTACTCTCTATCTGTCGTCTGGCATAGCGGTCATAGCGATAGAGCGGCGCAATCAGTTGTTTTGCTAATTCATTTCTAGTATGAGCGTCTATTCTGGCAAGGCTGATGTCGTGGCTATGAAAAAGTTGATGCGTCTCAAACCAAAGCTCAGTTCTAAGATTCGCATATTTTTCCTGATTATACGCCCTTTCCGCCACGTTAATGTCATGTGCGCTATAGCCAGCATCGTGCAGAGTGTCATACACGCCTGCTCCAATCCCAACTGCATCAACTGCAATGTCAATGGCTTTGTGCGGCACTTCATAGATGTCACTATACTTGACCGCTAGTTGCACTACTCTTGCTGCCACTTCAACTGTTGACAGTCCGTTAACCTCGAATAATTCAAGAATCCGATTCCCATGTCGCACGCAGAAGCTGGAAAAATCAGCACCAAATCTCGCCACATCAACACCGATGGTTAGCAAGTCTTCTGGTTTCTCTGGCACGATTGCTGTGACAGCAAGGTCGATGTCGTATTCTGAGAAAATGTTGTTCATGTTCGTATCAGGCCACCGACCAAGCAAACGAGCAGCAGCAATCGGACCTGGCCGAAAGTATTGCAACTCATCTGTCAGTAGACTCGACGGTAGGATGATGTCACGTCCTAGTTTGTAATCTTGTTCTGTAATTTGGTCGGACCATTGCAACAAAAGTTGCTCGAAACGTGCGAGATTGATTGCACCTGGATAGGGTAGGTCGGTGGTTGCTGATTTCCCTTCTGCCATTCGTTCCACGCCAACCCAAATGTTTGGGTGGTCGTAGGCTGACATGGTGATTGTTTTCCACCCTGCTCTTTTTTCTACACCTGCGACGTAGGAACTTGGGTCTGTCGGGTTATAGATGGCAAGAACTTTGACGACATCGCCAATCATGAGCGATTCAAGAGCTTCAAACATTTCGGGTTTAATGCCGACAGCTTCGTCGAGTAGGATGACGACATTCGGCCCATGTCTACCTTGAATGCTGGTCGGGTCTGAGGTAACGATGCCTTCAAAATAGTGATTCTCTCCAGAAGCAAGTCTTGGCATTTTTGGCCCATCCCAATAACTTTCTAGGATGCCTGGTGCCATGTTACGAAATTGTCGAGCGTAGGCAAACATGACATTTTGCACAAGTTTTTGTGTTGGTGCTGACCCGATGCCGATGAGTGGATAGTAGGTGTCGAAAAAGTAGTTAATTAGGATGCCAAGCAGATAGCTTTTACCTGTGCTATGAGCACTGCGCACGCAAACGTAGTTGTAGTCTTGCAAGGCGTTTACAATTTCAAGTTGCTTCGCCCAAAGCGTTGTGTTAAAGAACGTTTGAGCGTATAGTTGAATGTTATTCGTATATGCGCTAAACGCTTGCGCTCGTAGTTCTTGTGCGTCTAATTGCTGTTCCAAGCGCTTTTGTGTTAATGGCATCGAACGCCTGTCACTTAGCGTTTTCAAGTCTTTTGCAAGCGCTGTGAAAGGTTTTCTGGCTTCATTCAGTGGGTTAGTAAGACGACCACGTTTACTGGCCTTCAATTCGTATCTACTCAACTTTGTATCCCTCCTTTTGCGCTTGCAATAGCGATATGTGCTCTCTTAGATTTAGCGAACTTAAATCTTCGGCGTGAAGCTTTAGTAGACTATCAACGGCTAAGGCTCTTGCTTCGGCGTCAGCCGATAATTCTAAGAATGTGGAGAGAGCGCTGATAAATTGTGGAATGCTGCGAGGGTCGATGTCATCCGGTTCGATTGAATCGATTCTATCTCTGAGCTTTTCAATTAGTGTTAGCGCTGAGTGTGTCGTTGATTTCAGCACTTTTGCCTGATTGTCTCGATAGAGCGAAATTGCCTCTAAGTGTTCAAGTTCAGAGCGTCGTTTATCTAACCATTCTTTATATTTTAGATAGAGTAGACGTCGCTTCGTCCAGTGAAAAGTGAAACTGTAGTGTTGCGCATTGCTTGTTTGTGGTAAGAATTTCACGTCCCATTTGTCAATAGGCAGCGCAACGAATTTTTTAAACGCCTCGTATGCTTCGTCAGATTCGCCTTCTAGCTGCATCCAGATTGCGTTCTCTTCAACCCACTTCGGTGTGATTTGGTCGGCGTCAAGCATTTGTTGAAAGTGGGCGTCATATTCCAAATCAAGTAAACCATCTTCAATGTTTAGCTTTTCAATCACATCTAATTTTAATTCTGCTGGGTGCTTCATTTTGCCTCTTGTCAAAAATTATTGTCATGACTTATAATAGATTTGTCAGTTTCAGATGTCAATATCAAATGAATGAGGATAAAAATGACGTTGTATGAAATTTCTGAAGTAACAGAAAAGCTTGCACGGATTGTTGGTGGACAGTGTTTGCGCAGAGAGTTCCTACAAACCGTGCGTGGTATGTATTTAGTTGTCAACACAGTTGAAGACACAAGCGATTTCTTGTTATGGACAGTGGCGAATGCAGTCACACCTTTGCTAGTATCCCAAAACATTTTGCCATATAGTGTTGGTGACGTGTTGGTTGAAGAGACCGAGCTATTCACAGCGCTCAAGAAAAAATGTCTCGTTGTGCAAGACGGAACGCTAGTCACAGTGAACAACGGCCTTGTGACTAACGTTGCTAAGCTGGAGGCACATGCGCTATAAACAGTACGAACTCGCACCGATTGACCTAATCACCGACCAGAGTTTCAATTTGCGTGAGATGTACCACATCGATATTAAGTGGTTGACACCAGTCCCACAAGGAGGGAAGGCGTACAGGCTTTGGGTGTTGCTTAAACCGCACGTCAACTATATGATTTATCTGATGGCTGTCATGTCTACAGAAGAGTTATATAAGATTAAGTTGACGATTGATGAAGGTTTGGTACCTAGCGCTTTTGCAGCGATTGTTGACGAGTTCTACCAAACGAAGCAGAAAGGCGGCTTCGTGACCCAAGTCAATTTGACAAAGCTTGATATTTTCGACTATACTGACCATAAGAAATTCGCAGTGCCTAAGACACCGAAACATTCTGCGAAACAGCTTCTACCAGTCGTACCAGCGATTCATCCTAAGATTCCTGTTGCAACAGCTAGAGAAATTCAAAAAGTTAATCACGTTGAGCAACTTAGAAAGCTAATCGGAATTTAACATGCGTAACATGACATCTGAAATTGACGGCAATAGTGCTAGATTCAATGGTTCAAAAGTCGTTTACTCTAACCTTCCACCATCGATTCTGTTCAAGTTAGCGGTCTTGAGTGAGGACAGCAAAGTAAAGATTCCTTATCGTGGTTTGAATATGTTGGCGCAACACTACACACTTGCTTGTGTCAAATATCCAGACGCTCCAACAGGTGATGGCTACACGTTTCCTAACTGGGCGAAAGGACAGTTGTTTGAAGCATTCGTGATTGACTCAATGTTTCGTCATCTGTTTGCCTTTCTGGATGGCGAAATTTTTGACTCCGACTTTGGTTCGCATCATATGGTTAGCGTGGCTTGGGGTGCTGCGGCCTTACATCACTTTTTTTCTAACTACGACTACTATCAGAAATTCGATGACAGAAGATGGGTTGGGTATGCGACTAGCCGCTACTATAATGTTGCCGACAAACCGCTGACGACTGTTGTGTTGCACAATTTAGTCTATGTTCAAACTGGTCAACATATCGATAACTTGCTTGAAGCATTATTTCAACTTTTCTACGCTGCGTTGCTGTTAGCAGAGACGTCAGATGTTGAACTTAGCTACAAGGTTGATGTCAAACGTCTAGCTAAAATTAAGGAAAAGGTCGATGGTGCAGTCTATGGCGAAGTTAGAATCGCAGCCTAAAGTTAAGTCGAAACGCCAACAGCGACAGGCTAGGGCGATTGATGAAATCAACCAAGCTGACATTGAGTTCATGCTTAACTTCTTCGGTCATCGTTGCGTCTATTGCAATGTACAGTTGACTCGCCAGGAAGGATTTGATAACACGCTGCATGTTGACCACTACCTTAGCCTGTCTGAACAAGATGAGAACGACGAAATGCAGATTCTACAAGGCTTGACCATTGCAAACGCGTTACCAAGTTGCAGGGAGTGTAATTTAAAGAAGAGTAACACGAATCCTGAAGTTTGGATTCGGTCCTATTGTCCAAATGCTGATGAAGTATTTGATAGAATTGAAGCATATTTTAGTTTGAACCAGGAGAGCAGATTTTTATGATTTACAAAGTAAACGCAGAGTTGGTGGATGCCACCTATCAGAATGACACAATCACAAAGTTTCACATCACATTCACTGGCAGCGTTGTGTTAACGCATAGCGAAGGCGTTATCGTCTTCACACCGAACGTTTGGAAAAATGTCGAGTTAAGTTTAATCGATGCCACTCCTGCTAACCCGAAGGTCAAGCTGACGGTTGACGGCAGCAGTCGTTATGTGTTTGAAGAAGTCAAAGTTGTTGAATCGAGCATTCAAGGCATTGATGGTGAGGAAGGAGCGCCAGAAGCGATACACCTCTTTAATCCGCTACATTACAAGACGTTTGCCATCACATCGCTATAGACCATAGTTACAAAGGAATAGAAGCAACAAACCCTAGAGATTAATTTCTCTAGGGTTTTTTGTTGCTTTTTTCTAATCAGAATTCGTTTTTTGATTTAGGTTCAATATGTCGTTAAGCTGGACTTTATATAGCTGTTTTTCGTTAAAGGATAAATATGGAAGAATCTATTCCTGTGAAGATGGAAACATTATTGAAAGAGCGTGCAGAACAACGTGAGAATGAAACCGTTGACAAGGCACTCTCCTACGTTCCATTTAACGTCTTTTCCTTTGCTGAGTTTGAAATGGCAGATAAACTTGACGATGTGCGCAAGGCGTATCATAAAGCGTTCGGCGTATTTATGCAAATTGCTGACAACATCATGTACGAACGTCCTGAAAACCACGTCGAGTTAATGCTTCGTCTGCTTAAAGATTTCAGCAATCGATTGATTGAAATTAAATTGAGCGAAGGTCAGTTGCTTAAGTCTGGTTCTGTAGCGTTGTTTAAGGCTGCGAACGGTCAGCTTCAATGGATTGGCGTCCCAACTAACAAATTCAAAGATAGAGAGAGCGATATTCTTTCTGACGCTGCACACAAAAAGTTTGTGAAGATGCTGAAAGAAGGCAAGGCAGAGATGCCCGACCTCTATCCTTGGCATACAGGGAAGATTGGCAAAGCGACGTGGGTTGATTATGACGAACGTGGTTTTCTAGTTGCCGGTGGTTACATTTTGAAAGAATGGGAAGAGTTTGCTATCAATTTAATCAATAGCACAACTGAGCCAATGGGAATGTCGCATGGCATGTTGGTGAAGGACATCGTGAGAGACGCAGATGGCGTCATTGTTGAATACAAGAGCTTTGAATTCAGTTTCTTGCCAGAGAGTCAAGCTGCGAATCTATTGACAAGTTTTGTAACACTTTAATTTAGGAGAATATGATGGAACTATTTTCAAATAGTCAGACAGAATGGTTAGAGAAGGGCGGTAGCGCCGATGCCTTGAAGTTCATCGACACGGTTGTTGGAACGCTTCACACCAAAGCTGTGAAGGAAGGCATTGTTTATAAGCAGGTCGATGAGACTGTGCAGACGGAGGAAGTTGCTGAAAGTGAAACACCAACTGAAACCGTCGTTGCTGAAGCTGTTGACGAAGTCGTTGCCGAAACAACCGAAACGGTGAAGTCAGTCAACTTCGCCGAAGTCTTGAGTGAACTCATGTTCGCCACGCTGAAACAGTATCACGAAACTTCAGTCGCACCACTGATTGCTGAACTGAAGTCGTTGCGTGAGACTAGCGAAAAGGTGCAGAAAGACGCTCAGCCAACCACCATTTTCGGTTGGGATATGTCTGGCCTGCTTCCTCCTGCCGCAATTGCCTCACGCATTCAGAAAGAGTTTGGTACAGCACCTGCGGCTGAAGTCAAAGGTGAAGAAGTCAAGGGACATGCGTTGACAAAGAAGGAAGTTTCACCAGCGGTTGCTATGGATGGCAATTTGCTTGGCAATTTTTTGGCTTAATTTAAACAACAATTCTAGGCAATTTTAGGAGATAAAAGATGGGGTACGCATTAGAAACTCTACAGAAATTTAACGAACAAGTCAAAGGCATCTTCACGACAGGCGCTGTGACTGTCCGCCCCGAAGAATTTGAAGTCTTGCGCAAGCACAACGGTATCCCTGGTACGGCTGGTGACGCAGAACTGCTCTATGTTGAAGGTGGTCTTTTCTCTGACTGTATGCTCGAAAAACCAGTCATGAACGTCACCATTAATCCACAACGTTCGCTTGGTAATATGATTCCTGTCGTTCGGCGCAACACGCAGGTTAGCAAGTATGCCTTCCTGACTGACATCGCTGAACCCTCTGGCGCTCTGCCAGAATTCCCGTGTGACGACCCGCAACAGGTTGGCGACCTCTCTGCCTGCTTCCTTGAAACTAGAAAGGGGCGTGCGTCATTCTCGTCCAAGACGCTTGAAATGGACCGCATCATTCAGCGCTATCACGAGGGCTTGACCACGGACCTTTACTTGGTTGGCAATGTGCGTGGTGTGAGTGCTGCCTTACAAAGTGACATGGAAGCGAATCTTTCGCTCATGGCCGAAGCTGCCGTGATGCGCCAGTTTCAGTTGGTTGCCAGAAAGCTGCAACAGAAGCTTTTGCGCCAGTTCTGGACAGGCGACCCAACCAACGCTGCGCTTAACACTGCTGGCGGTGGCGAACGGCAATTCTGGGGGTTGGAGCACTGGGTTGCGACTGACTATGACACTAAGACTTGGGTGAACGGGACAAATTGTGAGAGACTCAACAGCGACATTAAGGACTTTGAAGATACTTGCGTTGGCGCTGCAAACGCCACGACAGGTGTTGGCCTCTATGAATACATGCAGACGCTTGAAGAGACATTGACCACAAGAGCCAGCTTCTACGGTTATACGAGCGTCGAATGGGTTTGGGTAATGCGTCCAGAAATGTGGGCTGCAATCACAAAGTACTTGCCGTGCGAAATGTTGAGCGGTAATTGTTCGACTCCGTTGGATGGCAATAGTGCGTTGACTGGTAATGTTTCGATTGACGTTAGCGGCATGGGGATTGCGACTCTGCGTCAGCAACTGCAATCAAGCCAGCGCATTGACGTGAATGGTAGAACATATCGTGTCATCATTGACGATGCCATGCCGGTCACAACGGTCGCTGGCCCTCCTGTTGCGCACAGTAGTGATATCTACTTCATGCCGCTGAGTGTCGAAGGCCAACCCGTGCTGTTCTGGGATGTGGCCGACTATCGAACGCTTGACTTAGCGCTTCGCCCAGTCCCTGGTGGTCTTGGCGGGCTGCGTGGTTGGCACGATGGTGGCATGTTCTTGAGCGTTGTGACTAGCTTGAACTACTGTTTCAGCATCACTACTAAGGTCGAAGCTGGCATTGTTCAACTTGCGCCACATTTGGCAGGACGTATCGAGAACGTGCGGGCTTGCAGAATTCAGGCTGCGCCAGTTTGGTAAGACGTTGAAGTCTAACAAAAACCTCTAGAGCTAAGTTCTAGAGGTTTTTTGTTGCACTGAATTGTCAAACTTTCACACATTTTTCCTAATTGAACCGAAGTGTTACTTAGCATATAATTGATTTCGTCTAAGCATCTCGTTTTAGACATCAATTAGTAATTCAAATAGGATAAGTGAAAGATGGCATGTGCAAAATGTGGTTCAAAGAAAGGTAGTGTAGTGGAAATGACGAAACAAGACAGTAACGATTTGCAAGCTAAATATAACAGCGGTGACTGGGTTTTGGCTAAATATAATGGCCCCGAACAAACCCATAACATCGGCTCACCAAGTGGCGTTATTGCCAAGTTTGGTATGGGCATCTATGGTCGTGGTCGCAATGGCGGCATTTTCCTCGTGCATAAAGAGGACACGCTTGCTAAATACGGACGTTTCACTGCGATTAGCGGTGGTGCAGTTGCAGCGGCGGAAAAGATGCTTGGTTTGACGCCTCCTGTGATTCACACTGTTTCTGCTAAAGCTGTTGCTGCGGTTGAAGAAGTAGCGAACGTAAAGACAATCGCACCAGTTGAGACTAAAACTGACGATGCGGTTGAAGAAGTGATGGACATTGCTAGAGTTGTTGTTGCTGAAGGACGGGTGTTGAAGCGTTCTGAAGCTCTCCTATTGTCTGACTTTACTGAGCAATATAATTTCACGCACCACCTGCAAGTTCAGGCAAAAATTCGGACTGGCGAATTGCTTTCTTACAGAAATGAAGAGGGCAAAATGATGGTTTACCATGTGGAGGACTAACTAATGGCCTGCGGAGCGTGCGCTAAGAAAAGAGCGGCGGCAATGGCACAGATGACTCAACAAGTCCTGCCATTAGCTACCAATCAAGAAAATCCTGATAATCCTGGTCCGAATCCTGACGTTGCTGTCAGAGGATTCACAAAGAAACGTTATATCGGGCCACGTCAACGACTTCAGAGTGTTCAAGAATCTCTGTCTTACGGCTTGCGTAATCCAGGCGAAGTGCTTGTGATTCTGCAAATTGATGCCGAAGCGCATCCAGAATGGTGGGAAGATGTTTAATTTAATTCTACTCGCTATCGCAACATGGCGGCTGTCTTCTTTGATTAGAGACGAAGATGGCCCTTACGATATCTTCGACCGTTTTCGCAACTATGCAGGAATTACGGAAGTGTGGGACATCGACGGTGAACGGGAATTGCTCAGCAACGGAACCTTGCTTGCCGACATCATCAAATGTTTTTGGTGTCTTAGTGTGTGGGTTGCCGGTGTGACGTGTCTATTAGCCGTTGTCTTAAGACTAATCACGTTACAAGAGTTTATCTTCTTCACTTTAGCAACGTCAGCAATCGCAATTTACATTGAAAAGAAAATTTTTGGAGGTTAAATGGCACTAACACTCACAGGGTTAGGGAGAGTGTTCCTGAATGCTAATGGTTTAGGTGGCAAGTTCTCCTATCATTCCTGCATGAAAATCGACGGTGTCGATAAGAGCTTAGGCGATGTGACAGCAATCTACTGTCCAGACCCTAAACGTTATGATGAATTCATCGAAGTGGCGACAATTAAAGGAGCAGACGGACGTGCGACTTCAACATTGACAGGCTATCTGCCAATCGACGCTTTAAGTCCGTTGGAACAAGTGTACAATCAGGGCTGTCAGTTCGATATTCAAGTCCATTATGGCACATGTTCACGTCCTGATGCGTTCAACGAATTCTCATCTGCGATTATTTTGAAAGACGTTAGACTTACGTCCTACGCTCTTTCAACACTGACAGCCAGAACACCAGACGAACGTGCAGTTGTCGATGAAACCGCAGCGATTAGCATCGGCGGCTTCTACCGTGTTCTACCTATCAAACAGAATAAGCTTCCTGTGACCTATCTGCCTGCCAACGCTTTCGCTTTCGGCGTTGGAAATGCTGGCGTGCGGTCATGTGGAGATAACTGTGATGCTAAGTCAACAGGGTGCGACACATGGATAGTTGGCGTTGTCAATGCGTCAGATTCGCTCTCTTTCGCTTTCACAACTGACGGTGGCGTGACTTGGACCTTCACGTCGGCCAAAACGACTGTCTTGCACAACTCTGTGACGCAAGCTGCTAACATGACAATCGCTGGCGGGTATTTGTATTTCTCGATGACGCAAGGCACAAGCACTTACTTCTATCGTGCATCTGTGTCAAGCATTCTGGCTGGAAATGCTGATTCTGCCCAAATTATGACGAACGTTTTGAACACGTATGTTTTCGAGATTAGCGCTTCAGACAACTATATCTGGTACGCAGGCAGCAAGAATGGCAATAGTTTCCTCCGTGCTTACAACACTGCGACTGGTGAGTTCACAGATTTCACCAACGATTCAGAAGAGTTTAGAGCAGTCAATGCCTACTCTGACGATGTGGTTGTAGCTGCTGGTGAAAATGGCGTTGTCTACTATAGCAACACGTTTGGCGTGTTCTCTGAAACGGTTGCTAAACCAGCGACGAGCTACGTTACTGGACTGAAGGTTTTTTCGTCCACTCGCTGGCTTGCGGCAACAGCGGCTGGAACGTTCTTAACCACCGACGCTGGTACGACTTGGACTCAGGTTGCTTCTTCAACTAACTGGGGTAGACTGTCTTTCTACGACAATCTCACTGGCTATTTGAATTCAACGCTTGGCACAATGCGTACAGTTGATGGTGGAAATACTTGGCATACAATTAGCTCAGTTACAACCTATAACACGAACGACCTAGCAGTTTGTGAATATGACCCCAACACTTACTTTCTGGCTGGTGGCGACCCTGGTTCTGGCTTTGTATACAAAGGGAACCCCTAAGGAGACATAAATGGCTTGCTGCACAAATTGCACGTTAGTAAGAACCAAACATAAGAGCGGAGCAGCAGCACATTACGATGCTGGTGGAAATAGCTTTAACTTCACAACTCCGCCAACGAACCCAATCAGCCCTCCAACCAGTCCTAAAAATGGCGACACGTTAATCGAATACTACGATAACGCTCTCGCCTTTTGGACATATAGTGGCGGGAACTGGGTACTTGACTTCTATGCTTCGACACTGGACAAAGGCAACACGCACGCAGACCTTTCTAGCACAATTCTGAACTTTTCTGCGCTGCCTGCTGCCCCTGTCACTGCGCCATCATCTCCTGTGACTGGCGATACGCTACATGAAAACTATGCTAATGCACAAGTCTTTTGGACGTACAATGGTATCACTTGGACAAGAGACTATGTCATCGCTAGCGGTGGAAATAAGTCAACGCACAGCAATCAGTCAGGCGCAACGCTTGACGAGACTACTCTGCCCGCTGCGCCACTAAGTCCGCCCGCCTCACCAACAGCGAACGATACGCTCATTGAACATTATGGTAATGCAGATATCTTCTGGACATATAACGGTGCAACTTGGACCAGAAATTTCTACTCAACCAAATGCTGCACCATTCTAAACGATGAAACTGGCAATAGCTTCGACCCTAACGCTATCACAACGCCGCTTAACCCCCCCACCGGCACGACTGGTAACACGTTAATCGAACGTTATGATAACGCTGTTGTCTACTGGGAATATGATGGTACGAATTGGACCTATCAGTTTCACACTTTAGATGCTGTCAGCAATCGTCATAATCATCACAACGAAACTGGCGCAAGCATTGATATTAACGCCTTGCCTGCAACGCCAGTCACTGCACCAACGACACCACTAGCCAATGACACGTTAGTCGAACACTTCGACAATGGCAATGTTTATTGGACGTATAACGGAACGAACTGGGTGCGTGACTTTGTTGACTTAGAGTGCTGCACAGTGCTGAACGATGAAACCACATCAACACTTAATCCAGCAGCTATTCCGACATCGCCACTTAACCCACCTGCTATTGCCACACCTGGCACACCGTTAATCGAACGCTACGATAATGGCACAGTGTTTTGGCAATATGATGGTACGAATTGGGTTTACCAGTTCCATAGTTTTGATGGCACGAGTAATAAACACACCCATTCTGACCAAGTGTCTGATGACATCATCTACACTGCTTTACCTGCAACTCCGCAAAGTCCACCAGTTTCGCCAATTGCTAATGACACATTAGTCGAACACTTCAGCAATGGTGACATTTATTGGACGTATAATGGTACGGTTTGGGTGCAAGACTGGGTTGATTCTGACTGCTGCACACTGCTACGTGACGAAGGTGTGACCACCATCGACCCACTCAACCTACCAACAGCACCACTTAATCCACCCGCAGCCTCTGCACCAGGCAATGTGTTAGTCGAGCGCTACAACAATGGCACAGTGTTTTGGGAATTCGATGGTACGAACTGGACATACCAATTCCATACACTTGATAGCTCTGGCGGCAACCTGCACACACATAGTAATCAGATTGCGACGTTCATCAACTACACAGCGCTACCAACAACACCAATTGTCTCACCAACTGCACCTTTAACTGGTGACACGCTGGTTGAACACTATGGCAATGGTGACATTTATTGGACTTATGATGGCGCAAACTGGGTGCAAGACTGGGTTGACTCTGACTGTTGCACGTCAGTTACAGATGAGACAGGCACTAGCTTTGACCCACTCGCCTTACCTGGCACACCAGCTAACCCACCCGCTAACCCTTCACCTGGCAATATTCTAATCGAACACTTTGACAATGGTGAAATTTACTGGGAATTCGATGGTACAACGTGGAATCCAGTTTTCACGAAGCCTGACCAGTTAGAAATCTATAGCACACACTATGATGCTTCAGGAAATTTAATCACTGTCGGAGCGCCACCTGCTGCACCACAATCGCCACCGACAGGTGTGAATGCTGGACACACGCTGCACGAACTCTACGACAATGGACAAATCTTCTGGACATATGATGGAACGAATTGGGTTCTTGACTATGTCATCATCAATAAAAATAGCACCTACGAATATACAGCGACAGGCAACTACGACTGCGCTAACCCGCCAACTGTTCCTCAAACCTCGCCAGCAACAGTAATTGAAGGTGATAGGATTGTTGAGCATTACAACAATAGCACAAGACAATCGGCTGTAGTCATCACCTGGGAATATGATGGCGTGACGTGGAATATTGTGGCACGTGAAAACCACAACATGCACTTTCAAGTCGAAGATAAGACTGAAGAAATTGTACCACTGAATGTTGCGAATGGCACTGGTTATCTCACACCACTCACGCCTGGTGCAACGACGGACTATATTAATGGCGACACGCTTTACGAACAGTATGGCAACGGACGCATTCTATGGACATATGAGACTTGCGCTTGGGTTAGGAAGACGATTGTTCTCGACTGCTGTTGCTTTGAAGCCTACGTCACACCAATCATCACCGTGACTGCGCAAGATATTTGTGTTGGCACAAATGTGACCTTCACAGATGACTCGATTCACCATTCTGACCTTGATACAGTTTGTGAATATCAAAGTACAGCGTGGGATTTTGGTGACGGCACGACAGGTACAGGACAAGTTATCAACCATTCCTTCTCCGACCCTGGACTTTATTTTGTCGAGATGACATCAACATGCACAAGTGGTGCTAGCGCAACCCAAACCATCGCCGTGAAAGTCAGCGAAATTGAAACAGACATCGTTGTACCAACGACCGGTATCGTTGCGGAACCTGTCACAATTCAGAGTGGTGCGAATGTTTCTGGTTGCGACCCGACCTACCTCTGGACGTTTGGCGATGGTTCAAGTTCAAGTCTACGCAATCCTGGCGCTCACACGTATGCAGCAGCAGGAACCTACACTGTTGCATTAACGGTCAGTTGCGCTAATGGGTGCACGGATTCAATCTCTTACACAATCACTGTTTCAGAAGCTGACGCTGTGATTGCGGTCTTCTCCGTTTCAGATTCGAGCATTTGTCTCATCACAGGAGATACAGCAACGTTTGTCAATTCATCAAGCTCGACAATTTGCACAATCGACACTTGGTTGTGGGAGGTTAGTGTCAATGGCGGTGCGTTCACAACGCTTTCTACTGCTCTGACACCACCCGTCTACGCACCAACAGCAACTGGGACACATGTGGTCAGATTGACAGCAACGTGTTCGGCAACTGGTGAAACTGGAACAACAACGAGAACGTTGGTCGTCGAAGACCCAAATCCGGCTATCGGTTTGTCGTCTGCAACCATCACAACGAATCAGCCAGTGACTGTCACTGACACAACGACAGGTTGCACTGTTGCTTCGAGACTGTTTGAAGTTAGTGTGAATGGTGGTGCGTTCAGCAACATTAGCACAGAGCAGCTCTTCACCTACACGCCAACTGTTGATGGCACGCATGATTTCAGACTGACTGTCACGTGCGCTAACGGCTGTTCGACAGTTGCGACTAGAACTTTAACTGCTTCATCCACAGCGTTCGTTGCTGCCGAATTCACCATCGTTGACAACACATTGAGTCTAAATCTTGGTAATTCGACAGCACTTAACGATGCGACAACGTCGAGCTGTGTGGTTGACGACTGGCTGTGGGAGGCGAGTGATAATGGCGGTGCCTTTGTCACAATCGGCACGACACAAAACATTCCAGCCTTCACCCCAGCGACTTCAGGTACGCATACGATTCGCTTAACTTCGACCTGCACAGGTGCTGGCATTAGTGATAGCGTCACACACAACATCGTTGTCACAGCCTTGGTCGCTGCAATGACAGTTAGTAGCACAGCGGTGTCTGCTGGTGATGTCGTCACCTTGACTGACACTTCGACATCCGTCAACTGCACGCCTTCAACTAGACAATGGGAGGTGAGCTTCAATGGTGGCGCTTACACGGCGGTTGGCACAGCCTCGCCACAAACGCACACCGCAACCACTGCTGGCACATACGACTATCGCTTGACTGTCACCTGTGCTGATGGCGTCACGATTGACACAGTGACCGAAACTGTCACAGCTACTGCTGCTTGCGCTGGCACAGAGACCTGTTACACTGTTTGCGCTCCATCTGCAACCTTCGCTGACTGGACCGATTCGACAGCCTGGGATGCAAGCAATGAAGACTTTGCAAATAGTGTCGTTAGAAATCAGGTCATCAGAGACGGTCTGCGAGTTTCCGCCCTGACTGACATCGCTGGCACTGGTATTAACGGCACAATCACAGGCGATGGTGCGATTAAGACAACTAACGCTGGCGTGAATGAATCAGGTGGTTCACTAGTCTTGCGCATCACTGACAATGGCACAAACGATAGACGTGCAATCGTTATGACCTTTGCTCAACCTGTGGATGTCACTTTCCAACTCGATGCCATGCGGTTGGGCCAGACTGCACAAATTACAGGCGATGGCAACTTCCACTACATTCCGTACTCGGATGGCACGCCACAAATTACGTCAGTGGTTGGTGATAATAGCGCTAATCTAACCGTCTCTACACCGAATGGTGACAGTACGAACAGAAGCGGCTTTGTTTGCGGTACGGCACTTACTCAGTTCAGACTTGAGTTTAGTTCGACAGGTAATGTTGGTAGTGTGGTCAACCTGTATTTCACAATGAGTGTGAAAGCGGCTGGCTCTGGCGCTACATACAAGGTCTGCGATGTTGGCGGCACATTGACAATTGTCAATCTCAACGACCCCAACGATACACCGACAGCTATCGGTCTTGACTGGGAAGAGTTGGCGGCATGTCCGTAAGATAAAACACTAGGGGGAGGGATTGGCCTTCCCCCTTAACTTAGAGGTGAGAATGGCAACCTATTATATTAGTCCAACAGGAGCAAACGGTAATTCAGGGGCGACGCCATCGTTACCTAAAGCTGTCTCCTATCTCAATAGCCTTGTCGCTGGCGATACAGCAATTCTGCTGAACGGCAACTACAATCAACGTATCTCTGTCTCAGGCAGAAATGGCACTGCGTCAAACCGCATCACAATTAAGGGTGAATCACAAGCAGGCGTTGTCATTAACGGTGGCTGGACAGGAGCGTCACCGCCTTGTTCCTCTTCTGGCGTTGTCTTAATCGGCGAATATGATGCCATGCTTGATGTTGTTAATTGTGACTATCTCGATATTGAAGACATCACAATTAATGGTTCGACTGGTGAAGCAATGGGCATGACGCTCTGCAATCACTGTAATGTTAGAAGAATTAAAACGAACATTTCATGGGGTGCTGGCTGTATCACGCAAGGCTCAAGCAGTGGTGGAACAACGACAAATGTCAACTTCTATGATTGCGTCTTCAATCGTCCAACAGAGGCTTGGAAATGGCATAATCAGACAGTTTGTGGGCAAGTAGTTGACTTTATTCAATCCTGCTTTGGCTTCTTCTGGAACGCCAGTAACTGTCGTGCCGAACGCTGCATCGTGCAGGACGGTGGTGCAGAAAGTTTAGTCGCTGGTAGAAGTTCGAGTAACATCACTTTTTATAAGTGTATCAGCTACAATGGGCTACACAATGCTGCCTATCTTGCGACAACCAGAAATAGCAAATTCCAATATTGTCTCTTCTACAACACTGCTGCTCTTGTCGCTGCTGAAGGTCGGCAGAATGGCTTAGTGTTTAGAGATGAGGCTGGTGCTTTGAATGGTGGCGCAACGACAAGCCAAGACAACTTAGTCGAGTATTGTATCTTTGTCAATATGGACAATGGCATTACATGGGGTGGAAATGCGACAATGGTGCGGCACACAGTCAGAAATTGCACCTTCGTTAACTGTGAACGCCCAATCATTCTTAGAGCGGCAGCTACAGTGCATGGCTACACCTACGCTCCAGCGACAGGTTGCGTATTTGAGAACAACATTCTCTATAATAGCGCAGTCGCAGGCACGAACACGATTGGGCAGACGGCAGGTATCACCTGGCGGAACAATTTAGTCTTTGGCTCAACTTTCCCAACAGCGGCGCAAGGCACTAACTATCTCACTAGTAATCCAAACCTCGCCAACCCTAACGTTACTGTAACCGCCCCGCTTGACCCAAACAACTACAAAATTGCAAGTGCCTCAAGCCCTGCGATTGGCTCTGGTTATAATAATGCGACTGCAACTGACTTTTTCTTAGGCACATTTAGTCCACCGATTGACAGAGGTGCGCATCACTACAACGCATCACCAGGCACACCAGTTGACCCCGACCCTGACCCAGTTGACCCTGGCACTTTGCCACCATTAACTTGTGCTGGCAATTTGCTCACGAACAATAGCTTCTCTAGCGGCTTGACTGGTTGGACGGTTGAAACAGATGGCGTGAGTGAAATTCAAGCCAGCACATTAAGAGTGACAGGCACGTCCGCCTATGCTGGAACAAAACAAGTCTATCAGGCGAACATTTCACTAACGGCTGGGCAGCAGTATCGAGCTGTGTTCACGGCTAGGTCTTCAACAACGCCTGTGTCAATCATCTTTCAATCAATGTTGCACACTGCTCCTTTCACGAACACTGGGTTGAACTATAGTGCTTCGTTAACCGGCACATATGTCCAGTATTCGACAACCTTCGTTGCCACAGCGACTAACACAAACAATCGCATCAGAATCACGTGGACTGACGGTGAATTTTGGCTTGACGACTTGTGCATTGAACCCATCATCGTGCCTACAATCGACGCTAGCTTCACATTGTCAGAAACAACGCTGAATGAGGGTGACACGCTCACATTGACTGACACTTCGACTTCAACCAGTTCATTCACAGCAATTTCGATTAACTGGGGTGATGGGAATACGACCACAGCGATGGAGAGCGACGACACCTACGACCATGCTTATCCTACCGCTGGCACTTACACTGTCTCAATGACTGTCACTAGTGCTGCTGGCACGGACACCTACACCCAAACTATCACAGTCGTTGGTGACATCGCTGCGAGCTTCACGAAAGATGAAACAAATGTCCTGACCGGAGAAGTGATTAACTTCAATAACACTTCGGCATCAAGCTCAGCTATCACGAGTTATCTCTGGAGTTTTGGTGATGAGTCTTATTCAACCAGTCAGAACCCAAAACATAGTTACTTTGAAGCTGGTACATACGAAGTAACCTTGACTGTCACTAGCGCTGATGGCACAGTGACAAGCGAAGCGCAAACAGTTGTTGTGCAAAACTTTGTCCCTGGCCCTAATGCGCTCTACGAAGTGTTAATCTGCGACCCAAGCCAAATGAAGATGATTCACCTCGTGCCAAGTTCCAATCCTGGCTATGTTTTGAAACAAGTTGGTACAAGCTATCAGTGGGCGTTTGACGAAACCTAACCAAATTATGCACTTTGCGATTTGTTTCGCAAAGTGCTAATTTAATAGCTAGCAGAAGTTTAATTTAGGAGATAATAATGGCTCAACAATCAGTAGCACGGAACGACCTATCTCGTGCGTTTATTTTCAAAAATGGCATTGATGTTTGTGTGCCAACCTATCAGTATTTCCCCTGCCTTGGTGTGGATGCTCTGACGCAAGACTTCGGTGACATCACTCGTGTCGAATGTCCTGACCCCTACAACTACGGTCAGTTTATCGAGGTTGCTCAAGTTCCTGGCGAAGTGGGACGTATGACCACAACCTTGACCACAAGACTTAGCAGAACCGAACTTTCACTCTTCCGTAACTTCGCAGTGAAGGGCTGCGGTTTCGACTTGCACTTGCACTTTGGTCTGTGTCAGAAACCCAACGACTTCAACGCTTTCGACAAAATGATGATTTTTGAAGACGTATTCGTCACATCCTACGGCACAGACGCCTTGACTGCTTTGCAATCTGCTGACCGTGAAACTATCATGGAAACGATTGACATTTCGATTGGCAACTATTATGAGATTGTTCCTTTGACTTTCTCGCAGCGTGACATTCCGCTTGTTGCTGGCCTGCTTCCTATCATCGATTCTGTCTATGCTGACAACTCTAGCTGTGGCGTAGATTGCGATAGTCCGAGCGATGGCTGCACCGATTTGTTTGCAATCACTTCAGACGGTGTGCTGCTTTGGTCTAGAGACAATGGCAAGACGCATACGCTTGGCGCTCAAGACTGGGATACGACGGCTGGAACGAACATTGGCATCGGCTTTTTGAACAACTTCGTGTTCACCTACGTTAATGACGCTAACCTGAGTGTCGTGTTCGCAACGAAGGCGGACGCCTTAGCAGACATTGCCCCGACTGTTGTCTCTAACTTCGCCGGCAATCCTGACGCCTATGTTTATCGTGACCTTGGGATTGGGGCTGGCGTTGCGGTCGTGGTCGGCAACGATGGCTTCATCGCTTTGACTGACAACCCGACTCGTGGTTTTGACGAAGTCTATTCTGGCGTCTATTCAACTGAAAATCTGACTAAGATTCAATTCAGACCGAACAGTGACACAGCGTTGATTGTCGGTGAGAATGGCGCTGTTGTCAGTTTGATTGGCGGTGAGTTTGAAGGCATCTTGACTACTGGCAGTGTGATTGCTGCACTTACCCTGACTGCTGCTCTGCCTGCAACTGACAAGAAATTCTTAGTTGGCGACACGCAAGGTAACATCTACTGTTCAACCACTCCTGAAGTTCCGTCAAGCTGGGCAATGATTCGGACGCCGATGTCAAACACAGGCGTTGCTGTCACTGACCTTGCCTATGTGACTAGCCACATCCTTGTCGCTTCGTTCGCTAATGGCGAAATTCTGATTAGCTATGATGGCGGTGGAACATGGAATCGTCATTTAACTGTCGCTGCGAAGTCTAATCACATCACAACTGCTGTGGCGAATGACATTTTGGTCTGCTCCTACAATCCGAACCAAATCAATTTCTATGGTCAGAATGGCGCTGCTGGCTATATTCTGAACGGGTTTGCTAACTAAAACCAAAACGCTCTAAACACAAGAGAGACTAGCTAATATTAGCCAGTCTCTCTTGTTTCATAGTCGCATATTTGACTCTAATCAGCCAAAATCAGATAATAAGTCAATATGACTCATTTTGATGTTTAAGGGAATTAACCATGCCTTTACTATGCCCTGATTGCAATAGCGACTGTGGACACATGATTAAGCCAGAGAGCTTAACGCCTGTCGCTATTCTATGCGATATGTCCACGCCTAAGAAAGATTACGAGCTATTGAACATTCTCTGTAATCCTGACAACGACCTTCCTGTTATTTCGGCTGTCGGCTTTAATCCTGCTGATGGCACGTTTGAGCTAAAATACTACAATCAGGACGGTACAGACTACACTGGCAATACTCCTGTATTGTGCACGAAAGACTTCTCCTACACGACACCATTAGTCTTCTGCCATAATGGTACAGATGTCACTAGAACTGATGTTTTCCAGAACGATTCTAACACGCCTCTTTTTAGCATTTGGCAGGATAAACTTGGTGCTGTTGTTGCTGCTCCACTTGCCGCTGACATTGTTGCTGGTTGGTGCACAGATGTTGACTACGAAACTTACGTTTTATGTGACGCTGGCAATAGTGCGAAACAATTTGTGCGTGTTGTCAAGTTCGACACAAACATTGTGCCAACCACTGTCGCTGACTACGAGCTAGACGGTCAGACAGTCTACACCGCCGTTGGTCCTATCACAATGTGCAATCCAAAGGTTGTCGAAGATATTTGCATTTTTGAGATTGCGACCGATAACTTTGTAGAAGCAGCGCTGATTGACTATTCACAAAATCCACCGAAACTTTATGAGTTTGGAACGAATGTTGAAAGAATTCTACAACCTACAGAAAGACTTGGTCGATGTAATGCCATCGAAATCTGTACAGAGACTGACGACCCTGAACTAAATGGCGAGTGTGGTCCTGGCGAAAATGTCAGTCTAACTCTTGTTGCTTCGCCAGACGCCGAAGTCTTGCAAGACACTTCGGCAGATACGTTGTGCGGTGGCTCTTGGTCGCACGCTCCAGAGACACCGAGCGCTCCATTTCCTATTAAAGAACCACTAACAGGAAACACGTTCAATGACGCTAACTGGGTTCTTAACGGCAGTGCGATGTTAACGGCAAACGGCATCATCGACGCCCCTGGCTCTGGTTGGTTACGTTTAACAAGTAATGCAAATGCTCAATTTGGCACAGCCATTCTCAACACAGCATTTCCGTCCACAGAAAGTGTCAACTTCGAGTTTGACTATGCTGTGTACGGCGGTTCAGGAGCAGATGGTATTTCAATTTTTTATCTTGACGGTGCGTTTCCGGTCACTGGCTCCGGCGCTAATGGTGGCGCTTTTGGGTATTCTTGGAACAACGCTTCCGGACAAAATGGCATTCCGCATGGCATTGTTGGTATTGCTCTAGACGAATTTGGCACATTCGCTACAAACAACACTGTCGGTGTGGGTGGAAATAATGCAGGCGGCAACCGAGTTACAGTAAGAGGTGCTGGCAATGCTGGTACGCCAGGGAGTAACACTTACCCATTTATTTCTTCAGACGCAATGCCCCCTGGAAAGAGTTTGCTAAACCATCCACGTTCAGCGCCATTAAAGGTTCGTGGTTCCATTCTAAATGAAGGCGGTCAGTTACTTCTTTCTGTCCAAATTGACTTTCAAGATGGCGACGGGTTCGTCGCAGTTGTCAACCGAAGAAATATTACTGCCGGTATCGGTGGTGTCCTACCGCCAACGCTAAAAATCGGTTTTGGCGGCACGACAGGCGGTTTTAATAACTTCCACGAAATTAAAAACCTGACTGTCTCGACAGCGAGCAAACAATACTGGCGCTCATTCCCAATCACACACGACACTGTCCCTGCTTGCGCTACGGAAGTGAAGGTATGTGTTGATGTCGATATTACTATCACTGACGATACTCAATCTACCAGAGGTGGTGATAGTGAAGCTGAACACTGGCTCCGGATTGTTGACATTGTCACGAACGAAACGCTTGACAATAAAATACTAGCTTCCGGTCCCATTAAAATCGATAAGAAATATACATTATCGGTTTGTACCGAACCTATCGCCATCAACCGTATCCCTAATCTACGAGTCTATGTTGGCACGGAAAGTTACGATATTAATGGTTCATATGGTTCTCTTTGGGAAAATTTTAATGTCAAAGTTTTTGCAATAGGCTGCCCAAAAAAGCAACATATCACAACGCCGATTTCAGCGCCATGCCCACTCGAAGTCATTATTGTTGGTGGTTCTGTTGATAGCACTGGCGGCGGCAATAGTACGACAGTCTATACCGCACCAGCAATCGATACTTCTCTCGTTTGTGCAGACGGTGCTCCAGCGTTGCGTTATGAAAGACGAGATGCAGACGGTACATATACACTACAGTTCTATGGGCTTGACGGCAATCTGGTAACACCAACGACTTGGACTCCAGGCTCGTGCGATGCGATTCAACCCGACAGTGAGCTAGAAATTCTGTGCGACGACAATCGCTCATTCCTAAGACGTTATATTTCTGGTGAAACTGGCATTACAGTTGTCAACACCGATTTCGATGGAACGACACTCTACACACCAGTTGGCACAGTTAGAAACTGCATTAGAAGTGGCATAGCAAACATTCTAGCCGATTGTTCAAATGTCTCCACACCTGTCGTTTCAATGGGACCGAACCTATTAGAAAACGGGGATTTCCAGAAATCGTCAGGGCTGGGTGCAACGTCTAACCCTGGCGCTGGTTGGACGACTGCCTACACACCTGCGAACAACATCTATGCGTCTGGCGTTCAAACCTATGCTTTCTTCAACACAAATGCCAGCGTTGTGACAAATGCTGCCGCTGCTGGCGTGTTGGCTCTGACTGGGCGTTCGATGGCTGTGAATGTTGGCCCAAATCTCGCAACGCCGATTATTTCTTGGGCGAACATCTATTTAGAGAATGGCTATCAGTATGCACTCGAAGCCGATGTTGCCATGCTAGGCGGACCTTTCGGCGTGGATATTCGCATCAATGGTGCAGTAGTCGTAGCTATGACCGCACCACCAACACTTAACACATGGCGCAAGACACAAACCGTCTTCACCTATGCTGGCGCTACTGGATATGCGACTATTGCTTTGCATTCCAATACCGCCGCCGCTGGTGGGAACGACCATTGTTTCGACAACTTCACGTTAAAACGTGTCACAGCAGCAAGAGTGGAAACAACGACACCTGTAGCCTACGATTCAACTGTGCGTGCTGTCATTGACCAGGTGCTCGAAATCGCTGGCTGTAACGATGCTAGACGTGACGAACTGCTTGCACAAATTCTGAACAAAGCGTCAGGTAGCGGCTATGTGACACCAGTCTGCGCTAACGGTGTGACCCTGTTACGCATTCTGACCGAGCGAAATACCATCGAATTCTTAGGCACAGATGGCGCTGCGGTCGCTGCTCCTGCGAACTACACCATTGGTCAATGTGCCGCCGCAGCAAACACAAATGTCACTGTTGAAACTTATCGTCTCGCTGGGAATGCGGTTGGTGTCTCGACAGCCTCAACAGCACCAGCCAGTAACCCGACAGTTGGCAACACAGTGACAATCACGCCACCTTTCAGAGCTTTGTCTTGGCAATGGCTGAGACAAACACCACACGACCCTGGCGATGGTTCGGTTGCAGCATTAACTGTGAATGGATTCATTTATCATGCAGGCAATGGTCCTATTTATCAAACAACTGGACAGTCGATTCAGTCGAGTTCAGGGCAGACGATTAACACGACCTACACGTTAACCGCATCTGGTCTGGCATTTGTGGAAGTGACGGTGATACGCTAATGAACACAAGTGTTACCTACTCTAGTGCTCAGAGTGAAGCAATCGATAAGACCATCTACACTCGCTTTGCTGATGTTCGGCGTAGTGACAATGGTCTTGTGACTTTCAAGCTTGGCGCAACAGGGACACCGTTCACAGCATACGCTTCTAATCAATATGGTGGTGGCTGGATTCTACTGGCGCAATTCGTTCATCGAGGCGGTACGAATCCAGCCATCACCACAATCAATGCACATAACAATCTTCCTGTACTTTCGACAGCACCACTAGGCACAGATGAATCAACAATTCCAACGCAATGGGGAACGATTTCTGCTACGTTTCTCAATCTCTTCCCAGACGCAACAACAGATTTAGAGCTATGGTTCTATGGACAGACGAACGCACATGCACGAGTGATTAGCTTCATCACAGACGCAATCATCGACAGATGGCGGACAAACACTGGAACAATGCTTGATGTCAGAGACAGGTACATCCTCCTACCAGAGCATACTGCCTTCTTACCAAGAGCAACCGACAGTTCTTACCAACAACAGAATGTCACTAACTTTCCATTTTATAATGCTGGCGACTACCATTGGGGAATTCGTGGTTTAAACACTCGCTGGGAGGTTGACGATTTTACCAATAACGACAGTCGGCATACGATACATCGAGTTTGGTGTCGTTATAAACCTGGCGTCACGCAACCGTTGGTCGTCAATGGTGATTTCCTACAGGGAAATGTTGGCTGGATACTAGCAGGGAATGTTGTTGTCACTGGTGGACAGGCTGTGTTTAGCGGCGGCGATACGCCAATCACAGGAGTTCTTTCGCAAGTTTGTGCTACAGAAGCTGGCTGCGAATATAACTTAAGATATAACGTCGGATTCGTCGGTGCTGGCCCAGGAATGCCGAGATTGCTTGTCGAAATTAGAGACGACGCAACGAACGCACTCATCGTGCCTGCACAGCTTTCTGTTGGTCAACCAGCAGCAACATACAATGTTCGTTTCACGGCAAGAGGGCAGACGAGGTTGGTTTTCATCGACAACACGACGAACACAACGAATAAAGATTGCACGTTAGATAACGTGTCATTAAGTAGATATATTCAAGGATAGAGAGATGGCAAGCAATTCAGGACAAGGCGGCAATAGTCCGTTAAATGCGGTTGAACAGGCACATATTTTTAATGCTGTTGGTGTGAACTGGACACCAGCTAATGCGCCGGTTGGAACAAGGGTGACGTCGGTGTCAATGTCTGTGTTAGTGACAGATGCGGCTAACTCTGTGACTGATAGCGATGGAACAGTGACCACGAACATGCCTGCTGGCTTTTCGCAAACTTGGCAAGCAGCGAATGGGGCGACACTCAATCCACCGCAAATCATCAATCCTGGTCCAGCAGGGCGGATTTTAATCACATTCACAGTGAGATAAAAAACTATGGCAACGAATAGCAGTTTTGTGACAGCAGGTTCAGGTAACGAAGATTTTTTCAGAAGTGGCACAGCAGCGTTACCAGCTAAAGCAGATGGCACGAATGATGTGACTGAGAACATTACACGTGCTGGTGACACAGGTTTTGGTCTTGCTGACCCAACGCAAGTCGCTGCAAAGGTCGATGTCAATGGTGCAGAAGTCCTACGCCCTGTTGCCATCGCTAACCGCACGGCGAATGGTGCCATTGGCACAGCAGTGACAACCGTGGATGTCAGCAGCAATCTTTTACTAACGCAAACCACAGCAAACATTTCCGCAACACTGCCTAATCCTACGAACACACAAGCAGGTAGGCTGTTGTACATCGAAAATGGAAATGCCTCGACCGTTGCAATTGCCGTTAACGGCGTCAATCTCAACCCTGGCACTGGCACACAGTTCATCTGGTCAGGAACGGCATGGATTGGGCTTGGTGGGAATGTAGAAGATTTCTGGCGGAGTGGTACTGGGGCAACTCTACCTGACGGCACAAATGATACTACAGATAGTATCACGCATAACGGTAATGTTGGTTTTGGTCTGACGAATCCGGCAACCTTAGCAGCAAGAGTCGATGTGAGTGGTTCAGCCGTCCTGCGTGCGTTAGCTCTAACAAACTTTGCTGCTAACGCTGCGATTGGCACTGCTGCGGCCACGGTTGATGCTGCCTCACACATCGTGATTCCACAGACAACAGCGAACATTAGTCTCACCTTACCTAACCCGACAAACACACAGTCAGGCAGAATCTTAGGCGTTCTAAACACTGGCTCAACACCTGTGACAGTTGGTGGTCTCGTTATTCCTAATGGCGTTGGCGCACAGTTTGTTTGGAGTGGGACAGCGTGGATTCCTGAGTCAAGTGGTTCAGCACCGGACTTCTGGCGAAGTGGCACAGGCGCAACCTTGCCTGACGGTGTGACCGACCCAAGTGATGCCATCGCTCACTCTGGGAATCTGATGCTTGGTCTCCTGACGCCTAACACATCTGCTGGACGTTTTGATTTGACTGGTTCAACAGTTCTGCGTCCTGTTGCGTTAGGAAACTTCGCTGCGAATGCAGCAATTGGAACAGCAGCAGCGACGGTTGATGTCGCTTCAACCATCACAATTAATCAAACCACAGCGAACATTGCAGTCACACTTCCTGGTCCAACGAACACACAGGTTGGCAGAATTGTGACAATCGCTAACATTGGCACAGTGCAATTGAAAGTTGGCGTTGTCTACTTGACCCCAGGTCGCTCTGCTTCATTCATTTGGACAGGGGCTGCGTGGTCGTTCATCGGCAATGAAGCAAGTTTCATTAATGTTGCTGCGTCAAGAGCAGCGTTAGCAACGGACCATTTGAAGACGATTCTTGCTGGTGCTGCCGCTATCACAATCACAGTGAACATAAATACTTTCCAATATGGTTTGTTTAGAGTTAGACAATCAACAAACGCAGGCATAATCACAATCGCTGCTGGCGCAGGTATGACGCTCGTTGCTCCATTTAGCGCTGCAACCCTTGGTTTAGCTGGCGCTGACACAATTGTCGAAGTTATAGGAACCACAGTGTACGTGTCATGATTTACGCAACCTTAGAAGACGTTTTACATCTATATAATGGCGGCGTGCGTTGGGAGACAGCCGTAATTCGCAATCCTGGCGCAACAGTTTTCACAATTCCAGCGAATGTCGTTGCTGTTCGTGTCTTTGCTGTAGGTGCTGGCGGTGGCGGTGGCGGTACGAAACAAGGCAGGAATGGGCCATCGTCAGGTTCTGGTGGTGGCGCTGGTGGATTTAGTGCGTCAACCTTCCTAGTCACACCTGGCACGAACATTAACATGACAGTTGGCAATAATGGCGGCGGTGGAACTAGTGGTAATGCGAGCGCTGGTGGTGCAACGACTGTCACTTACGCCCCTGCTGGTATTAATCTTGTTGCTAATGGTGGAGCTGGCGGTATAGAGGTTGGTGGTAACGCACCTGGTGCTGCTGGTGGAACTGCGTCAGGCGGTATGGTGAATGTGACAGGTGGCAGAGGTGGAGCTGGAAATAATAATTCGGCTAGAGGCGGTGGCGGTGGCGGCACAATGGGGAATAATGGTGCTGGCTTTAATGCTGGTTGCTTGAGTAATAACTTTGAACTCTACTTTGCACTTGGTTTAGCTGGCGCAGCAACGAACTATTGTGGTGGCACAGGTGGTCAAGGTGGCGATGGTGGCGTTGGTGGACGTGGCTGCGGTGGTGGCGGTGCAGGAAAGCAGAGAACCAACACAAATCGTGGCGGCAATGGTGGCGATGGCTACGTGGTGATTATGATGGCTAGGAGAAGATGAGGCAAAGATGTTGAGCACCTGGAGGGGCGAAGATGTTGAGCACCTATGTTGAGTTGACGCTTTTAGTTGTAGCTGTTATGACAATCACAGTTGCACTTTCATATGTAGTGAAATTCGCCTTGATGCGAGTCCTACGAAACACATATCGAAGTTTCTTTTCTAACGCTGCGCAACTGTTTATCATTGTCATTGGGATTGTCACTGCACTGCGCTTAGCTAATATTGATTCGACAATTCTGCTAGCTGTCCTTGCAATAGTCACAGCAGGCATCAGTCTTGCCCTAGACCAAAGTGTGAAAGACGTCATCGGCGGTGTCAAGATAATTCTTTTCAAATATTACAAAGTCGGCGAATATGTTTCGTTCGATGATATTAAAGGCTTGGTCTTAGACATCAACCTTTTCTCAACTTCACTCAATGTCCAACCAAAAGGTTTAGTGGTTGTTGCTAACTCTAAAATCGTTGACGGCATCATCACCAACCATTCAAGACTCGATTCTGTTCGCTTCTTTCTGCAAATCCCTGTCACTGGCAAGCACAATCGAAACTATGCGCTATCACGAATCAAAGAAATTATCGATAAACATCCTGGAACATTGACAGGCGAGTCAAGAGTATTCCATCTATGGATTGATGGTGCGGAAACCTATCGTGTTCAATTAGAAATCATTGAATACGACAAACGTGAAGAAGTCGCAACAGACATTAGCGTGCGTCTAACGGAACTCTTAGAGGAATTAAAAGTCATTAATGCCAGCTAAGAAAATAATGCTGTCCGTGCTGATTTTAATATATTTCATCCTAGGAGGGTTCGGTGTCACGAATCCTCTTTCTTCTAATCGTCTGCTTGACGACCACCTAAATGTCAATGTGTCTGAAATCTTTTCTAACACTAACGCTAATTCTAACGCTAACGCTAGCTTGCTTGCTTCAGATTTCACTGAGAATGACACTAGCTTTGGTGTGAATGACGGCATTCACCTTAATGACCTGATGGTTGTTTTCCTCGCTCCTAATCCTTTAGTCTGGAAACTGAACACCATTGTACAAGATAAGGTTCCAAACCCGATTTCGACTGAAATAGTACCAATTTTAGAGCCAAAATCAACCGAAACGCCATTCGCAACACCGATTTCGACAATTGAGCCAGAAGTCACGGAGGTCAATGTTCCGACAACTGTTTCGACACCTAGCCCGAATCCATCACCTATTAGAAGCGAAACGAGAATTGAAGCTTCAACAGCAACACTGGAAGCAACGCAGACGCAAACATTAGTTCCAACTTTCGAGCCTTCTGCAACATCATCACCAGCATCGACAAGCACACCAACGCCTGAACCAGCATCAACATTGACATCGACGTTTGAGCCAACGCTGACAACGACACCAACAACAGCACCAACGCTTGAATCAACATTGACTCCAACGTTTTCGCCAACTGCTGAGCCTTCTGTGACATCAACGCCAACGTTCGAGGCAACATTCACAGCAACGCCTGAACCCACATCAACATCGACTCTGACGCTTGAACCAACATTGACAGCAAGTGCTACAGCAAGTGCTACAGCAAGTGCTACAGCAAGTGCTACAGCAACATTCACAGCAACGCTTGCAATTGCACCGACCTACACGCCGAGGCCAACATTGACGCCACGTCCTACATATACATTATTACCGACCTACACACCGAGGCCGACCTATGGCTACAATTAAGCACTTGGCACTATTGGTCTTGTTATTTATCTCATCTACACTTGTGGTAGCGGCCCAAACACCCTACCCAACAGCAACACCCTACCCAACAGCAACTTATTATCCGACACAAGAACCATACCCGACAGCAACTTATTATCCGACGCCTTACCCAACATATCCATTAGCCACAGCAACTGGGACGAGCACACCGACTATAGAACCAACAGCAACACCAACGTGGGTGCTGGTTCCAACACTAACACCAACACTAACACCAACACTAACACCAACACTAACGCCAACACTAACACTAACACTAACACTAACACCAACACTAACACCAACACTAACGCCAACACTAACACTAACACTAACGCCAACACTAACGCCAACATTGACACCAACATTGACACCAACATTGACACCAACATTGACTCCAACGCTGACTCCAACACTTTGCGCTATAACGAGTTCCCATCCTGGTACGCATTTTAGTCGTTGGTGGAGTGGTCCTGGCGTGGTATCAGGAGTCGGTGGTGGCGACCCAGGACCAAATCTCAACAATGTTTTTAACACAGTTGACGACTACGGGATGCCTTATCGCTTATCTGCTGCACCCAACCTCGTGCGTTGGTTAACTGGCGCTGGTTTTGGCACAACTTCCAGTGGTTTAGCGACAATTAGTGAGGCGTGGATTATAGTTCCTGTCGGTGTGACGAGTCTATCAATCAGACAAGTTAATCACGGCACTGTGACGCTAGGTTTCTACGCAGGACCATCTCTGGAAACTGCAACAAGACTATCCTGGAATGCCTACAACGGAACATTGACGATAAATGACTTAAGCAGTTATCCAGAGCTTTGCGGTCAAAAGATTGTATATGTCCGTGGGTACACCGCCGATGGGTATAATGTCACAGGTCAGTGGTTTCATTGGGACTTGGGGAATGGGTTTGTCGTTGTTCCTAACTCAAACCTTCATGGCACCAACCCCATTGATGATTCCTATCCATCGTTATCACCAACCTTAACGCCAACACCGACAGCAACAGCGACAAGCACACCAACGTGGGTGCTTGTTCCGACCCCAACGTTGACTCCAACAGAAACCCCAACGTTGACGCCAACATTGACACCAACATTGACACCAACGTTGACTCCAACGTTGACTCCAACGTTGACTCCAACGTTGACTCCAACGTTGATTCCAACGTTGACTCCAACGTTGACTCCAACGTTGATTCCAACAGAGACGCCAACGTTGATTCCAACAGAGACGCCAACGTTGACGCCAACGTTGACACCAACGTTGACACCAACAGAGACTCCGACGTTGACTCCGACGTTGACTCCAACGTTGACACCAACGTTGATTCCAACAGAGACGCCAACGCTAACACCAACGCCTGTGACTATGCTCTACAATATTGGAACAAACTATGGCAGTCACTGGAGCAAGAGCGGTAATGTTGGAATTTCAGCGACCGAGGCTGTCTACTCTAGTGGCAATTCTGTTGTTAACGGTGTTGTTTGGCAAGACATCTGGACAGGCGTAGGGAAGGCGTACACACTTAAGTTTACTTTAACATCGATTGGATGTCTTAGCAGTTCTGGTATCGCAAGAGTAAAAGTGACTGTCGAGAATCTGACTACCGGACAGATAGTTACAACAGTTGATAAGACGACTGTCACGACAAATAATACATTGACTTTCACAGGCGTTGGCTCGATTAGAATTCAATTCAGCGACATTACACTCAATACAAACAATTGTGATTTAGTTTTATCAAACGTGCAATTTTAGTCTGTTATATTTCTACAACTTGAACAGCAGTCAGTATCGAATGTATAATTGAGACGTCATCAATGCTGTCTACTTTGTTCCTGACGTAAGAAGGCAAAAATATGAGTGTAACGGTGCGTGACAAAATGGTTGAATTGAGTGATTTACTAAAACAAGATGAGAGCAAAGTCTTGAAGAAAATCTTTGAGTCAATGTTCGACTTGGTTTTCATTGTTGATAAAGAATTTAATATTCTGCAAGCCTCACCTTCGATTAGAGTTTTAGGCTACACACCTAGCGAAGTCGAGCTTAAAAGCATCTTCATCTTGGCTAATGACAATGCTGTCATGAATAAGGTGTTCGATAATCCAAGCAATGGGCATAAATTTGTTGAAATTGTGCCGTTGATGAACAAGAACAAAGAAATCGTTCACTACGAGTTCTTCTGCACGCTGATGAAAATTGATGAAGAAGATTTCTTCATCGTCATTGCGTCAGATGTCAGTGCGAAACTGTTAGCAGAAAGTGAACTTAAAAAGCATTCTGAAAATATTGAAGCAGAACTAAAACAAGAGCGACAGTTTCGGCTAGACCAAGATAAAACAACGCTTCAGAAAACCATCACCAAGTGGCTGATTTTTCTGATTGGTTTTCTAATAATGATTCCATACGTTGGTGGAGCAATCTTCAATCTACCATCAGAATGGACAAATTCGACTTTCAATGTTCTGTTAATGGTTGTTGGTTCGTTGGCCGTCGCTGTCTCTAGTATTTTTAACACGAAGCAAGCAGAGACGAACAGTAACAGTAATAACACAGTTGAGATTAAGAAGTAGGAGTTATCATGCAAGAGTTTCAGAATCTAGATTTAAAAATTGATAAGGACAAGGTTAGTGTCAAGAATCCTTTAGCGAGCAAGACAATCATCGCTAACGCACTAGTTCTAGTCTTGACTTTCATCTCTGTCGTCAGTCCAGAAGCACTAAACATTGACCCCAAAGTCTTACTCATCGCTAGTGCTTTCATCAACATTGCGCTAAGATTTGTGACTAGCGAAAGAATTGCCTTTGGTGTTGAAGATGAAAACTAAGCTCTATCACTATAAAGCTAAAGTTAACAGAGTGATTGATGGTGACACGATTGACGTTGAAATCGATGTTGGTTTCAACTTCTGGTTGCATAATGTCAAGGTAAGATTCGCTAGAATAAATGCTCCAGAAACTAAAGGTCAGAGTAAAGAGTTTGGTTTAGTCACTAAAACCTATGTCACTAGCCTAATTGAACATGAGACTGTGATTCTACATGTCCTAAAAACTGATGATAAATATGGCAGAATTTTAGCCGATGTCTACTATCACAACGTCGAGACCGACACTTGGATTAATCTAAATCAAGAACTTGTTGAAAAGAATCTTGCCATTCCATTCATGACAGAGATATAGAAAGATGAACTACTATCGAACGCTAACTGAACTAAATATTAGAGACAAGCCAAATGGTCAATGGCTAGGTACAATGCGACCTGAAACCATCGCCTACGCTCTAGCAGAACCTATCCAACTTAGTGAAACTTGGTGGGTTAATGTGTTCGCCTATGACACTCATGGCATTTGGATTAATGGGTTTAGTGCAATAAGTCAAGCTGATACTGTGTTCATGGAGGCATTTGTACCACATGTTAAGCTAGGCAATCCTTATCGTGGTGAAACGCATGTAACACAACTGTTTGGCGAAAACCCAGCGATGTATCAATCTACATTCCCTGGTCTTGGCCTAATGTTTCATAATGGCATCGATTTCTCTGGTTTACAGAATACGCAAATCTATAGCGTTGCACCAGGCGTTGTTGAAGTAGGTTTTGACGCTAGAGGCTATGGTCACTTCGTTAAAATCACTGGCGCAACACTAACAATCGTCTATGCTCATATGCGAGACCTACAAGTGAATTCCAATCAGTATATTGAACCTGGTACATTGATAGGCTTTGAGAGTAATTCAGGTGGTGAACATTATGGCATGGGAAAACACTTGCATATTGAAGTTAGAAACAAAAACCTTTATAATTACGATAACGGAGCACTAGGGAGAATAGATTTACTGCCTTATCTTGATTGGAGCAACATCACTTTCCCTAACTACTGCTCTATTCTAAACACGTTCAAATGACAGAGGCTAATTGACATGAAAGTTAAAGATTGGGATTTGATTGAAACAGCTATTGAACTTCATTTAGCAAAGAAAGATTCAACAGCGTTAGTCCTACTAAAAGAAGCGTTAGACTTTTCTGATGAAGTTGGTTGCGCTAAAAATTGCTGTTCTAATCAAGCAGAAACAGAAGCGAAAAACAACGTTGAGAGCGAAGCGAAAAACAACGTTGAGAGCGAAGCGAAAAACAACGTTGAGAGCGAAGCGAAAAACTATGGCTTGAATAACTATTCTGACGCTGACGACCCACGAGACGCTCAAACAGCTAGAAGTCACATTGCTGACAAATCAGTTCATCTGATTGTGCACACTAAACCAGAAAGAAAATATAAACTTCACTCTGTTCGTTCTGTTGGTGATGCTGATGGTAATGGCGGACGGCATGTTGCTAAAGTCAGAGTTCCTTCAAGTTTTAGTGGTCAAGTTGTTCTAGCTACTGGTTACAATGGCAATCCAGATAAATTTGATGACCAAATTCCACACTCTGTTGGTCAAGAGGTTGTCATTGACGGTAAATTCAAACTACCAGCATTAGGTCCGCTCGCTATCTTTCTAAAAGAGAACGGAAAAATTGTTTCTGATGTTGTCGGTAACATCGGCTTACCAGATGGATTGCACTTCTCGTTTAATCTTGATTTTTCTGAACGCTAACAATTTGTCTGCTAACTAAAAAAAAAGACTTGAAAGCTAGATTAGATAGCTCTCAAGTCTTTCTTTTTAGGCTTATTCTCAAACGCCCGCTCGCTCTTTTTAAAAAAGAGTGAAAACCGTTATTACCTCTATCGCTTGAGGCTCTCGACAAAGTCTCAATCATTCTAACATACTGATTTGCGTTTGTCAAGCTTTCTCGCAGAACCCACTAACTCGTGTGAAAGCTTTTTTAAAATGAGTTCTGCGAAAACACTTGACAAGAGTTAAAAGTCGTGATATAATATCAGCATCTTCAAACGTTAGAGCACGTTCGACTTCAGCTTGCCTGTTTGAAGACTACGTCAAAAAGTCCAAACACAAAAAACGACTTAGAGAAATCAATCTCTAAGTCGTTTTTTTGCGTTCTTTCGCTGCTTCTAGAGAAAAACAGACAGCAAGAATTTTAGAACAACTTTCGTTTCAAACATAGATAGCACTATCTCAACGTGGTTGATGTTAAGGTAGAAGTCGTTGTCTGTTCTTTCTAGTTCGATTGTGACTCGATTAATTTCGATGGTTCGCTTGTCAGACGATTCGTTAGATTCAATCAAAGTGAAGAAGACAGTTCTTAGCAATTCTAAATCTGCTGATGCGAACAGATAGAAGCGAAAACGCACAGTTTCAGAACAGATGTCAATGTTCAACTTATCAGGTTCTGATGTTAACAGTAAAAAGTCATCTTGTTTAGTGATTTCTAATTCCAAAGTTCAGCCTCCAAAGTACATAGACAGGAATAACGACAGTGAGCAGATAGAAGACAATGATTTGTGTTGCGCTAACTTGCTTGACGTTGTCTCCAATGATTTCCAACACTTTGTCAACATAGACGAAAATCACAACAACCTTGATTAGCAACTCTAGCATAACTCTGTCCAGAATTTATAGAACAAAAGACTTGCTTCATTGTCGAGCACAATTGACATATCATTCACGCTGACACGATAAGTATAAGCGTCAGCGAGCGAAATGTCAAACGCTTGTCCATTGACGATGAAGCTTTCATGTTCTAGCACGCTGTCTAACGCTTGTCTAAAACTACTCACAGTCTCTGGAATGTTGGCTAAGGCAAAGTTTTGTTCTGTCGTTGCTGTCTGAAACAGAACATAGAAACATTGCGTTCCAACTTGAATTGTCAACGCTTCACACTCAGTGCAGAATTTAAACGTTATCAAACAGCACACCGTCCCAGTCTTCACAAGCCCAAACAATCGAATTGCCTTGCACATCTGCTTCAACAACGCCTGTCGCATCAAAATAGCCAGCGAAATTGACAATTTCTGGTTTGTCGTAGCAAGCTGAAATGTTCGTCACAACATTGCCTGATTCGCTCGACTCCATCACAGAAATGAAACTCTTGCCACCGTCTGCGCTCATCCAAAGCATGTTTATGCCGTGAAAGTTAGTTGCAGCATAAACGATGTCACCATCAACATTCTCTAGTGCTGTCACTGTGCCTAAAATGTTAGCAGAGCGTTGTACATTCCCTTGACAAACATAGTAGAGGTCATCTTCAACAGCCGCCAGAAACGAGCAGCAAGAGATAGCTTCAACGTGATGCACAATCCCTGCGCCATTGTTTAGATAGTAAGTTTGCGCAAGCTTTGTGTCGAGGTCTAGTTGTAAAACTCTACCATTGTTTGCAGAGATGAACGCTGTCGAGCAGTCGTCACAAATGCTAACATCAGTGTACGAAATGCCTGTCAATGGCAACGTTCTGTTGCGCAAGACTTCATAAGTCTTTGTCGCAGTGTTGTAGAGCACAATGTTCGTGTCACCAACTAATACAACAATTTGTTCGCAACCGTCAGCAGAAATGAGCCTCTCTCCTGTCGGCAATACTGTTGACGGAATTGTGACTAAACTCGCACCAAGCGTTGAGCGAATTGTTGAGCCGAAGTTCCCATTCAGATTGACATAGTTAAAGCTCGTCCCATTTCCACCCTGCATGACGTTGCGATTAACAGGTGTAGCGCAGTCAATTTCATCACAGAAGGCTAAGCTGAACACCCGCCAAACATTCCCATCTGTGCGATAGAGAATTCTTGGCTTGACGCATTCAGCAGCACAACCACAGTCTGTGTTACATTTAGCTAATTGAACTAAAAATGTTCCTGATGTGTTTGGACATAGACAGCAACTTGTGTCGCACGTCGTGAAACTGTCAATGATAGGACCATCAGCAAGGATAGTAGCGACACTTAGCGTAGGTTTGGGTGCAGTGAAGGCGTACATGGTCTCAAAGTTGAAATCAACCGTTTCTGTCACAACACCTTGTTCTGATTCTTGCTTAGCAAAGATGTTAGTCAGACTATAGTTCGTCACTTCAATATTTTGCAGCACAATGATGCGTTCAAACTGCGCAAAAACACTTGGGTCGGTGCAACGCCCAATGTGAATCTGAGCGTCGAACAGACAGCCTTGCTGGTAGAGTTCCTCTAACACACTATTGCCTAAGCTATAGTTTGTCGAGAATGAACCTGAACCACTTTCTTCTTTCGTTTTGATTTCAGTCACAATGTCGAAACTGTCGTAGCTCGTTGGCGAAGGACAATAGATTTTCTGTCGCTCCGCCTTACTCTTACTCAAGTCACCTACACTAATGCAAGAATGATAGGTGTAGTCTGAACAGCAGCAGTTCGATTGTGCACGCTTGAGAAAAAGTCTCGTCTGATTGTTAATCACAACGTCGGAATTCTTTCTTCTTTTTAATCTTGCCATTTACTTATATTCCCATAGATAATCGGGAGTAGTTGCCGTCCCACCGAACCAAAAACCTGTGCCGCAATTCCAAGGACCGTTAGCAGCAACCCACGTCAATGCTTCAGCATCTGTCGGATTATTGCTGTCTGCGAACGCTGTGCTAGGAATCGCTTGATAGGTTAGACACTCATCTGTGGCTAACACACAGAAAGTTTGCTGGAAAGAGTTCGTATTTCCGTTACTATCCGTCACTGTCAACGTCACTGTATAAGAACCAGCTTGTGAGACTGTGAACGTTGGGTTAGGTGATGTCGTGCTTGAGAACGTCAACGTTCCAGGTCCGGAAGCAGTCCAAGCGTGTGTTAGTGTCACACCGTCTTGCGTTGATGTTGACGAGTTGCCATTCAACGAACCGCCCAAAGGTGTTGTCGTGTAGGAAAAGAGGGCAACAGGCAATGGCGTGCCAACAGCGACACTAAAGTCAATGCCAGCCGCTGTGACAGCGATTATCACACTACCATCTGTCGATGTGAGATTGACAACTTCGTTGCAGCAAATGTCCTGCGAACCAGAAACTGAACTAAATCTTAAACAACAGCTTCCTTGCGTTGTCCAGTTGGCACTATTGCAAGGGTCCGCTCCTGTCAAAACCCAAATTGAGCCATCCGCACCAACAAACGTCGAACCAGGCTGAGCAGAGCTTAGACAAGTGACGGCACAATTAGGAATGTTGAAAACGTCTGAGCTAAAATTACTCTGACAGCACGCCATCGTCATCACCTCCTAACATTTGTTCAGAATAGATGTAGAACTCTGCGACGTCTAAGCGTTCGTCTTTCTCGCTTTCTGCTTCAACCTCGCTAACTAGATTTTCATATTCAATATCGTCAAGCACATCTTCAGGCCCAAGTAGGAACTTCTGAAACTCACCATAAGTGTCATTCGTGACAGGTTCAAGGAACCCAGCGTTCACTGTCTGCTCTTGGCCTGGGACTAACGCAACTCGACTAAACTTATTCGCTTCTCCCCATCCTAAAACTGGAAGATAGGAGATTCGCTTCTCTGCTCTATCTAAAAACTTTGCAATTATCATCTTCACTCCAAACAATTCGCTGAAATAAACACATAGAAATAGTTGTTATTATGTTCGTAGTAGCCGACACCAACCTCATCCTGATTGTTAAAAAAACCGATGCCGAGTAGATGGTCGTGGTGCGCTGCACTATTTCTTAAACGTTCGTAGGCATCTGTGACTGTCTGCGAACCAACTGCAATCGATTCAATCTGATTGCCATTGTCCGCAAACCCTGTCTTACATCCAAAATCAGCAGCCAGTTTATTTGAACAATAACCGTTAATACAATGCGCCACAATGCCCGTCTCAGCCATTAACTTAGCTTTGTAGTTTGCAGCGTTGACTAAACGTTCGTCTAAACGCATCACTGGCCGCTGTTGCTCAATATCAGCAGACCAGACCTCGTAGCCCTGCTGCTGAACCGATAGTAACATCAAAATGAGCGGTAGCATTAGTTTCATTATAACGGTTTTCCTTACTTAATCAAGTTCTAGTTCGTCAAGCTTTCATGCGTGAAAGCTTGACAAATTATACCGCATGTGCTATGCTTTCAGCAATAAAAACATCAAGAAAAGCTTGTTAAAAAGAAAGTGTTAAACAATGTACGTAGAATTCACAAATTTTCTAAATGAGCGTGACTTGAACCTAGAACTGCTGTTTAGCTACGGCTCGCAGGTCTATAATCTAGATAATGCGTCGAGTGACTATGACTTGATGGCTGTCGTGTCGCAGCAACCAGACACCTACCTTGGACTGCACGATGCGAATCGGTCTTGGGGTCACTTCACGCACGACAACGTCACTGTGCAATTTCTTGATTTGAAACGCTTCTATCAGCTTGCCGAAAGTAGCAATTTCACGCTCTATGTTGGACTGCGGAATTTGACCTTCACTGCACCCTTGCAGCTACCGAACCCTCGCACGTTTAGCTTGCGCAAGCTTGCACATCATTGTCTTGGTCTTGTCGATAACAAAAGTCAACGTCAGTATATGAAGGCATACAGCGCATTGTTCGTCATGTTTCTAGTGCAGAACGGGCATCATCCAGCAAGTCTTGACTATCGCTATCTACTAGACAATGTTCGCTCTGTTCCTGACAATGTGAAACGGCTGCTCGAACTTAAAAAGACAGGCGAGGCAAAACTCTCTGACGTTGCCGTAAACGCACCGTACACGCACGATGAAGTTAACTTTCTATCTGACGAAAAACACTCTTATAATGATTTCTGGCTTGATTGGCTGAAGGAGCGCTATGTCTTCTAGTAACGTTTGGTCGAACTACGACTACCTTGAACAAAACATCGAAGTGCGTATGATTCTTGACTCGCTTCGTGAATCGAACGGCACAAGAGTTTCAACAATGCTCTGGCGTGTGCCAAGATTTCTGTTACCGCAACTGAACACTTACAGAACATTTTCAAGAAATGTTTCAAGCTGTTTGACTGGCGACAACGAACTCTACTTCGACAAACCAGTTGCTATTGCTAAAGGTAAACGCTTTCTCAACAAAGTGTCTTTAGACACGCTCTATCGAAAATGGACCTACGGCAATTCGATAGGCAGAACTCAGAAACATGTCGTCCGTGCACTGTGTTTGCGTTGTTACGATTTCGACAAAAATGAATTTAAACACACCCATATTCGTGACATTCGTTATGAAGGCTTGAAAGAGGTCTACAAAGTAACATTCTCTAACAAATTCACGCTAACCCTAACAAGCGACCATCGTCTACTAACCACAGAAGGTTGGAAGACGCTGCAAGACTACGGTTTACATGTTAAAGCTGACGGTCAGTGCGAATGGAACGAAGGACCGAAAATTGCTGCCAACGAAAAGCTAACGAAACCAAGTGGCCCTCATCCACGCTGGGTGAGAATTAGAAATATAGAATATGTTGGTGTTGAAAAAGTCTACGATGTTGAAGTTGAGGACGAAAACGAATCGTTTGTCTGCAATGGCATCGTTGTTCACAACAGTCGTGCTAAACGTTTTTCTAAAACTGTTTCAGAAGTCCTCGACAATCCATATGTGCCGTACATCTGGCAAGCTGACCATGCTGGAATGCAGACGGAAGAAAGATTAGAAGCTTGGAAAACACCGATTGCGAACTTTCTGTGGAATGCTTCAATTCAAACTCAAACCTTTTGGGCTGGCTGTCTCTCAAGATTAGGCGTCTCGAAACAATACACAAATCGTCTAATTGAACCTTACATGTATGTTGACTATCTCGTGACAGCGAACGATTTTGACAATTTCTTGACGCAACGTGACAGCTTTCACGCTCAATTAGAAATCCAAGTGCTTGCCCGTCGCCTACGTCTAGCACTAGAATGCAGCGAACCAACAGTGCTAAAAACGAATGAATGGCACCTGCCGTTTGTGACTAATTCTGAAAAAGAGAACATGTTTGATGCAATCAGACTAAGTGTTGCACGCTGCGCTCGAACCAGTTATCTTGCACCTAACATTGAAACAGACAAACAAGCTGACTTCAAGCTGTTCGCACGTTTAGCTAAAGACTATCACCTATCACCTTTTGAACATCAAGTCGTGATGTCAGGAACTTGGGGCGGGAATTTGCAAGGCGTGACACAACTTCGCAAAGTTCTCGAAACTCACCTTACCTTCACTGATGGCGTGTTCAATTTGAAAGAGTTTGAAAATTTGTTAATGAATCGTCTTTCTCTGTTCGACTAACATTCGTGCTAAACTTGCTGCTGCTCTCTCTGCTCTCAACAATCATTGTCTATGTCTGCCTTGTTGCTGCTAGCAGAGCAGACGAAAAATCCCGCCGTAAGTTTAGAAAACGGCGGGATTATGGCTGACGCCAGACAGCTATGGCTGAAGCCTACTTCAAGAACTCTTCGCTAACCCAACCTGTGTAGTGAGTGTTAGGGACACTAACGTTCGCCCAACCGTTCGTCCTCGAATGAACCTGAACAGTTTGGCCTTCGACTAAAACAGTCAGAATCTTCCCCTTGACCATCGTTTCCCTTAAATTTAAACCAGCTTCAGCAGCCACTGTCATGAACTTGCCAGTGCTTGGAAAGGTTGGTTCAATTTTAATTGGCGGTTTTGCGGAATAGTTATGCCGATAATCCCACTGAAGCGATTGCTTGAAATCTTCTAAACTTCTGTCATCAATATGCCATTTCGCATCGCTAGCATTAAATCTGAATAAGATGCCAGCAAGAATTTTCTGCTGCTCTTTCTGGTTCCATTCATTCAGTTTGTGATAAAACGTCTGCACCCAACGTCCAGAGTGATTTTCGCTCCAGGGGCCATCACCGTTAGCCTCAGTGACTAGAACTTCGAGATGTTTAAGCTCAGCAGGAATTGCGTGCATCTGTTCATAGAGGTTTTGAAAGCTAAATTCTCGATGTTCATAGGGCGGGTTCATCTTCTGACTAACATCAAACTTTTCTAACTCATAACCTTTTGTGTAAGCGTGAAATGAAAAGAAATCAATCTTTTCAAAACCAATCGCTTTTGCTAGCTTAGGAATCAAATCAACCCAGTCACCTTCAAACGTCGGATTCCAGGGCGCTGGCGGAGCGAATGTTACCTTAGCATTAGGATTCGCACGCTTAATCGCTGCATAAACTTTAGCGTAACAACTAACATAATCAGACAACGAAGGCTTGATGCCGTCGGGCCATTCCCACTCAAGCGAAAGCTCGTTGCCGATTTGATAGTAATTGATGTTGGTCGAATTTCTGACAAACTGTTCAACCCTGCTTGCAAACTCGTCATACTTGTCTGGTCTTGGTATCGTGCCTGTTCTCCCATACCCCCAGTTCAATCTGACAATAGGCGTCAAGTGAGGAACGTCCCACTTTATTCCATCATAGTTACCAGAAATTTCCGTTAACAGTAAGACCCAAGCCTCTCGACCAGCGTCACGGACAATGTTCGACCAGCGTTCGTCGAACTCATGAATTCCGTAAATGTTTTTTGACATCTTCACTCCTTTTTAAATTAGCGTCTTGAACCTTAGCATAGCATTCTAACAAGCAGTTTTCAATTTCGCTCAAATTCGTGCTTGACAAAGTGTTGAAGATGGGATAGGGTTAAGTCACTCTCAAACGTCAGTAGTAAGTTCGACTTCACCTTAACTGTTTGAAGAGCGATTTAAAAAAGTCACACAAGTTTTGTCTGATTCTTGTTAAAAATCAGACATTTTTCTTTTTAAAACTGTCCTTCAATCGTTCTAAAATTAAGGTTCACGCACCATGCCTCAATTCTATGTCGCTTTTCTAAAAACTGAAGAAAAAATGTTAGAAGCAGGTATTGTGACGAAATTTGAAGCTATCACAGTGACACCTGTCATCAAGTTCGCAGACGTTCCTGCAAGCGAATCGTTCCCTATTGTCGCTGTTCGAGCACCTGCTGGTGTGCGCTTTCTTCTTTCGAGTCACACGCATGTCGTCAACGAGCTTGGCACAATTGCTGATACTGTTAGCGCAGAACATCTGCAACAAATGCTTCGCTTCTTTGAAAGTTGGGCTGCTTCCTCACCAGCAACAAGAGAGTTAAAACTAGTACGTTAAAGGAGCCATCTTGATTCGATTAATCTTAACTATCATTCTCTCACTCATCCTTTTTTTTTCAGCTTTCTATATTCTAAAAGCTGAAACAATTGCCCCAGTCCCTCCTGTTTTAATCGCTGACGATGGTGACATCTTAACGCTTCACTATCGCCTCCCCTATGCTCGCAGAATTGCTGTCACTTACTCCTACGCTGATGGTGCAATCATGAATCGCACTTTTCTCGAACCTGTTCAGCATCGTGGTGTGACTGCAAATTTGACGATTTTTAACGCAGCGAGTCTACGAAATGTTCAAATCGTCGTGACTTTGCAAGACAACAGCATTCACACTTTCGAGCCGAGAGTTGTTGGAGAGAATGCACTCTTCATTCCATTAGTCGATGCCAATGGTGGTCCGAACAACGCTTTCACACTACCGCACGATGGCACATTGACTTTCTTAGCTGATGGTCAGATGCGAGTGCAAGTGAGGCTTGGTGCATACGATGTGATTCATGTTAGTGTTAAGTCAACGGCTGGCACAGTGTTCGAGCTATTTTCTGGAAACGATGTTGATTCAACCTTCCCATACGATGGAGAATATGTGCAAGCGTTCGGCTACGTTGTTAATGTCAATAATTTAGCATATGAAACAATCAAATTCGAGGAAATCCATGTTGAAGAATAGCATAGTCATTCTTTTTTTTGTCCTGAGTCTGTTCCCTCATCAACTGCACGCAGCGGTTGAATCGTCATTTCCAACGCCTGTCATTCGCTACAGTGGCAACGAGCTTTTTCTAAACTATGAAGTCACTGGCGCTGAATATGTTGAAGTTAGTTATCGCTATCGGGATGCGACGGAACGAACAATAGTGCGCTTCAATGGCGAAGATGGAATTGTTGATATTAGCACAGTTTTCGCTAACGCTGATGAAATTCGTTTGAATTCATTTTTAGTCGTGATTGTGGTCAGCACCAGCGAAACCTATCATGAGATTCCAACTCTGTCTTACGCTGAACATTTCTACATTACGGTGGTGCTAAATGAAAGTTGACGAAGTGTTTTCGCTTAAAGAAAAGGGCTTGATTATATTCGTTCACGGCTCAGACGCAGACTAGAAGCGGTAGAAGTTTCCAAATTCCGATTCACAAGTATGTCTCTAAGGTGACAATCACAGTTGACGAGAAAATTTTCGAGGCGCAAGTTAACGAAGGCACGACAATCGTCTATGTCAATCTCTAGAAAGATGCGACAAATGTCTTAGTTAGCGTCAGTCAAACGACCGATTTCATTCAACGTCAATCATGCTAAAATTGATTCAGCAGTTCGTGAATCAATCTTAACAAATAAGGAACTTAGCATGATTGACGTCAGTTGGAACAGTTTTAACCCGCAAGTCGAACTTCCTGAAGTCTTTGACCCTGAGCTAGACGATGGCACTACCTAATGCTGACACAGCGCTCGAAGCAGAGTGCGAACTAGAACAAGAAATTGAAAATCTATTTGGTTAGAAAACGACCCTAAGAGAAAAAACTCTTAGGGTCGTTTTTTGTTGTTGAATCTAAGCCATTTTCATGTTATGCTTAGTCGATGTCACAAACCTACTGCTCGTTATCTGGTCATAAGTTAGCTCTTAAAAGTGTTGCAAATATTGCTATCTTTAGTGAAATAGCGAAGGCGAAACTCGTTGTACCTAAGCCGCCAACGTTCATTGATGAAGAAGGTCGCGAACTCGAACACCCATTCCACCCGCTTTATCATGACGCTCTGTCTGTCTACGACTTACAAAGACATTTAGTCGCTAGTGATGCGATAGTAAAACTTTGCGTGTCGTTTGCGCAAGATTTTAACCTAAACGAGTTCAAGGAAGCCTTTGACATTGCGCAAAGCAGCGTCTTCAGTCGGACTGGTGACACGCTCGAATCCTGGGTGTTGAAGACTTACGTTTTGACTGATTTCGACATGGCAAGAATTGTTGAAAAAACGCTATTGACAGAAACGCTAGTCTCAGCTATATTTAATAGCATCAGAGTGACGAGAGATGGTGTTGACATTCATCGAGCGAATGTTAAGAACGCAATTCAGACGCACATTGAAACAGACGCCATCATCATCGCAGGGCAACAACTTGTTTCACCACTTGATGAAATCAAGGCAGCGCAATTTAGCATGATGAACTGGAATGAATGGCTCAAATGTGAAATTGGACTCGATGAGAAGGCGACAGCGGTGGCATTATATCGGCTTGACAGGGTTGTTGAAACGCACAGTAACGATGTAGTTCAGCTTCACCAAGAGCGTGAGGCACGGAAAAAAGCAAAACATTAATTTAAGTTAGAAGAGGGAAAATGGCAAGAATTATTGAAACAAACGAAGTTAGTCCAAGTGTTGAAAGAGACGGAATTGTCGAAGTGGCGAGTGTTGCATCACAGCCTGTTCCAAACAATGTTGTGACGTTGTCATCAGGCGTGCGGGTGCAATTTCTTGGAACATTGCCGCCGACAATCTCACAGCAGATTGTTGTCACCACGTTCCAGAATGCGAACCTAGATGCGAATGGTGGCGTGAAGCAGAACATGACATCAATGGAGCAATTGCGCCTAGCGAACCAAATGTTCGACTACAATCGCTCGATTCTGTCTTTCGCTCTAGCAAGAAAACTCATCAAGCTTTACGACGGCTTGCCAGCAGATGCGGACTGGTTGGAGTTATTGAAAGTTAACCCGCAAATCCGTCAGGCGATGCCAGACTTGAACTTCAGCAATCGCTTTCATCAAGAGCTTCTCTACATGCTTTACTATGCCTTCATGAATGAAGATGACATCGCTCTAATTAGTGAAAAGCTGTTGAATCGCTAAGTGCAAGACTAGAACAAGACAACAAAAAAAACGACTTAGAGATTGATTTCTCTAAGTCGTTTTTGTGTTTGGACTTTTTGACGTAGTCTTCAAAAAGGCAAGATGAAGTCGAACGTGCTATAACATTTGAAGATGCTGATATTATATCATTTCTTTTCGTTCTTGTCAAGCATTCTCGCATCATCTATAATGAAATTCATGACATCATTTGTTCGCAAACCTGCTCATCCTAAGAAAGTCAAAAATGTTGGCATTGCGTTGCGCAAAGTTATGAAAGACATAGGTGACGAAATTAAGACTGAGCTTCAGGGCATTGTTGCACCGTTTGAGTCTAACATTAACATCATTGCGACAAGCAAGACAGATAGTCGTGACTTCACGCTAGAAATCATGGGAGACCCCAATGACACTGCGACAATCAATGCTGCTGGGGTTAGTGTCTCGTCGCACGACTTATTAAAATTTCTTGATGGTGGCACGAGTGTCTCTTACGTCGCAATGCCATCTGACTTTGACAACGAAACGTCACCTAATTCTAAGGACACAGCGCATAAAGACTATGACAGAGACGGCATTTATTTTAGCTCTGAGCCTGGTCCTGGCATTGCGCCAAGACGTTGGCTGAAGCTTTTACTAGCAGAATATGAAGACAAGATTACTGAACGTTTGCACGCTGAGACAAAGAGGTATTTAAGTTAACAATGGCCGAAAATTATTCGTTAGTTGTTGAACTAGAAGGCTACCAGAAATTCATCGACCAGGCTGGGTCGATTGATGAAACGATTGCTAAGGTTGGCAAGAACCTAGAGACACTAGCATCTAAGTTCACTAAGCTTGACTTTGGCACGGTGAAATTCGATACGAAGTCGTTAGAAGCGTTAGCGAATCTTGACTTAAAAGGCAAGAGCCAGTCGCTTGCTGCTGTTGCGAAACAGTATGGTGCTCTTGGCGAAGCTGTCAAAACAGTAGATGCTGCGAAGCTTGCTGAAGTTAATAAGGCACTTGGTGCTGGTGCGAAGAAAGAAACCATTGAAGGCAAGGCAACAGCGATTGGTGCACTCTACACAGAGTTGAAGAGATTTGAGAAACTTCAGCTTGGCATTGTGCCTGAGCAACTAAGACGCATTTTTGAGAGTCTTAAAGTCACAGCTAGTTTCGATGCTGACAAAATTGGTCAGGTGCATGTCGCTATTGCAGCGTTAGCAAAGGGCATGGCAAAGCTGGAAGGCATTAAGGTTAGTGACGATTCAATTCGCCAAATTAATCTGCTTTCTGTCGCTTTGAGCAACATCAGCAACAGTGAAACCATTTCAAAGCTTGGTCAACTTGCGCCTAAAGTCAAAGAGCTAGCGAACGCTTTCTTAACATTTGGCAAGGACACGAAGTCTTTTGATGCTAGCATTTTAGCCAAGAACATTAATGTTTCAATCGAAGCGCTAATGAAATTCACAGCGCTGGCAAAATCGTTTGGTGCTGGTGTGTTCGGCGGCAAGACGCTTGAAAATTTCCATAACATGGCAAATGCGGTTAGAGAGCTAGCCAAAGCGTTCATCGAATTCAAGTCTCCAACCGAGCCTTTTGACAACGTCGGCAAAAATGTCACAGCGACAATCACTGCGCTAAAGAATTTGAAGGACGAGTTTTCGCAATTCGGTGGTGGCACAACGAAAGTCGTGAAAGAAGTTGCAGAAAGCTTTCGAGCCATTGGTGAAGCAGCGACCTCGTTAGGCTCTAGAACTAAGAGCTTTGAAAAACTCCCAGACAATATTGAAAAACTAAATCAAGCCTTGCTCAATCTAAATGTCAAGCGTTTAGAAGAGATTGCGCCAACCTTAGAGCGTGTTGCACCAGCGTTAAGGTCAATGTCTGATTTAGCGACTGTGACAGGCAGCGTTTTCACACGCATGTCGAGTGAAGTGAAGACTTCCACTTCTGGCTTCAACTATTTTGCAACAATTGCAAATGTGGCGAAGGGTAGTTTCTCTGTCATCTCAACGACCCTTTCTGGTCTGATTGGTGTGTTTAAGACGCTCTCTCCGCTACTCTTCACAGTGGCGAAGGGGTTCTTGACTTTGCCGTTCGATGTCGTGACTTCGAGCGTTAAAACATTCGCTGCTGTTCTCTTATCGCCGATTCGTTTGCTTGAATGGTTAGGCCGAACGACCATCGCCTTTGCCAGAGAGATACGCTTGCTTGAGATTGGTTTGAAGACCCTCTTGCTGCCGTTTAAAGCGTTAGAAGGTTTGATTGCTTTGCTTGGCAAGACATTCAATGGTTTCGTTGCAATCATTCAAAAGATTGCTGGTTCGTTTGACAACTTCCTGACGTCAGGCTCGAAAGCTAAGAAAGAAATTGAATTCTTTGGCACGAGTGCAGAGACAACGAAAGCTAAGGCACAAGCGTTAGGCACGACGCTTGACTCCCTCGATGACAAAGCTGCGCCAGTTTCAGTAGCGTTTAAGCAGATTGGTCAGAGTGTTGACTCATCAATTGATGATTCTGACACGGCTAAGTTCGTGCGTTTCTCTTCATCACTGCAAGCCATCACAACGATTGGCAATGCTGTGATGAGCACTTTGTCGAGCATGATTAACAGCTTCAAACAATTTTTTGCAGCAGGGTTTGAGGCCAGTGCTTCGATTGAAAACGTGCAGAAGTCCTTGAACACACTTTCTGCTGGCGACTTGATGCGAAGACAAGCGGATGGCGCTTTGACGTTAGAGTCGGCGCTCAATCAGACTGAACAAGCTTCAAAAGACTTGCTTGACCGCTATCAACTATTAGGCTTTCAGTCTATTTTCAGTCGGCAGCAACTAACTGATGCACATCAACTTGCGCAAAGCTTAGGCTTCACAACTGACGAAGCCGAATCGCTAGTCAGACAAACTGCTGACTGGGCCGCTGCGAATGGTTTGAGTGGAGACAGCATCAAGGCGCTCATCCTTCCTCTTGGTCAAATGCGCAGCCTAACGAAAGCAAACACAGTTGACATGAAGCAGCTAATCACGGCTGGCAATGTCCCTGCTTTTGAACTACTCAGAAACGAGTTAGAGCGTTTAACTGGAACGCAAGTCTCGATGACGAAAGTGCAAGAATTGCTCTCTGCTGGCATGATTGACAGTGACACAGCGCTGCGTGCGGTCATGGCTGGGTTTAAGACGTTTGATGGTGCAGCAACAAAAGCAACAGGCACATTGAGTGGTTTGGCGAATGCGTTTGGCGATGCTAAAGAAAACATCATTCGTGGCTTCTTTGAACCGCTGCTGTCGCAAGAGGAAGGGTTAAGAGGCGCATTCACAAATCTCTTAAGCGCAGAGAACATCATTGGTGCAACGAATGCTGCTCGTGAATTTGGCAAAGTTTTTGCAGCGAATGTTGTTGGCGTTGTCAATCGAGTGGTGGCTGGTTTCAAGCTTCTAATGGCGATTTGGCAGGCGATTCCTGGTCCGATTCAAGAGTCCATTTTCTTCGGTCTGAAGTTCGCAGCAATGACTGCTGCAATTGCGTCAGGCATTTTTGTTGTCACTGCAAGCTTAAGTGCCTTAGTCACAGGTTTTGGTCTGTTTGTTGGTGCTGTCCCACTTGCCACAGCCGCTGTCGCAGCGTTCATCACAACGTTTGTCACGAATTTTGATGTGGTTAGAGGAAGCATTGCGCAAGTGCTCTATTCGTTTAGTGAGATGCGAGGCATTGTGCTCTCTGTTGGCAAGGCGTTGCAGCAGAGCTTTAACACTGGTGTCGTTGACCCCAAAGTTTTTGATGACTTAAGCTCACTTTCACAATCCTTAGCGCAAGGTTTGACCAGTGGACTAAGCGAAGTTGGCTCAGCGTTGGTTTCGACCTTCAATCTAGTCAAAACTTGGGTTGGACAGTTTGAAGACTTAGCAGTCAACATGTTTCGCTGGGGGAATGAGACAATTCTAGCGTTTGCGAATGGCGTCATGGCTGGCGTTGGTGCAATCTACAATGCCATTGCTAGCATTGTCAAAATCTTCACAGAGTGGTTCCAACCGCACTCTCCGCCTAAGGTTGCTAGCGATATTGATGTTTGGGGTGAGGAAACAGCGCACGTCTACACCACAGGTTTGCAGAAGGGCTTTCTGGACGGTTTCAGAAATGTTGAAGTCAGTGTCAGTGCAGCATTTGGTGCATTGTTATCAACGTTCAAAACCATTGCTTCTGTCGGCATTTTCAGCGTCATCAATGCGATTGTCGCAGGATTTTCAGCGTTAAGTGATGTTGGTTCAATCCTCATCCTGCCTGCCAAACTTTTGCTAACGACAGCTAGTGCTTTGCTTGACTCTCTACTCGTCATTGTGCTTGGTGCGTCATCACCATTTCTAACGCTTGAAGCGAAAGTCTACACCACAATTGCTGCCATTGCGAATTTCATCACAAAGACATTCGATGGTGTGGTGGATTTCATGGCAGGTTTCGTTGCTTCAATGTTGCGTTTAGTTAGCACCTTCACAAATTTCTTCGCAATGGAGTTTGACATCATTGGCGATTCGTTGCTGACCTCCTTTCCAAACACGTTAGGTGGTGTGGGCAAGGCGTTGTCAGACTTTGGTTCAGAACTAAGCTCTGGCATGGAGGTGGCGAGTGCGTCAGTCAACCGTGATGTTGAAGACTTAGGAACGAAGGTTAAGCAGAACTTTGCCAACGTGATGGTTGATGCGGTCACAAGTTTGCTTGACCCTGTTACAAAGGGCTTCTCACCAACAATTCTGACGCTCGCAAATGGCGTGCGTTTGTTGCAAAACGTCGCTGTTGGTTTGTTTAATGTCTTCACAGGCATTGGCAATTTCGCCGTTTTCTCGTTGGTGAACGCCTTTCAACTACTTGGCACAATCCTGAATGAAACACTCAACATCATTCTGGCCGTTGCCTATGGCGTTGCGAATCAAATTGCCATTGCGATTAAAACGATTGTCAACACAGTTGAAATACTGGCCGACCCATTCCTTAGCGCTGGCGATAAGATTAAGAACATTTTTGAATTGTTAGGCTTCAGTGTCGAAGCAACACTCAACAACATCGTCACGACAGCACAAAGCGTGTTCGGCAGCATTAGTAACATCTTCTCTAGTTTCTCTGCGTTCGGTGCGAATGAGCTGCTGCTAACCTTCCAAAGTTTAGGCATCGCCTTTCCTTCAATCTTTGGCAACATTCAGCAAGACGTTGAGACCTTTGTTAACAACGCATCGACAGCGCTGGCAAACTTCACAACAAACACAAGTGACAACTTCGCTTCATTGCTTAGCGCTGTTGCCGACTATGGCTATGGGCTAATCTCTGCCTTTGCAGACGGCATCTATGCTGCGGTTGACATTGTGGCGGACGCTTTGTCAGCAATGGGGGACATGATTAGCTACTGGCTAGCACCAGGTTCACCACCTAACCTCCTGCCTGACATTGACGACTGGGGAACGGCGGCTGCGCAAGAATTCATTGATGGCTTTAGTGAAGCGGACCTACAGACCATCACAAATTTTGGTAACACGATTGAACAAACGCTGGAAAAACTTGACGTAGGTGATGTAAATGTTGAGGAAGTCACCAGAGCGTTCGCAACAGGGCTCGATAATCTAAACAGAGGCGGTGAATTTGGTTCTGATGTGATGGAGCGCATTGTCGCACTAACTGCTGACGCTGGCCCAGAGGTGCAAGCGCTCACCTCTAAGTTCAAGACACTAGCTGAAGAGCAAGCGAAGTTAAATCGCACGACGTCTCTCTACAATGCCGAACTTGCGAAAGCACAAGGCACGTTGGACACATTGAATGCCAATGAAGAAATTGACGCCAACGCTGCGAAAATTGAAGCCTTGCAAAACGCTTTGACAAACACCTATTTGACGACTGAAGAAAGAACAAAGATTCAAACGCAGATTGACAAGCTTCAGGCAACGAATAAGATTAAGCAACTTGAGCAGCAGAAAAAAGCGCAAGAAGAAAGCGTCAAGACGGTCACAGACTCGATTGACACGCAGAAGAAACTGCTCGATTTGTCTGATGAGTTCGATGGTGACAAGCAAGCGTCTGCTGTGACAAAGATTGGCGAAGCTGCATCAAAAAGCGCTAAGAATGTGACTGACAAATTCACAAAGCTTCAGCTTCAGCAACGGCTAGCAGGCAAAACGACTGAAGAACAAATTGCTATCTACAAGGAGTATTTGTCAACGCTAGAAGATGGCTCAGAAGAGTACATTAAGACACAGACTAAAATCATCGAGCTTGAGGCGAAGCTTGGTAAAGAACGTGAGTCAGCCAATAAGAAGCTGGGCAAGACTGCTCAACTTGCTGAAGAGTTTGGCAGTGCGTTAGCAGGTGGCGGTAGTCCGTTCGCAAGTCTGACGAAAGATATTAACAACAAAACGGCAGAGATTGAAAAGACAATTAATGGCACAGTGAAAAGGGTGCAAGACACTTGGTCATTGTTTGTCGCTTCGTTCTCTTTTTCAAGAATGTCTGACATCTCTGTTCCAATCGACTTTTCAACATTGCAGAAAAGTGTGATTTCGATTGGCTCGTTGATAGGCAAGGTTGCGAAAGCGATAGACCTCGCCATCTCCTATATCGATAAGTATGTTGTCAAGAATGACATTGTGCGAAACGCTCTGATTGCACTGGCAACTGTGTTAACGGCTGGTGGCATTGCGTTGAAAATCAAGGGCATTGCGTTAGCGGTTGGAGCGTTGCTCACGCCGTTTAATCTAGCTGTGGTTGCTGTCACTTTGCTTGGCAGTGCGATTTTCACATTTGTGCAGCAGTCAGGTGGCTTCAGTCAGACGATTCAACGCATTGGTGATGCCTGGTCAGGGTTAACGAGTGCCTTTTCTAATTCAGCAACAGGTGGTGAGGCGGCCTTAGACTTTAGCAGCTTTGAAGGCGTTGCAAGCAGCATCGGCACTGTGCTTGGACAAGCGTTTAGTAGTGTGAAGGAAAAATTCACGAAGTTTTATGATAATCTTTCGCTTGCTTGGCAAGGTGCAATCACAAATCTTCAAACCAGCATTTCTGACACTTGGACGAACTTCACTGGCTTGTTTAGTAAGTTAAGCTTCGACTTGTCTGGTTTGAAGAAGGTTCAAGAGTTCTTCAGTAAGAATTGGTTAGAAATCATGAGTGGTGTGGCTGATGTCATCATTGGCATCACGCTTGGCCGCTGGCTGCTAATTGTGCGAGGCATTGCGCTAGTCTTGCAGAATTTCTCCTTGCCGACCGACGTTTTAACCGAAGTCTTTGTGAACTTCGTCAACAGCATTGACAACTACATCGTCAAACCTGTTGCTGACGCTTTCGCTAGCAATTCAACCTTGCTAGGTAAGATTTCTGGTGCGCTTAGTAAGTTCTACTATGGCGTGTTGCAGGTGATTTCGACATCAGTGCAAGGTGCGTTCAAACGCTTTGGTTCAGGCAAGTTTCTAGCAAATCTAAACAATTTCTTTGACAACACAGCAATTGGCAAGGCAGTTGAACGGAACCTAAATGAAGCTGTTGTCAACATTGTGCCAAATCTTAGCGCTAGCTTCGACTTGAGCACTTTCATCAATCAGATGTTTGCGCAGTTTGGTAACGCTGTTGCTGCTGTCAAGGCGTTTGTTAGTGACATCAAGGCAGCGTTCTCAACTGGCATTTTGGCGAACATTCTAAACGAAAACAAAAGTGCATTCAGTGAGTTCATTAGTGAAATCACCTCGCCAGCCTTCCTACAATCGTTAAGCACAATTGGCAAGGCACTAGGTATTGTTGCTGGTGCTGTGCTAGCGTTGGGCGCAGCAATCATTGATGTTGCGCTCGTTGGTGTGTTGCGGAACATTGCCGACCTTTTCATTGTCGTTGGACAAGGGTTGGATAGAGTTTTCGCTGGTTTCCAGCAACTCATCTCAGGCGACGTGCTTGGCGGTGTGAGTGAAATCTTTGGCGGCATCTTTGATGTGGTCAACGGCGTGTTTGACACGATTGGGCAGACTGTGGCTGACACTGTGCTGGCAATGGTTTCCTTCTTCAATCCAGAGTGGGCGAAAACACTTGACCCAATCGTTTCGGCAATCTCTAAAATCATTGTTGGTTTCTTAGGTTGGCAAGGAACGTTCACTAAGGTTTTCTCTGCACTTGGCGGTTTCTTCTCTAGACTTCTGCCTTGGTTTTGGAAAACGCAGAAGGCAACACAAGGCACAACGTCGCTTTTCTCTAAATTCCAAACCATTCTGGCACCATTCAAAACAGTCGTCGCAAACGTTGGCAATGCGTTCAAGAACGGTGTCACTAATCTGCAAAAGTTTGGCGAAACGGTCCCTTATCTTAGAGGCGTTCTCTCTGCGCTCTATCGTGTGCTAGAAGTCTTGGCTAGTCCTCTAAAGCCGCTTTACGCTGGCTTGCAGAATTTAATTAGTGCGTTCGGCGGTGCCAATGTCACAGGCTCATTCCTTGGCACAGCGTTTGAGAGGTTGAAGTCTGGTCTCGGATTGTTGAGTGAAGCGTTCGCTTTAGTCTGGTCGTGGGCTAAGACGGCATATAGCGCTTTCGTTGGCCTTGCTGCACCTGTCCAACAATTCTTTTTAAGCATTGGTCGTGCCGCTGCTTCACTCCTGCGTTTTGTTGATTCAATCCTTGGTGCTGTCGCTCACTCAACCGTTCTGCGCACAGTCATCACCTGGGTTGCGGATGTTTTCACAGCAATTTTAGGTGTGTTTAGAGCAGTTGGCTTGGCGCTATTCTCTGTCGGTCGCTGGTTCTTCAATCTGACAGCGAATGTGTTGGCGGCGCTTAAGCCACTGGAGACAGTGAAAGCGCTGATTCAAGGTTTGACGCTGTTCGTTTCATTCCTTGGTTCGGCCCTAAGTCGAGCTGTTGTCAACGTTTTAGCGTTTGGAACAACGCTCTACACAGCAGTAAATGACGGCATCCAAAGTCTTTTGGCAATGGACTTTGTGCAACAGTTCATCACATGGTCAAGTGGGTGGGTTGATGCCATTTGGACAGGGCTAGCGACGTTTGTCACCAGTCTGCCTGAGAAAATCACATCGTGGACAACAGCGTTCACTGAATGGCTGGCACCAAACTCTCCGCCCAAGTTCCTGCCAGAATTAGCTAACTGGGGAAAGGCGATTGCTTTAGTCTTGTTGCAAGCGATGGTCGATGCGCCATTAGATTTAATCACAACGCTTGGCACGAACATTGGCACTGCGATTTTAACTTTTGATTGGCTTCAGTTTGCGACAGAATTAGGCACGAAGATTAGTGGCTTATTCACATCGGCGATTGCCACAGTCGTCGCCATTCCAACCACGCTAAGTCAATTTGTGAATGTGACAGAGACAGAGGAAGGTGAGTTCGCTCAAAACATTCGTGACGCCTTGCCGAACTTTGATGCTGTTTTTGGCGAAGGTGTTAACGAGAAAATCAGTGTTGGCTTAGCCGACCTTGTCACATTCAATCAAGCTGAAATCTCAACTGCGACTGACTACTTTAAGCAATTCTTTGACGCTCTGGTTGGCTTTGCAAATGTTCAAGCCATTCCTGAAGCGTTCACGACAAGTCTCTCGACCATCATCGGCTTCTTCCAGGGAGACATCACATTCCCTGAAGCGATAAAAACAGTGGTCGCTGAACTTGGCAAGGTCGTGAATCTAACCGCAATTCCTGAAATCTTTACCTCTGGTTTGAATAGCATCATCACCTTGTTTAGTGAAAATTCAACCATTGGCACGGTTGTACAAAGCGTTGTCACAGCGCTTGGACAATTCGCTGCACTAGTCGGTGTGCCTGAAGGTGTTGTGACATCGATTAGCAACATCTTCTCTTTCCTCTCTGGCGAAGATGTTGATGCAACGTCAGCAAACGCTGTGGCTGAAACGTTGAAGCAGTTCGGCAATCTGACTGGAATTCCGGTTAGTGTGAAAGAAAGTCTGGAAACTGTGTTTGGTTTCTTCAGTGAAAACACGACCATCACCACGACGATTGACGCAGTTAGCACAGCGCTTGGTAGATTTAACACATTGACAGGGCTTGGCACAGGGTTCGCTGAAAGTTTCACAGCAGTCTTTGACCTCTTTTCTGGCGAAGCAACATTCCCACAAACGGTTGAACGAATTTCGACAGCATTGAGCGGCATTGTGACAACATTGCAATCAACGCTTACTAATCCGTTTGATGCGCTCGACTTCGCAGCGTTTAGCACAACGATTGAAAACATTCAGACTGTGCTTGACAACATTTTTACAGCGTTCCAGAACCTGACAACCATTGATTTGTCTGGCATTAGCTCAGCCTTTGAGCCGCTCACCAGTCTTTTCGACACTGTTGGACAGCAGATTGAAAACATCAAGACTGGGCTGAGTTTCATTCCTGGCGTGAACTTGACGGGGGCTGAGGTTGAAGGCGAGGAGGAAGTCACCACAGATGTGCAGACAAATCTACAATCAGCGCTAGACGACAAAACGCTGCCGTTAGAGACAAGAATTTCCATCATCACTGACGAGACTAACTTGTCTGAAGAGGCTGCTAAGGCGTTGGTTGCGATGAGCGATGCACTTGCGACAAATGCGACCTACATTTTCGGACAGCAGACTGGCGACAACCTGTCAACAGTCGTGAATGACTATCTAAAGGCTGGGTTTAAGCCTGAAGACTTCAAGAAAATTGCTGAAGAGGCTGGCGTGCAAGTGCCTGCTGGCTTTGAAGAAGCATTCAAAAATCCTGAAAACTGGAGCGGTGCCAACACAGAAGCTGGCAATCAGATGGTTGCTGTGCTCGATGAAGTTAAAAAGAAACTTGGCATCGAGTCGCCATCGACTGTTGCTAGAGATGAAATCGGCTTGATGATTATTCAAGGCATCGCCGATGGCCTGAAGCTGTTAACTGGTGTGGACTTCGCTGGTCCTATCACTGAAGTCATGACGACAATTCTGACGACAGCGCAGACGCAACTTGCCACTCTCTCAGCCAACATCAATCTGGCAGCTTCGATTTTCACGCTAGATGAAGCAATTGTCGCTCAGACTACGGCAGGAGTTAATCAGTTCGTTGAAATCTTCACAGCAGGTTTTGAGTCAGTTTTAACACTCATCACAGAAAGTTTAGAAGAGTGGACAGAGTTGTTTGAAGAGTTCTTTGAAACCTTGCTTGACATGGCTGATGAGTTTGTGTCAGCGTTTGTTGCTGCGTTTGAAGACCTAAAGACACAGGTTTCGGACAAGATTAGAAGCCTGATTAGTGCGATTAAAAGCTTCAAACAGCAGTTCTATGACGCTGGCAAGGAACTTGCTTCAAAGCTAATTGATGGCATCAAAGACTTCTTAGGTGAAGATGGCGCTGGGCGTGCTTCTGTTGAAAGTGCTGTGAAGGGGTTGGCTAGTTTTATTTCTAGCTCTAACGAAGCAATCACGACAGCCTTTGCAAACGCTGGCAAGAGTTTCGCTAAACCGTTTGTCGAAGGCATTGCAGCGGGGATTGATGCTGAGCGCTCTAACGGTGCGCTGAAGCAAGCAATCAACAATTTAGTCACAAGAATCATTGAGATTGCTAAACAAGCTGCCGGTGTCAAGTCACCGTCAACAGAAGCCAGAGACCAAGTTGGCATTCCGATTGCGCAAGGCGTTGCTGTTGGCATCACGCAAGGTGCTGTCTTCTTAGACGCAGCAGTTAACGAGTTAATCGACGGCATCACGCTGCAAAATGCGTCGATTGGTGAGAGTTTTAATCGTGGCGTTGCAAATGGCATTGCTGACACAACAAACGTTGTCACCGACGCTGTGAAGCTAATGGCGACGTCTGGCGTCGAAGCCGCACGTCAAGCCTTAGACATCAATTCACCTTCTAAGGTGACAGAAAAACTAATCGGGTTGCCGTTTGTGCAAGGCATTGCAAAAGCATTGTCAAGTGGGAAGGCGATGCTCACGCCTCTAACTTCTGACTTGCTCTCAATTCTACCAAATGATGCCAAGTTTAAACTAGACGTTGCGCCAAACCTTGAGCAACTGCGTTTGCAAGAGCAGAGCATTGACGTCAAATATGACGGTTTGCTGAACGCCTTGCCAACGCTTTCGCAGGATGTCACGCTAAATCGCAGTCAAGTGAACGCTGCTAAAGCGATTGCCATGCAGCACAATATCTCAACCATTGCGACGAACAGAGTGACACAATCGTTCTTACAAGGAATGAATAAGGCTTATATCAGCGTTGCACCACATATCGCAGTCATGGCCGAAGCGCAGAGAGCTAAGCTTGGTAGTAGCGTGGCGAGCATCGTTGTTCCACATCAGCTTGAAAAACAACAAGTGCTTGCAAACAATACGCACATGAGCGATAATAGAACAACAGTGGTGAACAATCATCAGGAATATCACATGCACTTAACGACAACTGAGGGCAGAGCCGCTAGAAGAGTTCAAAAGAACTTCAATTCGATGCGCTATGGCTATCGATTTAGATGAGGCGAAGCAATCGATTTAGATGAGGCGAAGCAATCGATTTAGATGAGAGATGACAGAGGGGACAAATGGCCTACGAACTACGTCTTTATGACGCATACGGCACATATAAATTTAATCTAGATGATTTCACAAGCCTTGAATATTCACGCAAGGCGAACGATTTGGGCATTGCGACTGTGACAATCTTCGGTGGTGACTATGACATCACTGACTTTCAACGAGATGACAGGCTCGAAATCTATCGTATTGACAAGCGCAAGAAGACACTGGTTGGTAACACGTGCTGGTTCCTTAGAAAACACGAAGTTCCAATCGAGTCGGATTGCAGCACAACAACTGTGTTAACCTTCTATGATACGATGCACTTGCTCACACGCAGAGTCGTCGCCTGGTCTGGACGCTTGGCCGTTGGCTATGTTTCGCACCTGCTGCAAACCTACGATTCAATGCTACATCTCATCATGTACTTTAACTACGGTCAAGGTACAACGTCAGAAATTCTGAATCTTAGTGCGCTTAACACGAACGTTCCTTCGCAGAATTTAAGAGATTTGAATGGCGCTGCACTAGGCACAATCCAGAGTTGGCAATTCACGCCGTATGGTTCCGTTATTGCTGACCTAAGCAACCGTCGTTTGCCTATCACGCTTCCCTTACCACCTAATCAATCAACATTGTCAGGAACGCAGCGGTTTGAACATCTGACTTGTTTGAAAGCGATGCAGGACATTGCGAACCTGTCGCTGTTACGAGGGGAGAAGCTTTATTTCGATATTCTCTACAATCCAGCAACGACAACTTCTGCTGCAACGTTCGAGTTCAGAACCTGGGTGAATTTACGAGGCTCTGACCGAACGTTTGGCAACAATGTTTATATCGTCGGTCCGCAGTTTGGCAATTTGGTTGACGCTGCCATTGTGCGAGACTGGGAGAGTGAGGCCACAATCGCCTATGTAGCTGGCAACGGACAGGACGAGACGAAAATCTACGCAAGTGCAAGAAAGTCAGGCGTCTTCAATTCTCCCTTCTATCCAATCGAAATTTTCGGTTCTGAGAGTTTTGGAGATGACACAGCCGCTGTTCACAACTTGCCTGAAGGCGTTGCTGCTGCGCAAGTGCTGCTAGCAGACAATGCTGCAAGTGAAACATTGACAGGCACAATTATTAATAGCGATAGTCTCGACTTCTTCGTCAACATTCAACCATACGATAAGATTGTGGCTCAGTTCAAAGACTTTCAACAATTCATCTACATTGACGAGTACAACGTTTCGGTTGACGACAGTGGCGAGGAAATCACCATTCCATTAGGGTAGTGCAATAAGGACACTTCATGTGCAATAAGGACACTTCATGTACGAACGCTATTTAGAGACACTTGGAAATAAGTTGGAAAGAGTTGACAAAAAGCACAGTCTTCATGCGTCTAGATTCGTTGGGCAGGACATGTATCCACAGATTGACACTGCGCACGGTTGGAAGATGCAGACAGTCAATGGCAGAGATTATATTCGTTCTGGAGAGCTTTGGGTCAGTCGTGAGTTGTTCAAAATCGTTGTCAGCGATGCGAAACGCTTTATGATATGTGTCGGGTCAATGTGTCTGGTTGAATCAATCATCGCATCTGAGCCATGTCGCTTGCAAATTTCTGACACAATTCTAGACATTGAGCCTGGAAATGACTATAATATCATCGCATATCCGCTCGATGTGTTCACGTTAGTAGGTGACGCAGTGATTGAAATAAACTACAGAGAGTTGCTATGAGCACTAGTTATCAAGCAGTTGTCCCTATTCCAAATGGCTATTTTCTAGAAAAAGATGAAGGCTTCCTGACTGCCATCATTCCAGAGCGGCGGACAAATTATGTCTTAAACCCGCTTTTAGAGAATGACATCACGTCAATCACGAACACGCTGAAAAACATCACGCTAACGTCAGCAACATTCTTGCGCATTGCTGGTGGACCATTCTGGCTCGACTATCTCAGGTTCACCCTGAATGTTAACAGCGTGATTGCTAACAAGCTACCTGGCACAAATATTAGCGGCACAGTGAGTGCAAGCGTTTGGGTGAAGAGTTTAAACAACAATGTGACCTTTAGAATCAGAGTCAGGGCGAAGGATTCCGTCACAACGAACGATGTCACCTTCACATCAGAAATTTTCACAGTGCCAACCAAAGATTTTGAGCAATTTACCTTCACCTTCACGCCAACCAACGGCATCTATAACGGCACGCTCGATATTTTAATCGTCACTGGCACAACGATTGATGTGGCTGGAATGCAGTTGGAGAGAGGTAAATACGCAACGACTTTCATTCATGGCTACGCAGGTGAAGGTTATAGTTGGAATGGGCAGCCGACTAATGCAACATCATTAAGAACAGAAGACGTGATTTGCGGTGGACGTGAGATTAATTTAAGAGAGCTAGGTTTCAGAATCACTAGCGTGGAAGGTCTTGGCATCCCTGACAACTTTGACATTAACATGCAAGCTAAGGCTTCGGGCATGGGAAGCACATTCACCTGTCGTTCGATTGGCGAACGAGAAGTCACAGTGACTGGCATCGTTTATGCTAAAGATTTGAAAGCTTTACTAACGCAGCGCAATAGCCTAGGTTACGCAGTGTTTGACAAAGCTGCGATTCGTTGTTTTAAATGGCAACCAGCGACGTGCGACAACACGTTTGAGTGTGTTCACTTCACAGGAATTTTAGAATCTGGCATGTCGTTTGGGTATAACACGCATCACGGCGAGGAAATTGAATTAACATTCGTTGACCCCAACGTCAAACTTGAATCTTGCACGACGACTTGTGAAACGCTCAACACAATTCCGACCGACACAACGGCACGCCTCTTTGCCTTCGACGAAAACGGCAATCGACACCTACTCCCTGTGCCAACTTTGTCAGGTTACACGCAAGAGCTAATGCTCGACCTAACCTATAGCACCTACACCAAGAAGCTCTATGTTGCCATGTCTGCTATACCATCAGGCGGCATGGGGGCAACGCAATATTTAATCATGGAATATGATGGTTCTGAGTGGATTCCCATCGTTTTTTCTACTCGCATCGTCTCGAAAGTGTTTGCGCACGGTAACTTTCTTTTCGCTGGTGCGGCTGGTGCAGCGACTTTCACAGGTCAGAATGGTTGGACAGGGACGAGTGTCGGGCCATTATTTTGCGGCAATCTGACAAGCAAGACGATTATTAGCGGCGTTGGTGACATTCAGACGACAAATGTTCTCGCTGCAAGTGGAGCCTCTGTCGCTCCTAACGTTGCTGCTTTCGCTTCTGATGGTGGCGACTATATTTTCTTCGGAGGAAATTTTAGTAGCAACAGTTCCTTCGAGTCTGACCTTGGTATGCTGAATATTCGTGCCTCTTCCAGTGCCAACCCACAACGTGAATTTCATGGCATTAGTGGGTATGCGACCACAAGAGGCGGCATTAAGGCGTTACTCTACATTCAAGAGAAACGGGAACTATGGCTTGGTGGTGATTTTAACAACAACATCCTGTCTGGGACTGCAAACCAAGCGCAAGGTTTCTTTGGCTACAGTTTTGCTAGGGCAACGCAGGTCAACAAGTTCGGCAGCGGCATCTATCAGTATCCACAACTTGCTGCGACATCTGGTGTATCACCGTTAGGTGTCGTTCATGCTCTTGCTTACTACAAGGGTCGTGTGATTCTTGGCGGTCAGTTTAGTGACATCGAATCGGCTTCAACGCTCGTCACTGGCTATACAAGAGTGAATGGCTTGGCGTATATTGATGAAGGGGGCATTGCGAGACCATTTAATGGTAGTTGGGGCGTAAATGTTACAGGTGCAGCATTGCCAACAGTGATTGAAATGTCGGTTTGTGACGACGTGTTGCACATCGCTGGCATATTTAAAGAATATGGAGTCGTTGATAAACAATTTGGCACGTTCACTAGACAAGGCACAGCGCTAGGCGCAGTTGATTTTGTCGCTGCTGGCTATGCTGAGTCAGGCAGTATGACGCAAGCCATTATTAGTAGTGTTATAATGTCTGGTGAAGGAAAACTGAATGGTGTTGTGTGCACCGACAATCCAGACTACGCACTCGTCTATTTCGCAGAACACAACACCAATGTGACCAGCGCAACCTATCTACCGCAAACCGTCACCTTGTGCAGCAATCGTCTAGAGACATCACCTATCGTCTACATGCGTGGGCCTGGGACAGTGCGTGGATTAAAGAACTACGCCAATGGCACTCGCATTGACTTTAACTATAAGTTCGCAACGTTCGGGTTGGTTGGCGGTGCGCTAGCGTCTGACGAAGTGTTGATGTTCGACTTCACGCAGAATCCAATCAAAGTCACGAGTTCGATTTTTGGTGATGTGAGTTCAAGAATTTTGCCAACGTCAATTCCGCTTATCTTATCACCAGGCACGAATGAAATTGCGATTGATTTCGAGCCTGATTCAACAACCGTGAACACAAAAGCTTGGCTCTGTTGGCGTGAGACAGCATTGTCAGCAGAAGCGTTACAAACAGAGTGTTTATAAGGAGTAAGAATGTCAGTCACTATCACAAAGACACCGATGCCGCTTGAATATTTCATGCAATTTATCAACATTGACCCACTGCTGTTCAATGGCATCGATATTAATAATTGCGTCTACGTCGAATCACCGCTGTGTAATTTCCACTGGGACCAATACAGCACAGGCAGGCAGATGTATAATCGTGAACAACTTGCGGAATGTATTTGCGCTGCTTACGATAAGGTTGCGAACTACTTAGGCGTTAAGCCAACACTGCAATGGGAAACTGAGGAAATCGTTGTCGAGCCGCACTGGTTCTATCAAAATTCAAAGCTTCCTGCGACAGAAATGACCTTCAGAACCAAGTGGAACAATGTGAAGGAGTTCGGTCAACGGCTTTTAAAAAAGCAAGAAACAGTCGCACTAACCTATGAAATCGTTGGTGTGAATGACTTTACCTCCTACGCTGATTTCACAACAACTGTGCCAGCCGACCACAATGTCTGTGACATTCGTGCCTTCTCAAGTGGGCACGAGATTTCACCTATAACTTTACTTAGTTATGATGAAAACACACGCCTTGCTAGCTTTCGCATTGCTAGTTGGAATCTCGTCAAAACCGAACTCTATCTTAAAAGAACGTGGGGAACGGCGCAGAAGGTGACATGTGACATGAGCAATTTCCTAAACGAAATCGATGTCTACTATGACATGATTGACCCCTGCAAGCCAGCAGTTGAAATCATTTACCCCGAATCTCACACTTGCACAAACAATTGTCGTGAGAAAAGACAACCCGCTTGCGCCAGAATCATCGACGCTTGCAATGGTTATTTTAAAATCATTCCACAAAAATATGACAGCACTGGCTGCGTGATTGATGGTTCTGACTGCTGCTACTGTTCAACTCCAGTTAGGTTGAGGGTTCACTACAGAGCAGGTTGTCATGCGCCTTGCAATGCGCAGTGTGACGCTAGCTGTAAGTGTCGGCAATTGTTGAACATCGTCTCGATGCTTGCTGCGTGCTGTCTCGATTCCTATCCGTTCTGCAACTGCGACTGCATGTCAACAAACATCACCAAATATCAAATCAACACAGCATTTGTACCAAAAGATGGTGACAGGTGGAACATTGCCGCATCAATCAGAAACGAGTTAGTAGGTGGGTTTGGAACAAGAGTTGGAGAAATCGAAGCGTTGTTGATGCTGAATCAAATCATCAATTCGGAACAATTCTGCGCACGAGAATGAGCGTGAACGCTTGACAAACGTTTCATTCTGTGTTAGAATGTCTCTATAACAAACATCTAAAACATTAAAGTTCTTCTTGGGAAACGCTCCTAGCGAAATTAATCGCTAGGAGCATTTTTGTTGTTGACAATTTAACAAGCGTATGGTTTAATAGCGTTTGTGAAACATCTAAAGCACGTGCCACTGGTGTCTGGCACAACAAAAAAGCGCTAAGAGTGTGTTGACCTCTTAGCGCTTTTTTTGCTATTCTTTTATCACTGAAATTCGATTCTGACTAGCGAAAATTCTTTGTCAGAAATTGTCAATGTTCCAGTCTCTTGACCAACGTCAAGCAGGATTAACATGGTTTCGTTGTCGAACACGAGTGCATAGTGATGCTGCCCAACGAAAACCATCGTGCCAACCAGACCGTCGTCGAATTTCAACTTCAAGAACCCTTCGTCATCACGATAAATTGTGAAATATGCTTGCTGCGCTGGCACGAACCACGTACCAATCAGATAAGGGTCTTGGACAGTGGCGAAACATGTGATAGTGTCTTCAGTCAGCAATTCGCCAAAGCAAATTTCCTCTTGCGCCGTGTTCAAACGCTGCCCTACTCTTGGCGCAAGCTGAGTGTAAAGCTGTTGCGGGTTAGTTGCCACGTAACTCGAACAACCACTTAAAACAAGCATAATGCTTAGCAAAACGATTAACTTGGTTTTCATCCTTTTTCATCCCTTTTCACGAAATTGCAAAATTGTGTCTTTGTCTTGCACAACATTGACTTCATCTAAGCTTGGAATCTGCGCAGATGTGACGAAGCCAACGAACTCGCCATATTTTTGTTTAATTTCCAAATCATCGACAGGCACGAGATTAGTTAGGAACAAGTCATCAGAATTCGGTAGATTGACTGTGTCGTGACTGGCGTCTAAGATTGTCACAATGCCATCTTTAGCAAACTTACCATAGCGTTTTAACATCTTCAATCCTTACTCCCTTGCGGGAAGAGTTTAGTTGTTAGAAAATAGAACGGATAGGTTAACAAGTAAATTTGCTTGCCGAAAAATAAAATCATACATCCATCCATGAGTAGGTGCACAATGTGATGTGCCATAATCACACCAAAGCCGACTTGGTATGTCTGAATTAACGCTAGATAAGGCAAAGTCACAAATCCAGCCACCTTGCCAGCAACGGCGTAAACAAGCCATAGATAAAAGGTGATAGTCAACGTGCCTATCAATGGACCATGACTCAACCATGAACGATGCGGAATCATCACGCCATAAGGTGAGGTTAATGCGGTTTGCAAACGATAGATGATTTTCGCATCTCGTTTCGCTGCGCTCTTACGCCTACCAAACTTCGTGAGTGCGAAACTGACGAAATTCGCTAACAAGACTTCGTTGTACGTGCCTGACTCATTGTCAATGTCTGGCGTTAGCAATGTGCCAATCAGATTGCCGATTAGAATCTCATTGCGCCATTCTGGATGAGTGTAGAGCAAAGTCAACGTTGCACCATTAATTATCATGTCGGCAACGAAATGTTGCTTTCCTGATGCCATCGCTCACCTTCTAAGGCAAAAACCACTTTATCCATTCAACGTCAGCTAACAGTTGACGACGATTGTCGAAAAGGGTTTGGTCGTAAGTGTTTTCGTGATGCTCCAACGCTGAACCTGGCACAACAACCCTTCGCCAAATTTCTTTAGCATATTTGACAACAACATAGATGCCTAACTCGAAACCTATCACAACACCGAAACTCTTCTCGTTGCCATTTTTAACAAGCACTGTGTCATATAGTTCAAACACGTGCGGCGTTCCCGTGCCTTGTCTTGGGAAGATGTTGTCATAGGTTGTTTCACAAATTGTCCACAAGTTGTCGCAGAAATAAGCTATGACATACTGCGTACCCGCTACTTCCAAAATATTGGCTATGTATTTTTTATCTTTCGTTAAAAACCATACTTTATCTCCTGTGTTCATCCTATCGTGGTCAGGACTACGGTCGTGGTCGTATTTGCGATTCACATTATTATGCTAAACAATTTTTTCATTTGTTCGTCAGACAAATCGTCAACATAGAGATTTTGTCCGTGATTGTTTAGCGTCACCTCGTGCACCATCTTACCACGACAGCGTTGCTGATGCAACTGTCTTCTATAGCGCTCGCCACCAGTGTCATTGTCTAAGATAGCAACGACTCTATTCCTGCCGATGTAGTCGAACAGTTCTGGTTGCAAGGCTGTTCCCATCGTCGCCACAGGGAGGATAGGGAGATGACCTACAACTTGCCAAATGCGCATCACGCTCCATGTGCCTTCGACTAAAATCACAACGTCGTCAGGTTTGAGTGCAGCCAACTTCCGCAAATCCCAACAGCAAGGCTTAACATGACCATGCAACATCATTGTTCGGTATCGGTCAGCTTTCGTTTGCGGGTAGGCATTGCGTTTAATGCTGCCAATCCGTTTGAACGTATCGTTATAAAGTGGAAAGAGCACATCGGGGCCGTCAACTTCCAATTCAAAATGTGCTGCCGTTTCTGGACTTATGCCACGGCTTGCAATGTACGCATTGTAGCCTACCTTGCCAACAAACTCTTGATAGTCAAAGCCCTCCGCTTCTATTATCTTTGACTTGGTTGGCTTGAGAACTTCACTTAACGTCGGTGTGAGTTTAGCGTCAGGGTCGTAAATCTTCACCGAATCAGCATGTTGTAAACCAACGATGCGTCGCAGAAACGTGTAGATGTCGCCAGTCTCGCCGGTCGAAAAACGACAATAGGTGTCATTGTCTTCATAAAGCACCACACTGTCGTATTTCGGACCAACAATCACCCAAGTGTTATAACTATTTCGTTTAACATTAAAGTATTGTTTGGCGACATCTACAATTTTCATTTCTTCATCTCATTCTATTTCGGTTGAAACAGACACGACAGCATTTTGCTGCTGTTCAGACAACGAATCCCAGTCCAAACCAGACGCTTGCTCAAAGTTAGCAATCATCGCTTTCTTAGCAGCGTAGGAAATGTTCGTCTGGTCAGGCGACCAACCCTCTTCTAGCAACGCCATTTCGACACTGAACTTGTTATTCTCCTTATCGTAGAGTGCTGTCATTCGGATGTTCACATCACCAGCTTCACCAAAGCGATGCAAAGTCGTCCGAATCCAAACGTGCGGAACCTTCTTCGTTCCCTTCGTTTCAGGCTTTGGCGTCATCAGCAACATCACGTCAGCGAACGTTGCAATCGCCCAACTCCCTGCAACACTGGTCGCATCAGCCATATCACCAGCCTTCGCCCCATTGCGATTAGTCTGCGTGACAGCAATGATGCAGATGTTGTGCTTGTTAGCATATGCCTTTAAATCCGCACTAACCTGCGCAAGACTTGCAAAACTGTTGTCAGTATGATTGCCTTGCATCAAATTCAGACCATCAATGAAAACCTTTGTTGGTTTGATAGGACAGCTAGAAATGTATTCATGCAACTGTCCAACACTCGTAACTTGCGGTGTAACGTAGATGTCACTCTTGGAGCTTCGCTTGCGCAAAGAAGTCTGAAGCTGAGAAAACGTTCGCTTCATCTCATCGCTGACGCCATGCCGTAAGTCTGAATGCGGCTTGCCGAGCTTCTGCATGTCTAGCTGCTGCGTCATTCTGAGCACGGCTTGCTCTTGCGAACAGAACATGACAGTCTCTTCATGCTCAAACGCAGCTTGTGCAGCAAGTTTGATTAGCGTCGTTTTGCCAGTTTTAGTCGAAGCTAAAATAACGATGAAATCGCCACCAACCAGGCCGTTGGTCAAGTCGTCAAAATATGGTATATGCCAGCTAAGCGATAGAATGTCTTTCTCGTAAGCACTGCGGTCAAATTCACGATAAGAGATAATTTCTGGTGACGGTATCGCCGTTGCAGTGATAGTTTGATTAAGAAAGTCCACCAACCCCTCATAATCGCCACGCCCTAACTTCCGATTCTGTTCAACAAATTCAATCTGTTTTTCTGCTAGGTAGCGTTCTCGTTGCTGAATTGCGAAGCTCTCGTAAATGACGTCAAGTGGTAGTGGTGGCTTCTTTTCAAGAATGTTGAAATGTTCTTTAACTTGAGCGAACGTCGGCGTAAATCCAGATTCAGCACATCGTACTATAAACTGCTGAATCTTCTTTTCAAAGTCAGTCAGCAAGACTGAGGGGAAACGAGTGATGTAGTGACCAGCACTTTTTTCGAGACAAGCAGTTAGAAGCTCGCTGAAGCTGACAGCGAATCGTGGAGATTTAGTCATAAAATTTCCTTAACCTTGGGAGCTATTGACGATGCTAGTGTTGACTAACAGTACGCTAGTGTTGACTAACAGTATACAGCGGAGACAGCGTTTAGTCAAGATTTCTCACAATGAGCCTGTCTAGATGTTGTGCGTTTGTGCTATTCCAGCACAACATCTAGACAGTGTTCACACAGACAACCTTAAATTTTTGAGCCAATTGCGTTATGAAGCTAGGCTAAGACTTTGAAGAAGCGAATTTGACCGTAGTGCTCTGGTTCGTCATCACGACGGTTAATGTTCATCTTCAACTGCAAGCGCACCAAATCACCAACTTGAATCTCGTTGATACGTTCGAGCGTGGTCGAAGCGTGAACATTTTTCGTCAGCATATGTTTAACGTCAGGTTCCATCATGGCGAACCAGTACGCCTTGCCTGATTGAAATTTAATCTTGCGCTGTGGCGTGCCACCTTTCGACACTTTGTCATAGATTTCCACAACATACCCGATGCGTTCGTCTTCACGGTTAGCCACATCTGCGATAATCTGTTTCAAATTTGTTGGCAAGGCGAACCCAAGTGCTGCCTTAATACCTTCGATTCTAGAAACAGGTTCAGGCAGAGGTTCATAGTAGCTGACCCGCTTGAAGTTAACGAGCTTGTTCTCTAAAGCGTAGTATTTAATCGTTGTTCCGACTTTCAAATCGTTAATGTCGGGTGCTGGCTTCATCTTCAAACGCTTTGCTTCAAGCTGAACCTCGACATCACCTTGAGCGAAAGTAAGCTTTGTGCCATCCGTAAGTGCAACACTGTTCCCCTCAAGATTCGCAACTGTACCAACTTTTGCAACCTCCCACACCATGCCTTTCACGACGAAGTGTTTAATTTCCTGCACACCTAAGTCATACAATGTGCCTGGTAGACCGTCCAGCATTCCAGCGTTATAGAGTTTGCGTTTCAACGAAGTGTTAATCTTAACTCTTTGATTAAAGTCAGCTAGCGAAGCATATGGTCCGTTTGCCTCACGTTCTGCGACAATACTTTGCATCACGTTGACGCCAAGCCCAACTACAATGTCAATCGGGCAATAGATTGACTTACGGTCTGGCGAAATCACGTACTGTGATGTTGCTACATTCACATGCGGTGGAACAATGTTGATGCCGTAGTTGACAATCGCTTCAACAATGTAGCGCAGCAACTTCTCCCTGTCATTCGCATTATTTTCTTGATTATTCAAGAGAACGGTCCAGAATGCCTCTGGATAATGATGCTTAAACCAAGCTTGCTGCGCAGACAGGTTGGCGTAGGCGAGGGCGTGGCTTAAGTTGAAACCGTAGCGGATGAAGCCATCTAGCGATTTGAACAGTGTTTCGAGATAGAGTTTGTCAAAGCCATGCTTCAATCCTCCCTCGATGAACATTTTGTGCAGCTTCTCGTAGCCCTTCTGAAACTTTTCCGTTGCCGCCACTTTCTGATTCTTAGGCACGAGACTTTTCAAAGCGACAATGCCATACTCTTTAGCGTGTGAATCATAGGTTTGGAAAGCAACCTTCGCAAAAAGCTCTGCCACTTGCTCCTGGTAGATTAAAACGCCACCAGTTTGTTCAAAGATTTCTCTAATCAGCGGCGGATGGATAGAGAGGTCTGCATCACGCTTAGCATAGGCGATGTGAAACTCTTGCTGCAAGGGTCCAGGTCTGCCAAGCGACGTGATGTCTGCTAGAATGCGAATTGTGTTAATTGGACGATTGTTCTCGTTCATTAACGCAACAACTTTTTTAGCAGTGTTTGTATCGAACTGAAAAAGTCCAGTCACATCGCCAAGTTCAAACATTTTTAAACAAGGGTCATCGTCAGCAATCTCCTTCGGCGCTTCGACACCAGTCAATTTCTCTAGTAGCGCAATTGAATCAAGTGTCTCACTCGATAAGAAGTCGTATTTGACGAAACCACAATATTGCAAGGTCTTATCGCTACCACTTTCCGTATAGGCAACAGACGATTCCGAAGCGAAGCTCTCAAATGGCACTGGCATTGACGCACGCAAAGGCACAACTGCACAAGCATGACGACCGTAACCTGCTCTTGCTCCATTCAACTTTTCATAAAGGTCTTCAGCCCAATTCTGTGGGAAGCCTTCAAAATGCGTCAGATTCATGAAACGCTTGAACGCTGCGTTCTCAAATGGGGCATCAGGGTCAGCGTCCGAAGCTTCATCAACAATCGACTTCGGAATGCGAATGTTCGCAATTTTGAACACAATGCGTTCGATTAAGCGAACAATGCTTGAGTGCGAATATGTCAACAACGTTCCAACCGGCTCGAAACCCCATCGTTCCTTAGCATATTCTTGAACAATGTGACGACCACTTGCAGCAATGTCGATGTCAATGTCAGGTAGCTCGCCTGTTTCTAGACGAAGCTCAGCAAGGAAGCGCTCGAACATTAAATTGTGCTTCAATGGGTCAAGTTGCGAACCACCTGCCAAGTACCACAAATACGAGCCACTCGCCGAGCCACGGCTAATCATCTTCACGCCATGCCGTTGCCCATGTCGAATGATATCAGTTAGAACGGCGAAGTAGGGAAGAAAATTGTATTTCTTAAGCAACTCAAGCTCACGATTGAAGCGTTCGATTTTAGTTTCCATTGCACAAATCTCTTTCTAACGCCTGTTGCCAGAAGGAGAGCAACTCTTCGACTTCTTTATCTGCTGGCGGCAGCTCGAAATGGTGTTTAAACTCAACAATGCCGTCAGCTTCAATCTTTCTGACGATTTCGTCAATGCCACGAAACGCCTTTAACGCACGCTCTAAACCGATTAATGAAACCGCTTCGTCAAACATTTCCTCCGCTGACTGAATGAAACCAGCCGTGAAACTATAGCCCTTTGTCGCTTTGGTGTAGATTTCTAACAGCGGTAAATCTTTTTTTGTTGCTGCATGAAAATCATTCGTCCAGACTGTGTTCAAGTCAAACCTATCGGCAAGTTTGAGTGGTCGTTCGTAGCTGTTCAAACCGCTCGAAATTTCATGCGCCTGCACTTCAGCGTAGACGTTTCGTTTCCCGAATGTTTTTAGTAGAAAGTCGATGTATTCGTGAGCGATTGTCTCTTCAGAGTGAAACGTGACGCTCGCTACGCAGCCTGTCAAAACAATCAAACCTTCACCTGCAACTTCACGCAACATGTCAAACGTTGCAATCGGATACTTTGCACCACGTGACACTTCAATGTTCTGATGTGCGAAATTGTTTAGAGCAATTAATCTATCGTAACCGCTCTTACCTGAAGATAAGACGGTCATGTGGTAGCGACCAGACTTAGAATTGTCAGAACGTTCGTCTAAATGTGCTGGAAGACGAAGATAAATCTCTGTACCAAGCAGAGGCACAATGCCGTTCTCCTTACAAGATACAGAGTGCGCAACTAAGCCTGAACATGTGCCGTGGTCCGTTATACCTAAACCATGAAGTTGTTTGCTAACTGCTGCTGCAACGTTTTGAGAGATTTGGCTAAAACCGTCGCTTCGGTCGGAATGACCATGAAGTGAAGCGATTTTTAAGTCTCGAAGATGTTCGCACATTTGTGTTGACTTTCTAGAAAAGAAAAATGTCTGATTTTTAACAAGAATCAGACAAAAACTTGTGTGACTTTTTGAAGCTTCTCTTCAAACAGCTAAGATGAAGTCGAACTTACTAAAAACGTTTGAGAGTAACTTTATTCTATCATCAAAGTCAGCGTTTGTCAAGCGTTCTCACAATTTTTCCCAAGCTTAACAATTTTGAAGTCAACGATGTCGATGAGTTTCAGATTCTTAGCACACAACCACACGCCAACCGCATCAACTTCGTCTAGTGTGAAAATCGTGTTGTGCTGTGCTCGAAGTTGAATCTGTAATTCTCGTGTTCCAGCCTTGCTTTGGAGCAGACTCAGATTTTTGCGCCAAGTGCCAGGGTGAATCCAGTTGACATCGACGCCATCTTCAACGAAACGATGATAAACGTAACCGTAACGCTGAGCCAAATTGACTAAAATCTTTGGTTGGCGTGAGTTATACGAAACGAGTTCTTCAATTACAACGCTATCGTATTTCAAGTTCTTCTTGAGCCACGCATATTGAAACACTGGTGTGCCAACAACTGTGCCGATGTGTAATGTCTTGCGTTTATCAAAACAAACTCCACACGTTGTGGCTAAATCTAGTGCAAGCATTTTCGCCTCGACGTTTAGCAATCGACGTTGACTTGGCCGATTGCTAAACGTTTTTATTTAGACCGATTAGAACGGAATGTCTGAGCCAAGGTCGATGACCTTTTTCTCTTTGATAGCGCTCTCTGGGATTTGAGTGTTTTGCATATCGACAGAGTATTGCGGAATCAGTGAAATGAACAGTTCGTTAATCTCGTCTACACTCATTCCACTTTCAGCATCAATTTCACCCCAACCGACCAGCAATTTTTCAGCAATTGCTGCGTGCACCCGACTGCTGGCAGTCGCCGCATCAATTTTGCCAGCCAACAGTTCATCAATCGCAGACTGATAGAAGTTGTAGCGCTTAGCGATGTGGTCAATCATCTTCACATATTCGACGTCAGAAACGCTACTGAACGTCTTGGTCCAATCGTTAGGGTCAATGGTGTCAAGTAGCGTGAGTGAATTGCGCTCCTTCATGTCTGCTTTCGGGTCTTTGGTGTACTGGACCACGAATAAGCGGTCAGGATTCGGCGTGACCCGTTGCTTCCGTAAGACTTGCGTGATTTGCTTATCATAAACGTTGATTGCGCTCATCAACGATTCGTAGTGGTAGAAGCTAAGTTCAAGCCACACCAACTCGCCCGACTTCGTGTCAATATCGCCACTGTCGAGCACCTTCACGTTCCAGATGACAGGGATGCGCACAGTTTGCGTGTAGGGTTCAATCATCGTGTAAATGCCATCGGGAGCGCCGTGCAGACCAGGCTGCTTCTTTTGAGCGTCTTGCTTCAGCGTCAGACCAAGCGCCACACCAGGGTCGTCAAAAATGTCACCATCAGCGATGCGCAAATTACTATCTGCCCACATTTCAGAACGCCACATCAATTGCGGCACGCCATTAACATACGGCTTTTCTGGATTCGGTTGCGACCACGAGTACTTGAAAATCTGGAATCGTGCTGCCACTGTGTTCAGGCCAGCGACATCAAAATGCGAACCATCTTCGCCAGGAACGAAACGACCAAGCGGCACAAAGGCGGTCTGAAAGAACTGCTTATACGCCTTACCCTTTTCGGTCAGACCAAGCGATTTGAAATTGATGACGGGAATGTTGACTTGCTTGTTTTGTACAATTTGTCCTGCGTGAGTTTTGAGAGCCATAGTTTGTTTAACCTTTGTTTGAAGAAATTTGAAAGAAGTTGTTGTTGTTGATGATTAGCTTAGCTTGCAAATTAAGCGCTACATTTCGTCTACATGGCACACCGTCCTGGCTAATAGTCAACTTAGAGATTAAAGCAGTTCGCATTTAAACGTGAGAAATTATCGGTTTCTTGTTTTTTTGTTTTGCTGTTAGCGAACTTATGTTTAAGAGTATACATCAGCACTTGCTGTTTGTCAAGCTTTCTCGCAGACTTTAACGCCAACGATGTTTTTCAAAATCCTTGGAGATTCGGTTAAATCGTCTAACCGCTATAATACTAGCGACTACCCAAGCGACGAAAGTTGCTACAGACACAGCGATTAGTACGTACACTAAGAAAGTTAAAGCGTTTGCTAATTCTGGACTCATGTCTAACTCCATAAATGTGTGAACCACTTACCGAACAATTCGCATCCCTCTTGCACAAATGCAGCATTCTCAGGTGTTGGTGCGGGCCAGTCGTCTTCGCTGGCAATGATTGTGAATGCGTGAATCATTTTATCTAGAATCTCGTCCCATTCTTCCGCAGTGATTGAAGCGGGATAAGATTTACAACCTTCACGAAACGCAATTAGTCGAGGTAAAGTGAATTGTGCAATTGTCGTGTAGAGCGACCACCAGTCAGTGTCGTCAAAGCCTCGTTGCGCAAGTTGAACGTCGTATTTCGCAATGCGTTCAGGGGCCATGCTCTGCCAGTTGTCTAAGTCTTTGTATGACATTTCTGCTCCTTATTCGTTTGCTAAAAACAGCTTTTCTTTCGCTCTAGTTACAGCAACATATTCTAGGTTCTGCTCTTGCTGCGCCTGCCAAGCGAGCTGACCTTTATATTTGATACGAATGATTGTAAAATACTTGTTTTCGTCAACTCTAATTTTCCGCACCTTGGAGAGCAATTTCATTCCAGACGCATGAAGCGTTTTTGCATCAGCTTTATCGCCAAGCCTCGAACCAAGTTCTGTCGCAATGTGTTTGTTGAAAGTGGCGAAGAGTACAGATTGTCTGGTGTCAAGCTCATTCACAATCTGAACAAGCGTTGTCGTCTTGCCAGAACCGGCAACAGCACTGACAGCAAGATTAGCATCTGTGTTGCGCACGTTGTCGAAAATGTGCGTTTGATAACTTGACCAGTTCATGCTCATCGCTGCGCCTTTCTGTTTAGTCTTTATAGAGGTCTTTTAAAAGCTTAAGATATTGAAGAAAGAAAAAATGTCTGATTTTTTTCAAGAATCAGACAAAACTTGTGTGACTTTTTTTAATCGTCTCTTCAAACAGGTAAGATAAAGTCGAACTTACTTAAAACGTTTGAGAGTGACTTGATTATAACACTAGAGTCAGCGTTTGTCAAGCTTTCACACAACGTTTAAGCTCAATTTCAGAATCGAACTGAAATCTACTGCTTACAAGGCAGTTGTTTTACCGTTAAACTAATCGAGCATTTTTCACTTAGCAAAGACAGGAACGAGATTTTGACGATTGTCGTAGAAGAGTTCAACAACGCCTTTTTCAAACCCATCCGCTAACGTGTTCATTGGGGCGTTCACTTCTTCACCATCGACGTACACTTGATAGCTGCTCGCTAGACCTGGCAACTGAATGCGGTCAGTCAAAACGGTTGTTGTAGTGATGTCATATCGTTTGAAAACTTCGCCTGTCTCAACGTGCTTAATTTCAACAACCTTATCGACTGTCATGTGAAATTTAATAAAGCTCTTGACAAAGCCATTTTCGACGATAGCATAGCGATAAACGTCAGGCACGACTGGGTTGAAGTGGGTGGTGATGGCAACTGGCGTCCCGTTAACCGTCACGCTCACATTCGCTGGACCAATTGATGGTCTAAAAGTGAAACGAGTGAATTTGACATAGAGTGGGTCGCCTTCGACTTGCACTGTCGCTGTGTAATAGACAGTGTCAAAAATATGATAGCTGACACTAATCGTGTCGCTAACCGCCGACTGCACCACGAGTTCAGACGTGAAACCTTCGGAATCGAAATAACTTTGGAGCACAGCGGTCGCTGGAACGGTTGGAGCAGGTGAAGCAATAAGAAGATAGAGAGAGAATAGACTACTTAGAAAGAACATTTTGATTTTTCCTTTACCTATACTAGCGCCCTAACTTGGACTCGAACCAAGAATAGAAATTTAGAAGATTTCTGTGATGTCCCTTTCACCATTAGAGCAGAAAAAGGGTAGCGGTCAGGGAAAGATTTGAACTTTCGAGACACTTACCGTGTCTAACCGTTTTCAAGACGGCCCCGTTAAACCAGACTCCGGCACCCGACCAATTTAGAACAGTGCGCTATTTTATATGTGCTGCCGTTACACTACATCATCTTGCGATGATGGCTGGACTCGAACCAACACCGTATCCTTAAAATAGAATTTTTGTTTGCTGTTAGCGCACTTGTCTTACTTTAAAATCATGCACGAGTTCGGTAGGTCGATGGGTAATTCTGAAAGCTTGCTAATTTGTTCGTTATATTGAGTGCAAGTACGATTGTATTGCGCCTCAAGCTTGCTAATTTCGGTTTTCAACCGTTCTTTTTCCTTTTCATCTGTCGTTTCGTCAAGTACGTTTAGCAAACGATTTGTTGCGAGTAAAACTTCCGTAAAACTCGCATTCAAATCTGCTAGAGAGCGTTCTTGTTCCGCAACTTTCAAGGATAAGCACGCAATTATTACAAACAATAGAATAAGAAGGGTTATACCGTGTCGCACTGTTGTCTTCTTTCTTTTCTAAGAAAAGTTCGCTGTTTTGTTTTTCAATTAGCGATGAAATTTTGTTTTGCTGTTAGCGAACTTATGTTTAAGAGTATATCACGCTATTACTTGCTTGTCAAGCTTTCACGCACGTTTTGTGAAGTCGATTTCGCACGCTCCACCACATTCTAACACCAGTGTGCGCTCATCTACGCCTGACGTGTATTTTTCATACTTGTGCCAGTCAATGACTGGGAATGTGTAGTTTTCATATTCAGTCTGCGTGATAGGCTGAATTGGTGAAATACCGTAGCTGTGATAGAAAGGAAAAAATGCTAAAGCATTGGCTACATCTTGATTCTCAAATAGCCACTGCTTAATCGCTGCTTCTTCACCAGCATGATAGGTGATTGAACAACTTGTGTTGTGATGACACCAGTTCGTTGTGTGCATTTTCCAAATTTCTAGTTGTTCAATAGCGTTAGTGTTCTCTAATGACAACACTTCGCCACCACCAGCAGAAAAGGCAATGGGGAATCTGAACCAACTTGCATAGCTTCGTCCATCATAGTCAAATCGCTCGACACCAGCGTCTACTAAGAATTTGTGCATCGACGAGTTCTTGTTAACTGTGTAGTGTCGGAATTGATAGCGTGCATGTAGCACATTAGCTCCAGGTGGCATTGCGTAAAGCTGCGATGAGTTCCCACTTGGCTTGACTGTCGTGATAGCAGCAGAACGATTCACATCAAATAGGCCCGCAAACGCTTGGTCTGTAAGCTCAGCAATGCGTCTTAAATGCGTCATCACGTTGTCGTCACGAATCAGCGGACAAATCGCATAACCAATCAGACTAACGCCAAGCAAACGGTCACGGTCGCAAATCGTTTTCGTTCCCGAACCTAAAAATTGAAAGTTTGTCGCTAACGATTGAATGTCACCAATCAACGTCGCAAAAAAGGTTTTCTCTTCTAACGAGTCCATAGTATCATTTTCTCTAGCATGGATTGCTGACAAATTACAGAAATGCCAGCCACCACCAGGCACCGAACCATCGACAGGTGATGGAGATAGCGAAATCTCAGCACACGAGTTGACACCAACATATAAAGGGTCTGGAAATTCACGCCACGGCGGGGCATTGCGAATTGCATTGTCTCGACGGTAGAGACCAGGTTCGCCTAAACCGTTGAACCAGGGTTCGGTTATTCGGTCGAAGTCTTCTGCTGTCATTGCGCTTTCATAGACAACTGTGTTATTAGAGTTTGCTCTAACCTTGTGTTCTTCACTGTTCCAAAACCCAGCATATTTTGCGTGCAGCATTTCATCATCATCGTTATCGAACAACACTAAACCAGCCGAACGTCTCGTTGCGCCACTAACGCCAGCCTCAAGCATCCAGTTCATGATGTCGTAAACTTCGATGGGTCGTAGTTGACGGTTCTGCGCTCCTGTGATGATGCGACGCATGGCGCTGTGAATTTCCGCAAGCGGACCAGGACCGGAGGCGAAGCCACCCTTTGTTTTTAACGGTGCGCCTGACGGTCTGATTTCACTGTAGTCAAAGTCAATGTCGTCACCATTAAAAAGTGCATAGGTTAACTGTCGCACACTTTCGGCCCAACCTACTTGCGTGTCAGGAATCGTCCATTGATAGACACAACCAGTGACAGGCGCAACGACTGGTAATTTGCTAACGTTGCGTCGCTCAACACTATAGGCAACACCACAACCTGACATGCCTAGGTACAAACCTTCAGCGAAAATCTCAAGTCTATCGCACAAGCCGAAACTACAATTATAGACAACAGTATTGTCACGTTCAATCGCCTCTTCACTCATAGCCATTAAACGCATTGAAGGCGAAATTTCACCTTGATAGAGCAACTCAAACATACGTTGATAAACTGCACTTGGCAAACGGTCCTGGCTAAGTTTCCGTAAAACGTTTACAACTCTTGTGACCGTTTCCTCCCACGTTTCAATGCGCTGCTTGTCCCACAGGTATAGCGCATACTTGTCAATACGTTGAAAATGCTGCTCTGACGACCAAAGTTTGTTAGTGTCATAGTCTGGAATCTGATACATGCCCCGCCTCTTAAATAAAAGCCCACAGACAACTAGGGAAGCTGCCTGTGGGAATGGTTTAGAACTGTATTCTATGCTTTTTTCAAAACGTTGTCAACTAGAAGTTCTTTCACGCACCGCTGAAAGAACGCAGCGTTGGACCATTAGTAGCAAATATAACTTTAACAATATTTCCACGGGTCAATTGCGCTTCACAATATTTGCAAGTTAAATTGTCTTTTTGGTCAACTGCTCCAAAATAGTTGTACTTGAATCATAGTTTGGTTTGAACCCTTTTGGATGTCGTTGTGACAACTTGTTGATGTTCATTTCGTAGGTCGAGTCAAACGAATCAAGCATAAGTACATAGTGCAAATCGTAGAGTAAGAATGCGTCAAGCATTTCCATCGCTATGCTATAACGATTGCGAGTTTTTTTATCATTGTAGCGGTCGTGAAACGCTACCTTTTTCGAGACGTCTGCAAGGAACGACGTCATGACATCGTATGAAAAATTGCCATCAGAGATTGACATGTCAGAACTTATTTTCTGAGTGTCAGAGAGCAGATAACGTAGAAGCGCACGATAGTAGAGCACGTCGCCTAACTCATCGTGCGAAGGTGACTCGAAGTATTCAAACAGTTCACCAATCAGACCAAGACCAGCGTTTGCGACTTGCAGATTAATGTTGTCTCTTACATTCCATGTTTTCAAACAGCTTGAAAGATAGCGAAACTCTGGTGTGTTTGAGAGCATTTCTTTCATAATTTCATCAACATTGCCATATGGGTTTTCTCTAATAAAGAAAGTATCTTCGTCAAAGAGTGTGGCTCGGCTTATAATTTCTTGTTCAGATAAGCGAATGATTTGCATTTAGGGCCTCTTCAAATTGTTGCAAACTACACACACGTAGATTTGTATTGATAAAACGATTGTATGGAGCGTCATAAAGATAGCAGACCCGACCACAAACGTTGACGACGTAATAAACAGTCGGATTGTCGTCAATCAAGATGTCGATTTGATACCGACGCATTTTGTTGAGTTTGTCAATGCTTGAACTAGCAAAAATGATTTCTTTTTCAGGGAAGTGTTGTAGTTCAAGCCATTTCCTAGTGTCTTCAGCGTAGGCTTCACTGCGTGCTGTTAAATAGTAATCAAACTTCAGACTTGGCGAAGGATAGTCAAGCATTTCCAGACCGATGTAGTTGAAGTCGTTAAAATCGATTCCAGGAATATGCCAGTCCGTTTCGTCAAGTGACGGCAAGATTTTTTTACATTCCTTCAAAGTGTTCGCCAACACGCCATCGATGTCTAACGCAATGACGGGTTGCGTGAGCGCAAACGCTTGCTGATGAACCAACTTGAAAACGTCAAACTTATCAAAGTAGAGCACATCAATCATGTCGTAGTCGAACTTGACATCGTCAGCGTAGAGTGCTTCATTCAACTGAATTGAATCAACAGAGATAGGAAGTGTGATGTACGGCTCAGTTGTGCCAAATAGGTGTGGCTCAAGTTCTTTAATAAACGAACGATTTAATTTCATGGTTTTTAAACTTTCTGCTTCAAAGTTGAAGCTTGAAGCAATCGATTCGCAACGCCTCTAATAGAAAAATGTCTGATTTTTTAACAAGAATCAGACAAAAACTTGTGTGACTTTTTGCGCAGTCTCTTCAAACAGGCAAGAAGAAGTCGAACTTGCTAAAGACGTTTGAGAGTGACTTTATTCTATCATCAAAGTCAGTGTTTGTCAAGCTTTCTCGCAATTGTTAGCAATCGCTTCGCACATTGCTCGGTAAATTTTATACTTTTCTAGATACGAGACTCCCATTTCGTCTACATCAGTCAGCCGATAGATATAGTCGGGTGTCGATGTACCTATCTGCCTACCTGTCGATGCTGAATATCGTTCGTTATTAGAACATTTGACGACTTGATTATTCAACGGTTTTTCGATACGCAGTTTCTTGTAAACGACGTTCCAGCCGATTTTCGTTTGTAGAATGACTTCAAACTCTTGGAAAAACTTATTTCTGCCCGACTCTACCATTTAATTTCGACAATGCCATCCCAAGGATACAGATTTGCTTCTTTCAGCAATGGTTCAACTTCATTCGCCTTAATTTCGTTCAGCTTAGCGTTTAGCATTTCACGCTTTTTGCGTTCCGTTTCGAGTAACTCAAGCGTTAGCAAACGACGCTCATGACGTTTAGCGATGTAGTTCTTAGCGATTTCTAACGCATCGGCCTTGAGCGTTGCTTCAGTCTCAGGTGTCATGTCGTCAAAATGTTGCGGCAAGGCTTCGTTGTTCCAGCAGTGCGAAACGAACGAACAAAAAGCGTCATTGCAGTGTGTTTTCTTCAAGCCAGCTAACGGTGGTGGCTTGATTCGTAAGTCTCGTGCCATCACGCCAAACAGCAAGACAGCGACACGGCGTACAAGTTGCTGTTCGTCAGTCTCAATTTTAGAAAAACGTGCAGAAATGTTGCCTTCTAGATTAAAGCCGTCTTGCACACGTCTGGAACAAGATAGGAGAAAGATTTCATCAAGTCCAGTAATGGCTGCATAGAGTTGCAGTTGCGACTGATAGGTTTCTTTAATTTTCTTGTTCGTTGTGAACTTGTGACGTTCGTCTGTGGCAAGGATTGTAACGTTGCTACCTTCTTCAAGTTGTCTCAACTCTTCAGGCGTTAGCGAAATGTAGGCACTGGCGTCAACCACACCGATAGTTTTAATGTCTACTAAGACCGGCGTGCCGTTGTACGAAATAATCATATCGACCTTGGCACCTAGGTCCATTCCTTCAGGAAAGAGGGGTTTCGGCAATTTCCAAGAATGAATTTCCAGTAACCCTGCTTCATAGTAGTTATTAACAACGATTGACTCTATCGCATTACCAATCGCTGCATAATATTTCATGGCAGGCGAACGATGGACGCTTCTGTCGCCCAGCGAACCATTGAGCATAATTTGACGTTGGCACATTGAAGAAGAGATGTAGGGACGTTTTTGTTGACGACTTAGTTCTGTTCTTGTTTCAATTCGCTGCAACTGCGCCAGCAATTGACCTTCTGTGATTTGCGTGACTGGTGTGACTAACGGCATGTTATTTCTCTATTGTGAAAATTGCTTGACAGTGCTAGAATTGACAGCATGAAATTTTGTCGTTGCCAGTTCTGTAAGGAACTGATTGAAAATCATCATATTAAACTACATGAAAAATCTTGCCCACTCAACCCCACGAATCTAAAGGCGATTTGCGCTTATTTAAAACGTGGCATTGTTGACACAAGATTGTTGAAAAGAGCATCCTTCTACGACTGGGCTATTGCGAATCGAATTCTTACTTCCATCACTATCACGAATAGACTTAAACTAAGTAACTGGCAACAAGCATTGTATCAATTGCTAATCTACGGTTACTTGAACGGTTTCATCGAATTCGTTTACGTAGAAATCCTTCTTCACACGATTTCGCATGGCTCAATGTGGCTAGACGCTGAAGACTACCGACATTTTTATAATTCAGCAAGAGATAGTGATATGCGGAGTTCAGGTGTCAGTGAGCACCTTTACTTCAACCACTATCTCTTGCTGATGCACATCCTACATCGTTGTAATTGCGATATCAGACTTACTCACGGTTCGCTTGACGAAAATAAAGAAATTGTTGATGTTAAAGATGCGACTCATTTCCTACTTTCGTTTGCTCCTGAATTGTTTGAAAAACGCTGTCAGATGAACGAGGTCGGATGTGACGCATTAAAGTTTGCTCAACAACACGAACCTCACTGAAACAATCCTGCAAAAAACGTGTTGTCTTCATCGTTAAACGATGTCTCTTCCGTCTTTTCTGATTTGAAAGTTGGTGCTTCACTTTCAAACGGTTCAATCTGATGTTCAGCAATGACAGCGTCAATCTTCTCTATCGTAATCGCACCTGTATCGCTATCTGTGACAGACTCGAAAAGTTCGTCAACAAGTACGAGCATTTGTTGCGCCTCCGCTTGGGTTGCTGCCAATATAGTGAAGAAGTGCAACATCATTCTCGTAGTTGTATTAAACACGTAACGCTGTGTTCCGCCATTTTGAAGCGACTCACGCAAAGTGAACAAAAATGTCACAACAAAATCAGTATAAGAGCGTTCCGTGTCAGCCTGCAACACTTTCGGTGCCAAGTGTTGCAGATACAGGAACTTTGGCGCAACCAGAACATTATTCAACGCAATCGCAAACGCTTCGGACGTGTGCGGTTCGGAAGCGTAGGTCTTCACGGTGACACCAGGAACGCTTGGGAGCACAAGCCCATGCACGAGAGAAATGATTTCTGCTTTGCCGTTGTCGAATTCTACAAGCGGTAGAAGCTGAATCGAACGATAGCCTTCAACATCGTAGCTATATTGAACAATAACTGGATAGGCGGTTAGCGTGTCTTTTTCGCTAACAAGTGCAAAAAGTTGCGGTATAATCACAGTTATACCTCGCCAAGCAAATTGAAAATCAGCGCAAGGTCGTCTCTTTCTTTAGGCGTGAGAGACACCATCGTTTGGAGAACGTATGCAGTTTCAATAACGGCTTCTCTCAGCTTCTTTTTGTCCGAAGTCGCTGCCAACATTGCTTCATGGCGGTCAACCACTTCTGTGCACAACTGGCGCAATGTCTTTCTTGCTGCGTTGATGCGGTGGGCCTCATTCATATCGGCAATGAGCAACTCGCCTTTTGACGCTGACTTATACGTCGGACCCTTAGCGAAGTACTTGCGTTCCATCCGTTGCGCCATCTCGTCGAGACGAAAACAATTGCTTGCATTATAAATTGTAATCATTGCGTCACCTCTTGAAACCATTCATAGATTGCGATGCCTTCTTTCGACAAGAAAGGCAAGATTGTATTTAGAGTAATCGTTGTCCGCAAAAGTTCAAATTGTTCTGCGGCAGTAGCAAACCGTCGTTGAAGGTTCAAATTGAACACGGCTTCACGCAACGCCCACACGTTAATACTGCCTTGCGGCGTTGCAGGTTTCTTGGGGAAGTTCGCATACGCTTTCAGCGCCGCAGCATAAACGGTTTCGGGTTCGTCTGTCTCGATGACAAAAACAGAGCCGTCAAGCAGCACGGCAATGGTGAATTTGTCACCGTTAGGAATCGTGTGCAAGATTAACGCTAAAAGCTCTGGCTGGTGGGCGATGCCTAAACCGAAAAACCGTGTAGCGAACCGTGCATAGTACTCCGAATCAAACGAATTATAAAGATACGCAATTGTGTTGGCAACCTCGAAAAGCAACGTCTCGAAAGCGTATGAACGATTCTCATTCTTTAATTCCATTGGGCCATTTTTTGAACGAAATGTGCTTGTTGTCATGTTCAAATCCTTAATTTTCTTTCTGTTATTTTGTCAATCTGATAAAGACAACCTCTACCAGAAAACGAACCATTGTTGATTTCAATTTGCTCCAGATTCCACCAAACCGGAAGCATCTTTTGAATGTAGGTTTTCGTTAAAACGATAATTTGTTGAATGGCATCGCTGGCATCAACAAGAGCATAGAGGACAATGTCAGCTTGCGTTTTCACCGCCCAACCTGGCTTGCCATCAACTTCGAGTTCAATGAAAACATTGCCAGTTCGTACCCCCCATCTGTCCGCCTTGTATTCGATTTTGAGCGTCTTGCCAGTGTCTCGTCTCGTGTAGAGTCTATCGACGCCTTGCTTTCGCTCTACTTCCAAAGTCACTGGCTCAATGTAGAACCAAACAGCAAAGACGTCGTCAAGTTTTTTTTCAATTCGTTTCCCGAAACTTAGCGAAGTCCTGAAATCGTGTTTGCGCATGTGTTTTCTTTCTTATAGACTTAATTCTATCATCAGAACTAGCATTTGTCAAGCTTTCACGCAACTTCTAGCAGATAGCGAGGTCGAAGCTGTTCAGAGCGATAGATGGTGCGTTCAGAGAAACGCAATTTTGTCCAACCAGTTGCTGAGCCTGCTGGAGCGTAGACTGAATCAAAACCAAGTTTTTCAAGTTCTGCTAGTGTATATGGCTTAATTTTTGATTGTGTATCAGCGACAAGCTCACGACCAACATGCGCTTCAAACACAAACATGAACTTGCGCTTGCCTCTTGTGTAGTTGTAGCTTTTCTGAAACTCTTGCGAAATATAAGCAGCAACGCCAAGCATTGAACCATTAGCAATCGATGTCGGACGCACGAGCAGACTAAGCGAACAGATTGACAACACATTTTCTTCGCTCGTCCCATGCCATGCTAAAATGCGCTTCGGGTTGCTGGCGTTAGTGAGATGCGTTTCAAAGAGTTCATCAATGTTAGGTTTGCGCAAGTCAATCACACGCTTGACTCGTGTGCCGTTGCCTTGCAAAATTTCTTGAATGTCGTCGGACAACGAAGTCAAACGCATCGTGACGCCCAACTTCTCTAGTAAATTTTCACCAGATGTTGAGCTAAAACTTGTCTGAATTGCAGCGTTGTCAAGTGTTGCTTGCTCTTTTTCTAGATATTCTTTTACTTCCTCCAACGACTTTGGCAAATACCAGGTAACATTGCTCATCTGTCGTGGAATCGTTGTGTAGAGCGCAAGAAACTGTTTGCGTGCTTCCTCTAACGTTTGCACAACTGCGATTTCGTTCAAAATTGCTTGTGCTGCATTGACTTGCGCTTTAGTGACATTCGCACCTTTGGCATAGGTGACACCGAAACTTGTTCGTGAGACATTGACGAGATAGCGTAGGATTTCATTCAAGGTTTCGTCAGATGTCAGTGACGCATCTTTGGCTTCATTGACAACATAGAGGTCGGTGACATCTGTGTAGCCTTTCTTGAGTTTTTCACGATACTTCGATTCCCACTTTGACATCGGATAGCGCTCAGTGGCTGAAGTCTTATTGACTCGACCATACGTTGCAACAAATTCAGTGGCGCTCACCTGTTCCATGTCATAGAACTTGTTATTGTTCGCTTCTGTAACTTGCAACAATTTAATCTTTTTCATGGTCGGAAACTTTCGTGAAATTTATCAGCGTATTTCATCTTCGTGATGACACGTTCGCCATGCGCAAGAAAAAGCGGTGTAAGCGGACGTAGGATGATACCTTCGCACGGTATGCGAGGAAAAGACTCAGAGGTAGGGTTTCCAAAATTCAAGTACGAGATTTCGACAATTTCACGCAGCGTTAGAATGTGCTCAATTTTCGCTGGCTGTCGAATGCCGAAACGTTCCGCAAACATGGTCAGCGTGTCTTCACTCTGCCAACTTTGCGAAGAGAGTTGAAAGCTGTCAAACAGAAAGAATTCAACAGTCTGCAATAGATAGCGATTCGTGTGACAATCTTTTCCAACCATCTCGCCGAACAAATAACAAGCGTCAAGGCCAAAGAATTTTTCAACAGGGAAAACAGTGTGTAAGTATGCTAATTGCGCCTGATTGAATGAACTGTTGGCAGAACGTCCAGCGAATGACACTGCTTCGCCATCCCAAAACACTCGCACATTGACGCCATCCATCTTTTCAGCGATGGACCAGTCGGCATCGTAGAGATATTCAAAGACAGGGTGGCGGAAGACTGGCAGGAAGAGTTTATCTTCAGTGCGCTTAAACACGCTTTGAATTTTTGGGTAGAACATTTGTCCTCCGAGCAACAACGATTAGAATGAAAACAGCCAAGACGAAGATTGAAGCACGTGCGTTTAGTGCAATCAGGCCAACAAGCAAACCAACAAACACTGCAATGCTTAGTTGTTTCAAAAGAGCCATCTCAACACATCCTTCCAGCTTGAACCTGTAGCGCACATGAACAACATCAGAAGAAAACTTAAAGCGTAGAGTGAGAGAATGCTTAGTGTTAGTTTGATTGAACGTTTAGTTGTAGGCATAGAAGACGGTTTTTGCAGGGAACCGCCAAACCCTCTTTTGCTTAGCTCACTGCTTCAGCGATTTGGTCATAGCGACCTGAAGCAAGAATGACATCAACAATGCTGCCGCCATTTTCAATGCGTTTGAAGACACTCGTCAAAATGCTCGCACTGTAGCCACTGACCAGCGTCACAAAACGACTCGCTTGAGCAGGGAAAGCATTAGACGCACGCACATTCCAGAAAACGATGTGAGGCATCTCGTAGCCTGCCTGCCGATACGCCTGCTCAATACGTTCAAATCCAGTCGTGTCTCTACTTCCTGCATTGAACTGTCCGTCGGTGATGATGAGCAAAACCTTTGGCATGTCACTGGCGCTCACCTTCATCTCTAAAGCAGAACGAAGCATGAGACGAAACGCTGCATCAATGTTCGTGCTCATTCCCCACTTGGCACTAGAAAGATTGCGAGCCTTTTTGTTCAGCGTTGAACCTTGCAGTTGAACTAACGCAGGCTCAGAACTGAAAGTCATGAAGTGATTCTTGAATTCACCACGACAACGTTCAGCAAAGTAGATTGCTAGCGAAATACAAACATCTAACGGCGTTCCAAACATCGAACCGCTAACATCTGCCATAACTAAGGCGTTCGCATCACCAACATAGTTCGGCAATTGCCGCCATTGTGCCTCAAGTGTTTTGTCTGGACTCTGCTTAGCAAGTGTGTAGAGTTCGACAGGATTCAATGCGCCTGCGTTAATCTTCACTTCACCCTTGACCGCTTTCTCAACAAATGCGCCATAGCGGACAGCGTCGTGCTTCATGAACGCCTTGCGATAGAGTTTAGCAGCACGTGAAGGAACCGCACTGTAGTTCACTTCATCCCACCGCTTTTCACTCATCAAACGTTCGAGCACACCTTTTCGAGCGTTGACAACCACTTGTCGATAGAGCTTGCGAGTGATGTGCATGGTTTCGCAGATGTAGTTTAAAGCAAAATTGCGGAAGGCAACGTCTCTATCGTTTTCGTCAACCGACCACTTTGCAGCTAACACTGCATCTTTCTGCGTGAAAACGTGATAGACTTGCAGTATCAGAAATGCCTTGGCAAATTCGATTTCACCAGCGTGAAAGCACATCTTCGCTAGTTCACGCACGTCACGCCACGACCCATAATCAGGCACGTAGGCACCAAGTTTAAGCGCAATCGACGGATGATTTTTAATCAAATACATGAAGATGACATAAAAAATCCGTCGCTCACCCAACCCTGAACCGCCACGATTCGGAATGTCACGCACATAGAACAGCAGTTGCAAGGCGATGACAAAATTCTCTTGCACCGCTTCTAAGAACAAGTCGATGATGTATTGCTCTGAATGAGCACGCAGCGAACCGATTTTAGCAACGAAATTGCCTAACGCAGAACCAGTCGTTACATAGGCCAGGTCGCCATTTTCAGTTTCCGTTCGTTCTGACATCTTGAGAGCATTTAGAAAGTTTGACATTTTGTTCCTCTGCTTAGAAATAAAGTAGGAATTGCGTCGCTTGACAACAATTCCTACACGTTACGCCATTTTTCACAAAGTTTTTACAAGAAGTTTGTTTGGTTGGTTTGCTGTTGGCGTGACTTTAGTTTATCACGATTCCTAGTGCTTGTCAAGCTTTCTCACAATGTTGCGTCAATCTGGGTTGCATCGTTTTCCAGAAATTGGGCCAGCGCCACCAAAAGTCCAGTTGTGTCAGCGTTGAAGAAAGCGTGAATCATTGTTTTAGAGTGCTCACGCTGTTGATGACTAATGCGGCGCTTCTTGCTTAACGGTCTATCAGAAAGCAGCGACAAGTACTTGTCATAGTGCGCTCCATAGATGAGACGTAGAAAGTTAGGATTGCGAACCTTAATCGCTGGTAGAATGTCACCTAACCGAACCCTTGGTTTGATAACAACGCCTTCCGCATTGCGCAAGAATGGAATCAGGTCCGCATAGTTGCGCTTGGTTGGAATGATAGAGAAATGCTTTGTCGTGAAATCGAAAAACGGCAGATAGGTGGTGATAGCTTTGTCATAAACTGGACTGTCGAAAACAAGCACATCAAAAATCCAGATGCGCAATGGCTCAGAACCAGCGTGATGACTAAGTTCATTCAGCGCAAGTTCAACATCAACCACACTCGCTAAATCATCGGTCTCAATGTTGAAGTCGAACAAACGATGCTGATGTTCAGCGTTAAGCGGAATGTCGAACTCTTTTTGAATCAGACCTTCCGCCTTATAGCGCCAAGGTGTGACTTCACAATCGAGCATCACAACACTTGCATTGCCGTTAATAATCGTGCTCAATTCAGTCCAAAGTTCCATAACCAGCGTTTCGTCATCAAAAAACCGATAACCGCTGCGTGAATTGATGACTAGTCTTTCTGTATAACCAAAGCGATAGGCCGTCTCCAAGTCCGCAAACCAAAGCGCATAGGCCCTAGAACCCATCTTTTTCACTTGGAAGACTAAGTCAGTAACGTTGTGCTCGGCGTAGTAGTTGACGGCTTCCGTTAGTGATTCTAAATCAAACTCATCGCTAGCTGCTGGCGCAATCTGCGGCCCAAGATAGAAAATCGAATTGCCGTTAGCAACAACATTGCGTTGACACAACCCACGGTTAATCATCGCTGCATTGTCATTGCCGAACGGCAAGAGATTGGTCTCAACAACTTGACGAATCGCTGCGTCAAACGATAAGAAACGTTCAAACACAGCAACGAAACTTGGTTGTTCGCTCATCTCGTCATTGTCGTCAAGCAATGCACGATTACCAACAAAACGATAGCTGTACAAGCCAAATTGAACTTCTTCAAATGTCTCTTTAGTGAACTCAACCTTATGCCCTGGATGTCGTAAACCTTTCAACGCTGGATAGTTGACGTTGTAGGCTTGGTTAGGCGTCGTGATGATTAGCACATCTGGTTGAAAGTAGAGATTGACAAGCATGTAGAGCCGCTGGCGTTGGCTTTCGTCTAAATGTTCAATCACTTCAGACAGAATCATCGCAGTCTTTCGCTCATCTAATTGCAACCACGGATAGAGCAGATTTGTCTGCAAGTAGCGAACCTTGTCTCGTCGATGTAGAGACTTTTGTTCTAATGACACGTCAAAACCAACATAGTTGCAAGTCGTCAAATCCAACTTGTCCACCAACTTACCATTACCACAACCAGCGTCGAGAATCAACTCGATGTCTGGATAGTTGGAAAGCACATCTGCAATCGCTGCGTGACGCTTCAGATGCAACGAAGCTTTAACCTTCGCTTCAACTGTTGCAACACGCTCATTGCCATAGGCTTCGTCAAGTTGCGCTAACTTGTAGAGCCGCTTACCTGCTAACGCTTCAATCAGATAGTTCTTGTGCGTGACACCATCAATCCAGTTGCCGAAAAATTTCTTCAACTGTGCTAACTTATCGTTACTGTCACGACTAAGCGTGTACTGATATTGATAGGCGTAGAGGAAGATGTAGACTTTCTGCAAAAATTCGGTCAATGGCATTGTCGCATTGATTTGTAGAAAGCGAACCGATGTCTCATCAGTAGCAACGACCCCTTGACCACTCACTCTGCTTTGCGGAACAAAGTCTTGAATCGCCAACCCCATGCCATCAGTCAACTTCGCAATGCGTTGTTCGTCATAGTGCGACACTGGACCGATTTCGAGCAAGTAGTCGTGAGTCTCATTCACATCCAACTCGCCAACCTCACCACGCAGAACAGAACGAAAGACCTCATTGAAACCCTTCAAATTGTATGGCCCAGCAACCCAGTAAACGGCATCATTGTATGACGCTTTGTTAGTCTCACGGCAATGCTTCAGTATCAGCGCTAAGTCGTGCTTGACTTCAACCACATAGATGGAATCGACAAACTTGCCAACCACTGTCGAATTGTTGCTAAGTTCACGCTCGAACACATTTCCAGGTCTCTTGCTAATCCGCCAAGAAAGCTTTGTGTCAGTGTTTGAAGAAATCGTCAGCTTCATAGTGTCAGTCTCATGATGTGATGTTCGCAATCAAAGTTACAATGAAAATGATGAACAATAGAGTGAAAAATGTTTTTTGCATGTTAGTGTGGCGACACATAGACTGTTTCAAGCGTCTGAAACACACCATAGGTGTCCATCGCTTCGTAGATGTTGTCCAAATCACCATTCGCAGTCGAATGCACCGCTGGGTCATAGCGAACCACTTCACCATTCGCTAAACGAATCATCTGGACCTGCTGCCCCTTACCATCACCTCGTGGTGTTTTGTTTGAACTTCGACCAAGCATTCTACTCTCCTTTTGCTTCAAAAGTGCACAAACCAGCAGAACCAGGCATTGCCAAACGTTTAATTTGAAGTGCTTCACATTGGTTGAACTTCGCTGAATCACGCTCCGTGCCGTAGAAGTAGATTTGCAAAATCACCGCACCCTTGCGCACTGCGAACATCTTGTAGTTAGGCGTTTCTGCTGCACGATAGTCATCAACTTGCACTAATGGAGCAGGTCGTGAGATTGTCGCACCACCCATCGTGTCCCACCCACGTTCTTGACCAAAGTGATATTTCGCTTGGTTGACATTGCGAAATTGCGCAACACTAAACATTACTCGATTGCCAGCGCTGTCAGCAAACGTTCGACTTGTCGCTTTAACTGTCGCAGTCTTGCTAACGAAGAGCCAGCCAGCTTCTAAATTACTTAGCTCCAACGTGACCTTTCGAGCATCAAACTTCGTTGCTGCAAACGATGAAATTAAAACAAGAGCTGCAATGACGATGAGAGAAAAACGAAGTTTCATTTCGACTCCATTTACGGTTAAAAAAATGTCTGTTTTTTTTCAAGAATCAGACAAAACTTGGTGACTTTTTCTCTTGCCAACAACTACCCTAGCAACTCAGGATGTATATTAGTTGACCGTGACTTAAGTCTATCATCAGAATTAACGTTTGTCAAGTTTTCTCGCACACTCATGTAGACAGTGCGATTTGCAGCAGTTCGTCAAACTCGAAGCCACCATCAAGTTGAGCTTCAAACGCTGCCTTCAGTCTTGCTGAAAAGTGCGGACCAGGGGTCAGACCCGCTGCAATCAGATGTCGTCCAAGAACGATAGGCTTGATTGCATCGGCACCAAGTTCACGATAGACTGAGCGCATCAAGTTAACGTGCACCAACGTACCTTGGGGGATGCGCCCTAGTCTGTCAGCGACAAGCAACTGGCACAATGGCTCGAAATCGTTTGGTGTCGCCAAACGAGTCAAAAGCCGTCTAATCGTGCGGGGCGTTGCTTCACTAACATCAAACATGTGCTCACGAACCAGACTTGCAACCCGTGCGATGAAGTCTTCAGTCAGACCAATCGAGCGACAGAAAGAAAACGTCGAACTTGGGTCATTGTGCTTAGGTGAAGTGATTTCACCATCTGCCGAAATCACAGTATACTCAGCCTTGCCAAAGTCGTGACATAAGGCAGCGAACGTGATTAAACTGTTTTGTTGGCGACCAGCCTGTTCCAGAACCATTAACGTGTGCCGAAAAACATCGCCTTCTGCGTGATAAAGCGGGCTTTGTGGAATTCCACGTATTGCATCAATTTCTTGGAAATGCTCAAGCCAACCGCACTGTTCTAACAACTTAATTCCCTTGTGCGGGAATTCACCCAAGCTCCACTTCAACCACTCTTCACGAACTCTATCTACAGACAAGTGCTGATATTCAGCAGCAATTTCTCTGGCGTAGTGGATGAGGGTCAAACTGGCATCCATATTAAAGCGACTGGTGAATTGCATGGCCCGAAGCACACGTAACGGGTCTTCCTTGAACGCTGCTGACGTTGGATGTAAGATGCCTTGCGCTAAGTCGCTTTGACCACCGAAGTAGTCAAAAACGTTGCCGTTTCTGTCGAGCAACATTGCGTTAGTTGATGCCATAGACTTCGATGTCGGCGTCCTTGGGTTGACGACCTGATAAGATGTCACGAACTGCACCACCGACTAAATAAGCGTTAAGGCCAAGTTCGTGAAGTTGATGAAGAAAATGAAAAGGCAACATTTTGACTCATTTTCTAGAAAAAGAAAATGTCCGATTTTTTTCAAGAATCGGACAAAAACTTGGTGACTTTTAAACTTCTTGTCAACAACGGCCCTAGTCACATAGGGCGTGTATTAGTTGACCGTGGTTTCATTCTACCATCAGAATAAGCATTTGTCAAGCTTTCACGCAGACTCAACAAATTCTAAAAATGCGCCGAAGTGGTTGAGGAAAACAGGTGAACGAACGCTCATACCGAAACCGTCAGGAAGAAGAACGACCATCGTCCACAGCCCTGCAATCGTTCCATTTTCGTAGCCGATAACTCTCAAAATCGAACCGTCTGCAAACTTAGCGAATAATCCTTGCGTTGCAATTGTCATTGTCACTCTCCTAGAACTACTGTAATAAAGGTTTCATGTTTGACGTAACTGTTCATTACGTTTAGTCGAAAAGAACAAGCAGGATAGTTCCATTCCCAAATACCGTTCACATAGACTCTGTAGTGTCGAATCGTATCGAGGTCGGTCACAATAACTCTGTATGAACCGTCCGTGCGTGATTGATAAAGCGGTTTCAGGTTGTAGTGAACCTGCAAATCCCACCCACCAAAAACCAGTTCAGTCACGTCGTTAGCGTGGTTCAGAATAACGCAACTGTGGAACAAATGGAGGCTTGTTTCACTGCGTTGGTAAACCCAGCGTAAGGGCTCGACAAAGTCACCATTTTCATCGATATAGCTAACGACTAGACTTTGTAATTCTTTCGCTTCAACCCCAAAAAACTTGCGGTACGGTGAGCCAGCTTCAAAAATCTTCGTTACGCTATTGTTGAATATCACTTTAATACGATAGAACGGTTGCTGAGCGTTCATCTCGACCAAAAAGAAGTGATTCTTACCTACCCAGAGATGAGAGACAACGACAGCGCACTCATTCTCCGGTGTGTAGCAAGGCTGGTGTAGCGGAATTGTCCCACCTTCCGGCAACGCAGGTAAGGTTCCAACATCATCAATCGCTTTGACCTCGTTGCTGAAAAAAACGAACGATGCCAACACAAAAATTAGAACGAACAGTTTGTTGTTGCCAAACATCTCATTTCTCACTGTTAACATATTCTCCGAAACAGGAACGACAAAAAATCATGACGTTTTCTTGAGAGATAGGTCCGTCATCGTTTACGAGAACATAGACTAACTCTCCACCCTCTGTCATATGCTCACTCGTGTCCCAACCTCCGCATTCGCCAGGAATTAGTTCATCTTGAGGAACGCTGTCAAATGGGACGAAGCTACCAGATTTTCGCAATTGGTCAATCACAGATTGACAACCTGCACATACTGTGAACGCAGTGTTAATGTCACTAACAAGAACTTCGGCAATTGCAGATGCAGTGCAAAATTCACATTTAGTTGAATTCATGACGACCCCACTTTAGCAAAAGGTTTAAATTTTCTTCGGTGACTGCACATCCCAATCGTTGCAACAAGGTGACAGTTGCAATAACTGTGTGCGGTGCTAGGGAGTTAGCAGCGCAAAACAAACGATTAAAAAGCTGCTCTTTGAGCAACGAACTGTCTCCAACTAATGACTCGAAACGCTGTTGGTTTCTTTCAATGAATTCGGTGACACTAAGCTCGTCACTGACGTTAGCAAGGTATTCACTTTCTAAAGTCTCGAATAAAGTTTTTAATGTGATAAATTCAGTCATCGACATCGTGTTAAACCTTTCTGTTGCTTCGCTCCACTGCACCTAATTTATCACACCTTTCGCACCTTGTCAAGTTTTCTCGCAATGTGGCATCTAAAAAATGCAATCTTTTTAGTTTAATTTTATCGTAAGGTGCGGAACCCTCATCAAGACACTTGCGCCAGCGTTCGCTATCGCTCACCTGGCGAACAACCTCAGAAAAGAGGGACGGTCAACAGCATGACTTGGCCCTAATATTTGCGCATGTGCGTGCAGCGGCGCTGCACAGGTATGCGCAAGATTTTAATAGGTCTGACACAGCAGTGTTTAGAAGAAAAGAAAGATTCAATTTAGGTTAGTTTTAATCAATCAGATTAACTAAACAGGTTAGTTAAATCAGATTGACTAGAAAGGTTAACTAGAGAGACTAACTAAATCAGATTGACTAAATCAGATTGACTAGAGAAACTAACTTAATCAGATTAACTCAATCAGGTTAACTAGAGAGATTAGTTTAATCAGTCTTTCTTAAAAACAGATTCTAACAGAGTGGATAAAACGTATATCGTTAATACCTTTTTCTTGCTATTATCTTGTTAGAAAATAGATAGGCTTCAAAAAGTGATGCTTATTTCTAAAATCATTGATTCCTAAAATTTGATGATGTTTTGATTATGTTAGAATTAGAAAAAGTCTTCAATCAAAAACCTCATTCTCGTCTATTGTAATTCATCAACCTTAAATTTTTTGACTTTTCTAAATTCCGAATTCTGTTCGGTTTTCTAATTTTCTTGAGTATTACACTGGGAAAATTTAATTGATTTTCAAAGATTCTGCGATTTGACAATATTTTGGTTCGCTAGTATATTATTAATAATTGAGCGGACGATGACAAGTATTATATATAAGTTTGTCACTAACGTGACATAAGACTTATAGTAGGTGTTGTTATATATAATAATAAATATATAATAATAATAAATATATAATAATA